AGAGCCACACCTTCAATCCTTCTTGAGTTCTGCATTGATCTTCTCGTTCTGGATATCCATTTCCTTAACGGCGGCCTCAATCATCATCTCGATAGTAGGAGTGACCTTAATATGCATCTTCTCCAATGCGGCAATAACATACTTCTTCTTGTCGGCCTTCTGAATTGCGCCGGTAACACCCAGCTTTTCAGCTGCACGCACAGCCATCTGGACGATCTTGTACATACCGATCTGCTTCAAGTAGGGGATGCCATAGGTCATAAATGCAGTGCCAGCAACAGTGATAACCAGCTTCACAATAACAGAGACGATCTCATTAACAATACTTGCCATAGTAATACCTCCTGTTTTGAATAAAAAAATAAAGCCCAGCACACACATACCGAGCTATGTATTAAATGTCTTTTAAATTTTGTCCGTCGATCAGGTAGCTTTCAAGAGCAGCCTTAGCTTCCTTCATGGGGTCAATAGCATTACCATCAATGCCATGACTAAGCAGAGCCAGCAGGGCTTTCATCATCACATTGATACCATGCTCGCTCTTATTTACGCGCTGTTCAACGCCAGCGATTTTTCGTCCATGGTCTTCAACTACGATGTCCTGTTCCTTCTGGTGCTCTTCAATAGACAAAAGCTTGGAGCGATATAAATCCAAAACCTCTTTATCATTCTTGAGCTTGCGGTCGATATCTTCCAAATGCTTGTCATGTTCAATCAACTTCAGGTTCTGTTTCGTGTCGGGCTCTTTTGCCTTCTTGATTGCTTTTACAATAACGACAACAGCAGCTGAAATAGCCGTAATGCCACCAGCAATACTTAGAATCATTTGCCAAAGCTGTTCTATTGTAAAGCTGATAACACCCGGAGCATGAGTTGGTGCAGCAGTCAACAAACCAATCATTTCATCACCTCGATTCTGTATTGACAAAAATTTCACACTATGATAAAATAGGTATGTCAAAAATTCATCGAGCGAATTTGTGACGTCCTATCTTTGTATAGGTGTGGCGGGAGAGCTCTGGGTGTAACAGCCCGGGGCTCTTTCTGTTTTTACATATACTTTTAGTTTGTTTACTGCTTCGGCTTACATACCTTACTCCAGTGATAGTGTGGCTTGTCCTCGTGAAACATGATATAGCGCATCCAGTCATCTACATAAATGCACAACAAGGCAAGGAAAAACCATAGCACAGTAAATGGCAGGCAGATTTGACCAAGCAGATTGAATGGTAGGGAAGAGTAGTCCCAGATGTGTAAACCCATCATCAGATTCAATGGAATGCCGACAACAAGCTCCATACCAGTCACAAATAATGCACCGACAAAACCCTGTTCCCACATGGGCATTTCCCACGGAATATAATTGTTCAACCCACCAATGACCACAAAGCAAATGCCGCCTACTACAGCCATAGTCCAGTGTGAGTGACCACGCCATAAAATCTCGATGCAATAATAAAGCGCTCCTCCTATCAAAAAGAGAAGCGCACATTTCAATAATTCTTTATACTTCTTTACGATTTTGCTCATTCAGCGGCCTCCTTCTGCCCGGCGGTCTCAAGATATTGCTTCAGAACAGGGTCGTAGTTGATTTCAATTGCATTCAGCTCTTCCATTGTAGTACAAGCCTTGATAGCAATTTCTAATTCCTGCTGACGCGATACAAAGGGTTTTACATATGTACCGATTGCCAATGCAAGTGCAGCCAGTTCTTCATAAGTCCATTCTACACATTCGTCGCCGGTTGAGTTCCATGTCAGCTTGAACGGTTGCCCGGCGGATGCAGAAATTTGATACAGCGCCAAATTCGAAGTCAACAATGCCTGTTTTTCACTGGTAACACTGTAGTACTTTCCATCGGACCATTGAAGCGGATGCGAGGCTAGATATGCGGAGAGAGCAGTCTTAGACTCAGAAATTTTATTGTTTTTGATTGGTTCCAAACTTTGTTCTTCACTTGGAACAGTTCCGTCCGATACGACTTCGTAGCAATCTTCTTGTTCCTTAACAGTCCACAATTCTTCACCCGGTTTTGCTGCGGCATTGTGATTACTCAGTTCTTCAACCATTGATGAATACAACTCACACTCTTCTGTCGTAATTATTGGTTTAGATATCTGATATCCAATTTTTATTTTTTGATTCAATTGTATTCACCTCATTTCCATCGACCAATTGCAATATAAGAGTTTTCATATCCACTCCATTCAACACCAACTGTAAAACCAGTAGTCGTTCTATTATTTATGTTCAACCAACAATAGCCGCCACTAAAGGCTATAGCATAATTTATATCAGCAAACGGAAGTAAGAAAGTTCTGTTTCGAGCGCTTTTCATTGTAAACCAGCAAATCTGTACTCCGTTACCAAAACGAACTGCACCAAAATAACCATCGGTAGTAACCTTTGTTTGGAAATCGACAGTACCATTTCCAGCCGTCGTAGCATAATTCACATTAAAATTGCTCGGATTATATACATACATATCACCAGAGTCATTGCCGCCCCATAGCCATGTGGGTTGACCTTTCTGACCAGACCAGTGGAACTTCATATATTTATCATCATTATTCAAACACTGGGCATTTGTAGCCAATCCCGCACTCGTAGCATAATTCACACTTTTATTTTTGTCCGCAGTATTATCTACGTTACCAAGCCCAACCTCAGCCTTGGTGTAGCTTGGTTTTGTAGCTGCTTTGGCCCATGCATATACATCACTTGCAGGCATAGAAGTTGGAAAATCCGTTATTTGGGACTTTGTATGATTATGTGAAGTAGGTGCTTTACCATCAACTAATGTTTTCAAAGCTTTACCTTGTGCAGCACTAAGACTCTGATCTGTACTATCGCTTGTCAAATTATTCTGGATTCCGCGCCATGTGTTTGTATCAGTAAACTTCGCATCCGCTGGAACTGTTTTATTTAGAGTGTATGTAGTAGCTACAGGTTTACCGTCCTTGAAATACACGGGTTGAATTGCACTTCCCGCGCTAGAATCAAGCTTGATTGCGCTATTGGCAGAACCGCCAGCGCTTCCAGAGCCTGCATAATTGTGTGTATGAGAAGCAGCTGCGTAATCGCCACTACCTTTAGTCACAATCGTGCCAAATCTACCACGGTCACAGTATTGAAGATTAGAAGATGTTCCGCCATACGCGCCATTCCAGTAGGCCATAAAAGACATTGTAGGAACATATTTGTCATCAGTTGTTTGATTTGCCCAACCGCTATTTCCTTGCGCACTTAATGTACGAACCATCTTGCTCGATGCGTCACACAACGTATACGTTCCAGCTACAGGTTTACCGTCCTTGAAATAAACAGGCTGTGTTGCAGAACCAGCAGAAGATGTGAGTTTTGTCGCGGACGCTGAATTGCCAGCGCAAGAAGAAGATGTATTGGCTGAACCTGCACTAGCAACATAACCTTCATCTTTTGCAGGACCTGATGCAGAATAGGCCTGTTTATGGAGAGCTATTCCAGCATCAGCAATTGTTTTCCAACATTCAGATGATGTCTTTTTATCTGTTGCTGTTGTGCCGTCAGTTTCATTGGAGTTTATGAGAGTCCAAGTGCGACCTAAACTAGCTCTGCCACCGGAAGCTATAGCTCGTATAACTACACTCATATAACCACCGCTTGATTTATAAAACGCATCACAATAAGCGCCATTTGTTTTATCTGTTTTTATTGCCACTTGAACTGTATCCACAGAAAGTCCTTTGCGTACAAGCCATTCAGCAGCTAAACTTGCGCTACTAGAATCTGCATTGCTTCGATATACCAAACGACAAATACCGTAACCACCGCCAGAGTAATCCTGACTGATAAGGAATGTCATACTGTTGTCAACCCATGCATTTTTATTTGCGTCGAGTTTAGCAAATCTATGGAATGGGTAATTATTTGTATTGCCAATACTATGCTTACAAGAATAGAATCCAATATTTGCAGTAGAATTGCCAGAACCATCATAATTAAAACTCAACGTGATATCAGACCCACCAGATACAGTACGGGCGGTAGTCAGTTTCGCGGCTTTATCGGCAGAAGATGCAGAGGTGGCTTTGTCGGCAGATATAGCTTTCGTAGCAGTTGAAGCATTACCGGATAAATTAGCTTGAATAGTTTTATCAATAACTAAATTTCCTCCATCATAAGTAATGGTTGCAGAGTCACCAGAGCCTGTTGATGTGTCACCCTTTTTCTTTAGTTTAATATTTGTAGGACCATTCAAACCTTGGACATAAAAAGAGCCAGATGTGTTGTTGTCTCCAATTTGTACGTCATCACCAACGTGGTTCCATATGCCATTTGCAAAATTAAGCGCACCACTCATTGTTCCGCCGCCGGTAGGAAGATAAGCATGAGTATGAGATGCGGGAGGATAAGAACTGGGTTTATTTTGAACGTTAGACCAATCAACGGAGTTTGCCTTATCTGCAGTGCCTGCGGTTGTTGGTTTGTCATCTGTAAAAGCAACAGTTTTCCAGTTTGCATCCCATTTTGAAGCCCCATTGTTGTTTGTTGCACCACGGACATACATTCGAGGATTGGAATCGGCATCAATGGCAAGCTGAGCACCCCAACCGCTATTATCCCAAGCATAGGTCGTTACAAGACTATCACGTGGAGGCTTGCCTTCTTTTGTGTTGGCAGATGCAATAGCGTAAGTGACTTTCTGATTATAATCCGCACTGCTGAGATTGAAATTCATGCTTGTTGGACGATCCGAAGAGAGTAACTGCAAACTTTTTGAAGTAGTTGCTGTTGTTGCGCTGTCTGCCGTTGTGGCTTTTGTAGCCGTGTTAGCACTTCCTGCATTTGCAGCATACTTAACTGATTTATTTGCATCGGCAGTATTATCAACATTTCCAAGCCCTACTTGATCTTTTGTGTGGGTGTGACTAGCCGGAGGCATAGCATTTAGATTATATGTTTTGCCGCTTGTGCCAGTTAGGCGTAACCACCAAACAGGAGCCGCACCGTTTCCTCCTGCAAATTTGATATCAGGAGCATTATACGCATGACTGATAACTCCCTTTGTGTCTGCGCCACCAAATGCAATACCTGCTGCATAGTTATCTTCTAGCCAGTCTGGAGCTTTCGCTTGCATACGAAGCGACCGAAGTAGAAAGTCTTTATTTCCACCAACCATATCCCAACTATTAGTAGTCGTGTTATCAACAGATTTTGTCAAAGAAGACGAATTTAAACCATGAGTGTGATCACTACTAGCTTTTGCCTCTAATTTTGAATTCACTTCAGCCTCTGTATAGTATCTATCATCATGAGTATGTCCACTCGCAGCATAGTTGCCTTTAGGCTGATATACGCTATCTGTCTTGCTCTTAATATATGTCCACAACGTACTGATTGGACGACGATAATAAGAAGCTGTTTTACCATCATTATGTTGGCTGATAAAAACAGTTGCATCATTAGGAATGCCATCGGCAGTGCTCAACTTATTGATAAGTCCGTTCGCTCCCTCTTCGTTATTATTCACCTTGCTGTTCAGCTTGCCATCCATTTCAGTCTCTGTATAATACCTGTCATCGTGGCTATGACTCTTCGGAGCGAACTTTTCTCTCAGCTTGCCCCACAGATACTGTAAGCCAGCATAATCTAAATATCCCATAATCGACCTCCTGTCTCAGTAAGAACTGAAATCAGCTTGCCAAAACATTGTCGATTTCAGTATTTGTGATCTTTGTAATAGTAAAAATTTCGCCCAAAGCATCCCACTTAGAGCCATTCCATGCATAGTTCATTCCATTACCAACGTCATACACATCACCAATGGTCTGACCGCTCGTGGGTAGCTTGTCCGTAGAAGCGACGGAACCCTTGTAACGATACATTGCCGTGATATCGCTCTTCAGGGCATAGGTGCTTGCTGCGCCAAATCCATCTAGCTTCTTCTTGTCAGAGATACTCATCAAACCATGGGTACTCTGTGTTGCGTCACTGTATGTTGTATTGGTCGGAGTAGACCAAGTACCATCGCCGCGCAGATATTGACCTTGCTTGCCAGCTGCCGGTGCGGGAACCAAGCCGGAGCCACCTGCAGCCGAAGCGGTAGCAGCCTTAAAAGTGCCATATGTAGTATTTGTGTCGGGCGGAACCTGCCAAGTACCATCAGAGCGCAGATAACGGTTTGCAACACCTGCGGCAGGAGCCGGAGCAAGACCATGCACACCGGCAGCTTCAGTAGTAGCACCCTTCATGTCAGTATAAATAGTGTTATTATCATTGCCCCACTGAGCAGTACCATCAGCACTCCATCTCAGAATCTGACCAGCGGAACCACCGGCAGGAATATGCTTATTACCAGCAGAAGTGGGGTGCGCGTAGTTATTTGCATTAGCGGCGATGCCGTCCAGTTTCGCTTTGTCTCCAGAACTCATCAGACCGGCAGAACTGGTTGAAGCGTTATTGTATTTCGTATCAGGTGGAGTAGCCCATGTACCGTCACCTCTCAGATACTGTGTTGCATTAGTTGTGGCAGGGGCGGGAACAAGACCGGAACCGCCAGCAGCAGAACTTGTTGCGCCTTTAAATGCACTGTAAGTTGTGTTGTTATCGTTACCCCATTGAGCGGTACCGTCAGAGCTCCAACGCAGGATCTGTCCAGCAGAGCCGCCTGCCGGAATATGCTTGTTGCCAGAACTGGTAGGGTGAGAATAATTGTTTGCACCGTTCGCAATGCCATCTAATTTAGCTTTATAAGCAGCACTAAAGTCGTTTGTAGAAAGACCTTTACCATCAACTTTATCGACTTTGTCTGCTAATTTTGCTTTTATTTTTTGCCAGAAGTAAAGTAGGCCATCATAATCTAACCAAGCCATAAATTTCCTCCTTTATGTTGATAGAATTTTATCTATGTCTGAATTCGTTAAAGCCTCAATATACAAGGATGGGTCGCCTGTATTCACAACCAACTCGCCATTCTCATCTGTCATAACGGTGGTGATGCCCGTGCCCTTGATGGATACAGAGCTTTGTTTTGCGCCATCTAGCGTGATTTTTGCCTTGCCGTTAAGCGCACTCTTATTTGCACCTAGCGAGAAATTGTTGTCGTTTAATAGTGTCCAGTTGCCGCCCAAGTACGCATATAGCTTATCAGGCTTCAGATAATAGATTTTTTCGGCTAGAGGAGCCAATGGTAAGTCGCTCACAACCTCTAAATCGCTTCCGATTTTTACGTGAGCCGTAGCAGTGTCTCGATAGGCGTTTCCGGTGTCAAGGCAGACAATAAGCTGTCCGTCGATCACTGGAGTCTTGTCGAGTTGAGATTGTGCAATCTCTAAAAGTGATAATTTTGACATCATGAAACTCCTTTTCGATAAAAATAACCCCACACTCCATTACAGAGTGCAGGGATTTATGTTAGATTATTATGTCTCAGCGTTTGCGCCGGAATCATCAATAGCCTTCCAAGTCAGAGCCCCTTCGACACTCTTGACGCGATTATCCATAGCAGTATTCAAGCCGTCCGCATAAGTTTTTGCAGCATCGCGAGCGGCATCCGCCTTTTTAGTAGCATCAGCAGCAGCGGCAGAAATTACTTCAGATTTCGCGGCAGTTAGTTCATCCTGAGACACCTTTGCATTCCAAGCCTTGCGCTCTTCTGCGGTAATGTGCACAACGGCATCCTTAGAGTGTCCATCTAGCTGATCCTGCACCTTCTTGATTTTTGCATCTGTTTCTACCTTAGTGTAAGCATCCGGCACAGCCACATACAGACCATCCTCTTCAATTGTGATAGAGTTGTTAGCTTTTGCAGACACACGCACAGCAACACTGATTTTATTATCATTAGAAACGGTCACAGTTGCAGTAGAAGTTGCCACGCCAATGTAGATATCAATCAGGGAACCCACAGGAATCTTAATTACATCACCACTAGTAATGGTCAGCTCAATATTTTTATCTTTTGTATTGTAAGTTCCGCTGGTAACAACCAAGTCCTTGCCCAACGCAATCGTCAGAGTATCGCCGCCAAATACGGGCATTTTAATGGTGCGGGTCTCCGCATCGTAAGTAGGCTCATGAACAACACCAGTCAGTGTAGTAGTAACAGGCTCGCCATTCTTTGCAACACTCAACACACCAGCATTATAGGTAACATCTGTAACGAACTTACCTTTAATACCTTCTACCGCTGCAACCTTGGCATTAACATAGTCAGCGACAGCCTTAGTGGTCGGAATATCGTCATTGGTGGCATCTGCCGGAATCTGAGTAACAGTTGTTTTATTCAGCTGTACGAACTCCACGCCATTCCAGATGTGCATGGTGTAGTCCGTCATTCGGAAATAAATAATGCCCTGAACCTGACCAGCTGCGGGCAGGGAAGACACCATCTTAGTGCTCTTGGTGTACTCAATTGTACCCTTAAACATTTGCAGCGTATCGGTCGTGAAGTACAGGGTGTCCATGTCTTTTGGAGCAAGGGCGTCGTACCGTGCTTTCGTACCATACGCAAATTTTACTTGTGCCATATTTTTCCTCCTTATTAGAATTCAGTCCATTGGAAATTTGTAGATTGAGTTTGAAAAGGCTCGACGAAAAACCGACCTGACTCCGCGCTTTGCTGCACGACCCACGGTTCATATTTGTCGTCTTTGCCTCGTATCATTACGGTCTGACCTGCATAAGTCGCGTCATTCTGGTTGATTGCCTCATTTGCTGCCGGAATACTATCAAAACAAAGCGTCCGAGGCGCTACCTTTTGAATAGATAAGTCGTCCCGGACGTATATGAATTCTGATGTGTCTTTTGTGATAATAAGGTCTTTGCCATCAATCAACCCAAGCGCAATCGCGGCTTCTACGTCTTTTGCGTTACCGTAACCAAGCTTTGAGTATTTGTATGCCATTCTTTTCACCTCGCTTTAAACGATGGTTAGAATGGGACAACACGCATACTACCATCTTCAGTTTCCACAGTTTCAGTCGTAATCTTAATAGCGTTACCAATGGGTTTGCCCTCGGAGGTAAGCTGAATACGATGCTCTTCATCGTAAGTAATGTTATCAGCCTTATTAGCCAAACTGGTATTGAACCGGTCGGTCATCGCCTTATTCAGAGCTTCCATAGCAATGATGCGCTGGTCAAGCGTGCTCAATGCTTCGTCGGGGATCAAATCAGACCACTTGCTGATAGGAATAATATGTATAAGACCGGTGTCAGTCTTGCGCACGCGCTGAATCGTCTGTCCCTCAGAGTCCATCTCAACGTGAATGAAGGTCAGCTGAAACTCAATGTCGCCAGCCTCACTAGTTAGACCCGTATCAAACGGCAGAAGATACTCCAACCGGTTCTTGTACAAGTCTTTTGACTTTTGTAGAATTTCAGTTTTATAGCGTTTGCTCACAGGCAAAACATATTCCAGCATAACGGTATAGTCACTAATATCAACACCTTTGTAAGTCTGATCGGCAAGAAAGTGCAAATTATCCACCAGCTTGCTCCGCTGCATGATACGCTCAGTCAGACTCGCTGTGATAGTGTTATCCTCGTTAATTAAAAAGGTATACATATCACACCTCCTTTCCGTTCACGATGTACAGGTAATCATCCAATGAGATCTTCTTGCCCTCAAGCAAGTTCTCCACGAATTTGTCCTGTACCATTCCATTCTTATAGAGTCTGTGCATACTCTCGACGAACTCAGTGAAAATCTTCTCCATCACAGTAGACCTCCTTGAATTAACGTCAACGTATAAGCATCAATAATGGCCTCAGGAGTTGTACCTCCCAAGGCCATGATTTGGTCATATTCGTATTTGTCAATCGACTCAAGCGTTACAGTGTCATATTCCGGGGACGGAATCAGGTAATAGCCTTCAACGTGCCAGATATACTTGCCGTTGCTACTGATAATACCCTGTGCGTCATCTTCAGTACAATTCACCATGATATCGTGCTTGGGCTGATACTTTACAAACTGAAGGCGGTCAAGAGCATCGATCACTCGACCATCTTTAAGTACCTTATAATACACTCTCAACACCTCCTTAAATGCTGAACATCACGGATACTCCTAACTGCTCAGAGGGATAATGGAAGCCATACAGCTCACCAGTCTCCTCAATTGCATAGAAGTATCCGTCATAGGTCGCAAACGGGCTACGCAGCCAATACTTTGTTGCCCTACCTTCTGCATTGTGCTTGATGCGGGATTCATTGCCGGTCATGTAGCTGATTGTTTGACCTTCGTAAACGTAAGGTTCGTCAATCATCGAAGAGCTTACTTCAATCGCAGATGGAATGAAGAAATAACAATCCGAGGTCACAATTTCCTTGCTCTTATTTCCGGCAGAACTCGGCACTTTGACCTTCTTAATCAGCTGTTTCCAACCAATCGGTAAAGCATCAACTAGACGAGAATCAAGATATTCACGCAGAGAAGTGTTGCCCCAACCGCCAGCATTATTTGCAGCAGAACTTAACATCATATCCTGACCTAAAGTGTCTTTCTGCAAGAATGTCATGGAACAACGCTTGTTTGAATTATCGCTCAGGTAGTAGTTCTTAAAGCTTGCCACCTCAACAATCAAATCATCGTGTGTCCATGCGGCCAATTCGCGACAAGCAGCATCACCAAGATCTGCGTACCAAAGCTTGGCCCAATAAACCGTACCTTTAGCGTAGCGCTCGTAAGCACCATCGTCTGCTTTTGCACATCCAAATACCAGAGTGGCATTCGTCTTTGTAGAACGAGTACGAGTAATCTTTGTGTAATTCAGTGCAGAACCATAGATATTAGAGGAATAGACATACAGTCCATTATCACCCTTAATATGCCGTATAACAGTCATATCGCGAGAACCGGCAGCAACGCCATTTGCAGAGTCGATACCCCAAGTCATCTTAACGCCAGTTGAGTTCCACAGACGGATACCATTCATACCGTTCTGCTCAAAACACTGCATTAAAACAGTGTTATTTGCATTTGTGATGTCCATCTTGTAGTCAACAGCCAGCACAAAATCTCTGTCCTCTTCAAACAGCTTGAGGTCAGTATCAATGTAGTTCTTGCCATCAAACACCTGCGGCTTACTAATAAGAACCTTTTCAGTGATGTCCTCATAAGAGAAATCGTTGCCAAGCTTGATGGAAACTTCATCCTTTGGCGTGGCAACATTCTGCTCAACTCCAACCTTGTTCATCGCATAGATTTCAACAGGACGAAGTTGACCAATTTCCTTACCGTCAAAGTAGGTAGAAGAATACTCGCAGCTATCATAAACAGCATTGATATCCTTATCGCCGGTGACGTAACCGCCTTTATCCCAGCCACTGAACAGGTAATACTTAAAAGCAGTTTCCTCAGAGGTATAAGTCGGAGTATCGCCATCATACAGCACCATAGAGCCATACGGAGCAACTGTCTCCTTCAGCACGGCACCACGGTTCATATAGCGAACAGTATACTTACGCACAGATTCGGTATAAGTTGCAGTGACAGTCTGATTGCTGAAAACGGCAACAAATTCAGTATCCCAGCCGCTGAAAGTAAAGTCGGTAGAAATCGTACTCTCAGCCGTAGGTGTCTGGATCGGATTCTCTTTGCGTGTAACAGGATCAACTGCCTTATCACCCTTATCAATGTACTGAACATCCAGCACCGTGCCATCCTTATTCACGAATGTCCAGACAAACTGCTGAACAAGCGTGTTGTAAGTAATGTTCAAATCAGGCCATTGTGCCGTAAACTCCTCTAGCTGACGCTCACGCATAATGGGCACATGGACACTGCCCTCAATAACAGAGTGGTCAGTATTGTAGCCATTCTCGTCCAAGCCGGTCATCTTCAGCAGACGATCCAGCAGGGAAGTATCGTCCAATTCCCACTTTACGCCAGTCAGACGCACACGGTTCAAGCTCGTGCACTTCGCCAGCATTCCAATCAGGTCAATGGTCGGGCAATTCTCAACCGTCAGTGTAGTGATGTTCTTATAATCTGTAACCTTCAGGTCGGTCAGATAGTTCAGGTTCTTAGCGCTCAGGCTTGCAATCGCAGGCAGCTCAGCCTTCTTGATTTTGCCGCCCTTAGCGAATGCGACACCAGTAATACCAGAGCCGCCAGCATAGAACTCTTCCAGATTCGTACAGCCAGTCAAACTGATGGACTTCTTCAGGTTTGGCACGTTTTGCAGGTTCAAATGCTCAAGCAGTGTGTTGTTACCAACCGCGAAGTCAGTCATATTCGTATTCTTGTAGCCTTCGGCAGCAGAACCAATCTTCAGATCAGTCAGTTTTACACCGTGGCTGAAATCAACATAGCCGGGGTAGAAACCAGAAATATCGCCAATGCTTTGGATGATAGAAGCGTTGTAAACATAAACCTCGGTATCATTCATGGCTGCAATCGGGCACTGAATCTCGTAAGTTTGACCACGCTTACCACGCACCTTTACAGGGTTAGAACCATACCGCACAGAGACATAAGTGTCGGCGTAGGGGACAATATGGAAAGTACCATCGGGCTTCACGCCTGTCCAGTTGGTCGGAGTATAACCACGAATGGTCATATCATCAGAGGTGCAAGCAGCGCCTGTATACTTTGATGCCATGTATTTTTCCTGATAACGCTGGAACTGACGACGCTGATGGCGCTTATTGCCGTGCATCATAGGCAGATAATTAGTTGTTCCATTGTCCTCATAAGTGCGGAAATACTTGCGCCGCATATCCATAATCCACAGCTTTTCAGGCTTTACGTCCTGATAATCTTCGAATTTCTTCAGGATACGGGTAGAGCTCCATGCCAGAGCACTCTCACGGCTCAGGAACATCTTTGCGAGATCGTCTGCAAACAGGTCACGAATCTTACACCACAGCTTAGAATCATGTGCGTTAAACACACTCTTTGTGCCGATAGTGTCCATGTCCTCGTAGCCGTAACTCAGGGTCAGACCACCTTCATTGTCGTTACCCATAGCGGTATCGTTGTCGTAGTCAAAACAGAAATCCCAGTGTACGAGGTCAGTAGTATGTGGGAATACGTTCTTTGCACGGTTATCAACCATAGTATGGCGCTCGGTAAACAGATAATGGAATAGGGCAGAGTCCTTGATAAAATAGTTCTCAAAATTCTTCTTGAACTCAGTATCATCTGCATTCACGACCCAGTTCTGTACCCGAATCCATGCGTCTTTAGCTGCCTGAACTTCTTCCTCAGTACAAGCCTTATTGATGTAACGGAATTCAAAGCTGTGGTCGCCATCCCAAGTCTCCTCAGAGAAGTCGCCACTCAGGAAGCGTGCCTGTGCGTCGGTGTTATTGTCAATCTCAATGATAACTTCCTTGTGATTGTTCGGGTCCATACCCATGGTGTCACTATTCTTCTTTGAGTTACCAAAATCGCCGCAAGCATAGAAATGCCACTGACCATCCTTGAAGACAGTTGCGTTTGTGGTGTCAGTCTCCTGAATAAAAACGACACATGGGTAGAACGCCATGGTGTCGCGCACTTTCGGATTATCCTTGCGAGCTTGACGAATGTACGGGTTGAACTCATTAAACTCGTCTGCCAGCAGAGCGTTATTTGCATTCTCAGAAGAGGCAACATTGACTTTGATGTTAAAATACTTCTCACCAACACTGTTTTCTGTAAATGCATACTTGCTGCCAGTGCTCTCATCACCAAAGGTGAAACCACCAGAGCAGTTGATATCAATATTACGACCAGATTCACCGTATGCATTAGAGCTAGTGCCCTGTCCCTTGTGTGAACCAGTGGCGATCCAGTTGTCTTCCACGGCGCGACCATTCTTATAAATGTGCTGAATAGTTGTGTTAGGCACTTCGTTCTTCTTACCAGTCGTAAAGGTCGGCGCAGAAATCTTGATAATGCGTAGGTTAGGGCATTTCTCAGCCAACAGGTCGGGATTCAGCTCACCGCTTACGTCCGTAATGTCATTGCGGTTATAGCGCTCAATCATTTCCTCTGCATTCTTTGCGTCAGCAATAAAGTTGTCAAGAATTTCATCGTCGGTCAGGTTCATCATGTAAGATTTCATGCGGTAAACCAGCACGTCACAATCAGGAGAACCAATCGTAATGCCTACCGGAGAAGCCTGTGTAAAGTTGTCGCTTGCGTCATACAGCTCAACACGACAGGGAATACCATCCAACCATAGAACCATTTCCTTGTACTGACTGTCTGGCAGAATATTAAATTCAAATTCCATAAAGTCGTCTTCACAAGTCGGTAGGTCGATACTATTCTGCTCACTAGTCAACGTGACCTTCTGCGCCTGAATATTCAAACCGATACCACCGTTTAAGCAGGTCAGCGCCGTAGCATCGTAATTCTTGACATTCGTAGTCTTAAACACAAGCTTAAAGTTTTTACCCAACTTCTTTGCGTCATCACCAAACAACTTATAACTGATATTTGCAGTTGTACCAGCCTTCACACAGAAGTAGGTATCGCCATCTTCGTCCAGCTGATAACCACCGTTAGACCAGTCAAAATTATCGCTTACGGACAGCCTTGTATTGCCATCAGACCACAAACGGGTCTCGTCAGCGTTAGTCTTGCCAGCAGGGTTAAAATCAAAGGCCAGATTTGTCTTAACGGGTTCAATCGTAATACCAAGCTCTTTAATCTCAACACTAATCTCCTTGCTCACGGAGCCGCATACGATTTTCAACGTATGAGTGCCAATATCAGCTGATTTCCATGTCCATGTCTGCATGGTACGTCGGACAGTCAGAGTGGAAATCTTAGCGCCGTCAACCTCCAACGTTACAGTAGTTGTAGAGCTAGAAGGATCATAAACGGTATAGTTGATTGCAACATTACTATACTGTTTTGCACTTGCTGTCTTTGTGGCGCAGCTGATAATAGGAGCTGTATTGCCTTCAGTTGCCCACATGATATCTTTGACAACCTTATTACTAGTGACCTGTTTTCCATTGATTTCAGCAGTCATGGAAACTTCTACCAAATGTGCACCGTGGGTCTGTGCAGGAATAGCATAAGTCAACTGTCTTCCGGTAACGCTGCTTGTGGTAGAGCCAAGAGTCTTTCCATCAATCGTAAAGTTGATAGTTTTTGTAATATTGCCATATGGAGTGTAGCGGAAGGTTACCTCTCCACTATAAACCAACGTATCATCAAAAGAGCTCTCCAGATAGAACTCAACGACATTGACAGTCCAAGTCTTTGTACCAACACTGCCAACACTATCAGTTACCTGTAGCTTAACAGTATTGTCACCGCTATGCAGATACTGTGTTGCGTCAAAGCTGTTCTTTCCCTGGATAACGGTCTGCGTGCCAACTTTTGTATTGCCGACATACCAGACGCCAGTAGCAGAACCAGTGTCATCGCCAGAATTGTCCACAGAAGAGAACTTAAAATTGATAATAGCTGGGTCTCCAGCAACAACAGTCAAAGCAGACCCATCCAGACGCTCGATTTTGATAACGCTTGTGTTGCCGCCAGTGCCGCCACCTCCACCGCCTTGAATGACCACGGTAGTCTTAACAGTGCCATTCTCTAACAGGTTCAGCTTGGAATCCTCATAAGTAATGTCATACTCGCGTCCAGCATTCGGGTCTGGTTTCACATTCTTCAACTGCTCCTGAATTTCGGAAATATCACCATTGATGGTATCGATGCTGTTCTGCAAACCGGAAGCAGTGTTTTTTACCACGGTCAAATCATTTGCCACGGTCTCAACGCTGGTCTTTTCAGCCTTTGCTTCTAACAGCTTGTTGGTTGCTTGTTTGTTGTAATAATCACTTTGCAAGGTCTCAGGCAAGTTACCAACGCTATCCTGCAGATTCTTTACGGCAGCATCATTACTGGTCTTATACTCGGTTAGTTCGGTCTTAACAGGCGCAATCTTTTCGTCGATTTTTGCTTCAACGGTTTTATTAAAAGCGGTCACCCAATCAGCACTCGGGTCAGTATTTAGAGTGATGGTTTTAATAATCTTTTCGCCATTCAGGAACTTAATCGTCTGTGTTTCAGCATCATACTGCACATCAAACTTTGCTAGACCGTCAACCTTGGCGATATCATCCCGAAGCAGGGTAACAAAACCGTCAACCTCTTCCTTAGTGTAATAGTTTGCCAGTGTGTCAGCCAGACCATCTACAACAGCCTGTGCTTCTTGTGCGCTCTGTGCAGCCTGAGTTGCAGCAGTCTGTGCCTCACCAACCTTCTGGCTCATCGTAGCTAAGAACTGAGTATACCAATCGTCATCGGTCGGGTTATTCATTGCGGTGCCGGTAAGCGCTTTCAAAACATTTAGCTTTTCGTTCGGCTTTGTACGCCATAGATAATTCTTCGATTCACCGCTGTTCGGTACAGTAATTGCACCAGTCGCCATAATTTCAAACTTTAGCACACCCTCTTTGATAGTGGCATAGTTACTGACCATCCAGTAAAACCGAATCTTATCAGTACTATAGCTCACGTTGATGGGTGCGGTATAGTTCTCAGCATTATTAGCGTTAACATAGTGGATCTGAATCGTCATGCTCATCAGGTCAACACCATCATAATAACGCGGCATCTCAAACGGAATGACCTGACTGTTGTTTTCCTGTGTGATATTTACCTGAGTCGGACTCAGTGTGATTTCTTTATTGGTATCAACCGTAGAAAAATCATTGTCCGAGAAGGTATCAAACCACGTATAGTTGCCACTTCTGGTGAAATTCTGGTCTTCCACAGAGAAGGTTGCCACATCCTCATCACAATCAACCACTGGACGAGCATCTTCTATGGAAGCCTCCATCGTCATTGCGGGGCTTGCAGCGACCATACGTTTGGATTCTTCAAATGATAATGCCATCTACTCACTCCTCTCATTAAGTATCTTTCTTATTATCGGTATATTTTCCTTTGAGCACGTTCTCATAGGTAATATAGGGATAATATGGATAATAGCGGCTCAACGTAACATTCATTGTGCCTTCTCCAATGTTTTTATCTATCTTTTTAATAATCCACTCAACTGCAATATCAGACTTCAGGTACTTCGCTGCGTATTTTACCTTTTCATTCACATCAAGCCACGGAATCATGTGCATACTCAACGTGATGGAATCCGTCAGCCGACAATTTTTCCATAGCGTGTATTTGCATACCGTCATGGCTGATTCATCCGAGGTATATCCGTCAAACTCACTACCCGAGCACACAAGGTTTCTTCGCCCGATTTTATCAATCGTCAACCGACTATTGTACAAGTCATCAATGCGGTTTGGGTCATTTACGACAACGTACTCAAGGTTGTCACATGCCTCCGCAATCTTGTCTGCCTCAATTTGTTTTGCGGTCGGCATTGCATCCACAAACTTCGTCATAGCATGAGACTGAGACTGACCAATAAAATAGACCCGGCTCTCAATAAGAAGAGCAGGGTCTGATATCTGGATCTCTGTATTCGTTGCTGGATTATACTTCACATACACGGTGTCATAATTTTTCGTGGATGGATTATAGATTTGTTTCGGGTAATAGCGCACCTGTGGATCACGCTGTTCTTTTTCGTATTTGCCTGTAAGTGCGTTAAACTTATATGTGAATGCACCATCAGTTGCCTGATTTAACCAGTGCTCACCATATTTTATGACGTAATAACGCCCTTTCTTTAGTAGAGAGGTATCTTCTGGTTCGTCCTCTCCTTTTTCGTTGGTAACAGCCTTAAACAACATCATAGGTCCATACACTGCACGTGTCGTTTCCCGATACTGTCCTTCTCCAGTCGGATTCAATTTAATTGTCGTAACAAGGTTCTCAACACAGATTCTTGCATTTATCGCAATATCTTCTGGGCAAATAAACGAAAATCTTGTACCGTCCTGAATACTTGCCTGTTTTAATTTTAGCAATAAAATAGACGCACCTGTATCATTTGGGTTCATGTTGTAGCTCATATTCAATTTATTATCTTTGAGCAGCGTAACAACATCATTCCATTCTCTTGTTCCTTTTTTACAATACACGACCTCGCCAGTACCTTCAGGGTCATTTTTTTCAAGTTTATCCTTACAGAAATAGTCGCTGGAGTTTGATGCACCCCATGTCTCTATGCAGTTATGAATCTGACTGTAATCAACGCTGGCATCTTCGCTGATAACCATACTCTTAAATGTATCCTCGTCCAGAACAACGGGGTCGTCGTAGCCAGACGGAATTTCTTTGCACACAAAAGTATCGTCGTCAAAATACATCTCGAAAGGGAAGTAGAGGTCTCTCAACTCCGTCAAAATGTTCCATATGGTCGTGCCAGTATTATATTCTAGGTCGTGCGGAATTCGCCGCACCCAGTAATCCACCATACTCTTTGTCAGCCCTGAAAGTTCAAATGTCTCCTTAATGGAATCGCGAACATAGTGCGGCTTCTTTTTGTCATCTTCGTAGTAGTTAACCCCATCCTTAACCACGAGCTTGCGGTCATACATCGGAATGCGCGTTGCGTATCCGGTCAGTGTCCCACCAAGCGTACCGTCAAGTAAACAGGTCATATCAAGACAAGAAAGGCTTAGTTTGTTCGTTGTAGCATCATAACTGTATCCATTTTGCTGTATCGCATATACGCCAGCGCCATACCAGTGCACTCCATCTGTGTCCACAAAGTTCGTGCCTGTACGTATTTCAGCCTCACCAGAGTATAAAGCGTGATAGAAGTTGTATATCTGGGTCAAACCATCCTTCAGTTCCCATATTGTCTCTTGAATATCGTGCATTGAATAGCCAACAAATACACTTGTGTCATGGAAATACTTGTCAAGCTCTTCTTTGGTACAACCAGCAATCGCTGCAACATCGGCTGCAGATAATATCCTTCCTGCTGCGATGCCACCCTCTATAGCAGCAATCATATTCTTTACATGTACTGTTTTCCCATAAATCGTACAGTCAACACCAAAACTATCAAGTTCAAGTATTTTACTTTGTAAAGTTGTACTATCTTTCTGAACTGCATCACAAGCTGCATTGAAAATCATTTCAATATAAGACCTGATATCTGCATTCAGCAGCGGAATAACAGCATCTCCTCCGCCTATCAGCAGGGGAGTATATGCAATCTCATACGTTTTGCCGTTCGTAGTATATCCAGCGGATGATGCAACAACAGTCGAGTAAGTTCCAACATCTCCTTGCTCTTTCACGAAAGCTGCGTATTTCTTTTTGTTTTCATCAGTCCAAACAATGCGCTTGCGGTTTATGTTTTCAATATTGCCATACTGTTCATAACCGCCAACTTTATACCGCCACTTTGCCTGTCTCAGCTCCGTGTCTTTTTCTTTGTATATCGCACTGTTTTTAATTTTCGCATCTATTTGTTCCTCTGGTATTCTTACTGCGTCGGCACCAACAAGCGGTACACTAGTCGGCGCTTTCATGCCTATTTGCAACCGCAACATCTTGCTTGTCCACTCTTCCGTAGAGAACTGAGAAACGGAAAACCCTTTTTGAGGAAAGATATCAAGATTAAACGTGCGCCGTGTATCTGAATCTGCATCAATAGAGTTAGACCCACTTAGCGCAAGTCCTTCTATTGTATCAATAATTTGATAATTTTTATTCAGCAGTTCAATACGACAGTATAATCTTTTTGACCGGCTTTTCAGTAAGGCCAGATCTTCTTCTGTAGGTAAGTAAGTCATGGCCCACCTCCTTAAATCAACCCAGCGTTCTTCATATTGTCGCCGTTATTCAAATCGCCAGTCTCTACAAAATCAAACGAGATTTCTACCTTATCTGGGTGATCGTCGTCTGAGTAAGAAACATTACCATTCACATTCATCAGCCATGCGCGGCCATCGTACATCTTCAATACTTTTGGCTTTTTGTTCGTTAGCCAATTGATAAAAGTTTCCCGATAGTCAATAGACCCATCAAAATCAAACGCATCATTGTCGCGATCCCACTTGATAATGACACCAGAGAAGTTGCCGCTATAATAATTTGCCTCACTACCATAGAATACGATGGGATACTTGCTTCCCAAGGTCGTCTCTACAGACGCTTCTTGATTACGCGTAATATTCGTGACGGCTGGCTCAAGACCAACATAATATGATATGTCTTTATCAATTAACCATGCTCCGTCAAAATCGCTTACGGCACTTGTAGATGTGTACACTTGTTCAATTTCATCCACAACAGGAACTGCCATATACTGATACTTCGTTTTCCTGCCACGTGCGAATTTGTCATAGCATACAATCAAAATAGGCTCAACGGAACTTGTGATTTTCTTTTCATAAATCGTAATCCAGTCGTATTTGCCCAGCTCTCTACGTTTTACGCGAATAGAGTCAAAATTATTAGGCTCGTCCGCGCTTTTCGTAACGGTAAGCTTGATCCTACCTTCTCTTTTTTCATTCTCTGCCACAATTTCAAGCTTCTGCAGTTGTCCGTCATACTCAGTTCTGAATGCGCAAAAATCCGTGTCCAGAACATATCCGTTCACAGTTTCTCCAACCGCTCGCACATAGTACACCTTATTATTATCAAGGCTTTCTACGTTAAACGCATGTGAAATAGAGCCATGGTATATCTCCTCATGTAGCAAAGTCTTGTCCGAATCATAAAGCTGATATTTATAAAGATTCAGTGTCTCGCCCTCTTCTTCAATGTTTTTATATTCAACATTAAATGAAAAAGCGGGGAAGGGAATCGTCTTTTCAGCGCGTGCCTCCACATCAACAAACTTTAACACCGGTTTTTCATGGCAATAAAAAAGAACGGCATCGCTTAAATCGCTTTTCTTGCCGCTCTGATTTGTTACTGCAATTTTAAGATAGTAGGGGAGTAGTCTGTTGTGTACAAGGCTCGCTGGCAGCATAAACATACGCACAGAAGAAGAACCACTTGTTTTCACTGTCTGGTCAATAATCATATTGCCGGAGGCGTTGTCGTAGATAATATACTCCACTTCATTGATCGTGTCATCGTAACATGTGTACCGCACGATATTTTCCCGCGTAGCGTCTATCACGGAAAATTTTGAAATTATCGGTTTCGCCAATTTAACACCTCCTTATTTTACGCCATATATCTCACATGGAATAATCAAATCGTTATTTGTTGTAATGGCCGTCTCACCAGAGCTTTGTGCGTCAAAGAATGTAATTTCAGTGCAATATTTATTATTCTTTTCATATGCTTTTACATAGAACGGACGGAAAGCGCTTTTTATACTTGTGTCAGAATTGTATGATACACTTGGAGTAGAATTGTCGCCAGCGCTCAAATCATAAATCATACACAGCTTCGGCGTATTCATAGTGACGCAATGATATTCTGCACCACTCCATTCACCTGCGACTGGTTTCGACACAATAACAGAAACTTTACTCAAGTATTCAAGCACCCGTTTTGTTGCAGCACTCTCTGGATCAATCTCAACAACTTCTCTTTCTTTGTAACCACGAAAGATGAAAATATACTCTGAATAATCGCTGTCCGCTTCAAAAGTCAACTTATTCTCTTCGCCAACAGCAGAGTATGCATCTTTTGAATCGTTCTTCCATAGCAGCTGGAAAATCTGTCCAGCCTTTAACTTGTCCACAGTAATAGTATCAGTGGAGATTTTATCCCCAGAAACTTGCGTAAGGCTGTTATTTACAGAGGTGGAATCAAGCGCCACTTTACCATTTTTGTCAACGGATATAGCACCAATCAAGTTAAGCTTTGTCGCCTTGATTTTTACAGTATTTATACTCTGGTTTATCAAAGTGGCAATGTTTTTTCCGGTATAATCTGTCTTTGCCACCTTTGAATCAATGCTTTCAGTTGCTGTTTTGATGTGCTCTTCGAGTTTTTTATTTGCATTCAGTTCTGCAGCATCTGCATACTTTTGAGCTTCAGTTTTTGTGGCACACAGTATGATGGCATTCTCGTTTTTTGAAATTTTAGATTCTGTAAGCGAAATTCTTGTATTTAGCCCGCTCATGTCCTCATTGTATTTTTTAGTGGTTACGCGGGCTTCAATCTGCTGCTTTGTACTCTCTAAATCAGAATTATATTCCGTTTTAAAACTTACAAGGTCACCATCTATTTTACCAGCGGCATCCAGCGCCTCGTTGGCTTTTGTATCATCCGTGTATTTTAGCGCCACAGCCCAGTCAGTCCGACTAAAGCTTTCAGTTATATCACGTGCTGTCTGACATACAAGAACTTTATTATCACCAGTACTATTTGCCCAGATATCACCACAGCTATATGGGGTTGAAGGCGTTGTGAAAAAAACACGTTTCGAGACATTTGCTGTATCGTCTTCAAGGCTTGCAGCTCTCAAAACTTTTAATAAATTCTTATCACTAAGTGCCTCCCATATAAAAGTGTCCGTCCATCTGTACGCATCATCAGCCTTCATGTCATAATAAAGGTCGCCAATGTGCCCTCTCTTTGCATCATTCGTTACCCAATTTACTGTCGGAGCCGTATCAGTAGATGGTGCACCATTGTAAAACCATAAGCTGAGTTGTCCATCTACCTGATCTTTCAGCGTTAAAAATTCACTGACATCCGTGTATTTGACAATAGTATCAGCAAAATCTGTATCAATAAAAGTAGATAGCTGACTGCCAACCACGTTGACTTTGCTATCCACTGTTTTCATCGTACCAATATTATCGGGGGAACATACCAGCCGCTTCATATCACCCTGCAATGCAGTCACAACTACGCTCTGTCCAACCGTATAAATTTGGTCAGAGGTAATGTTGTATTGGCTTCCAAACACGGATATCGTGTATTTATTCCCATTCACCGCAGTTACCACGCCAGTCTGCGATTTGTCAAACTTTGCATCGTTGAGTTTCTTTTCAATCGTGTCTACGATGACCTTACTCAACACGTCAATTGCATCTTGACTGTTTTGTGACATCTCGTCCCTCCTTTATAAATGTATACTCGATCTCAACCTACCCAACCCACCCTGAGCCAAGTATACTTCGTATTTATTTTTGCTTATTGCACTGCTTAACGTCTATTCAGTTCCTGTACAACCTTGTTTGGCAGACGATTTACCAACTCACGAGCCAGTGCATCGCTATCACCAACGGGATTGTTCACATTCACATCACCAATAGACAAGGAAATACCACCAGCGTCGCGGCTTTGCACCATAGAAGCAGAACTATGTTTTGCCAATTGATCGCTGAACCATTTGTCTGGATTGCCGCCCATCTCAAACAGACGAGAGGTAATATCAGCAGGGACAACACCATCGCCAGTCTCAAGATATGTATAACGTCCAGAAGCTGGCTTACGAACAATAAGTTCTGAACCTCTTTCGTCAACGTTTGCAAAATGATTCGTTTTAGAAGATTTAAGACCATTCGCGTGACGACCCAAAAAGAAACCAGCAAATCCTCCTAAAAGAGTACCAATCAATGCCCCTACAGGTCCACCTATTGCCATACCCGCAGCTGCGCCCAGACCAGCACCAGTAAGAGTTGTAACAGTCGTTTTGACTGTTTTATCTTTATTGTTAGTATTGTCAGTAGTTTGGCCTTCATTGCTGGTTACGTCATTCTTTTTGTCAGTTGCGTCGTTGACTTTGTTTTCTTCTTTAGATACGACCTGTGTAGCGTTAATTGTGAGATTTGTTACGCTCTGTTGTTTTTTGGTATTATCAGCGGTTTCAGAAGTATTATCTGCAGTGTCCTTGGTGTTTTCAGCAGTCTTTTTACTCTTGCCGGAGATATCCTTGCACAGATTTACTATTGCGCCGATCGGGCTAATATCCCAGAAGAAAGAAGCGACCGACTTGACCGCTTTCTTGCCAAAGCCATCTTCTTTATTAGACCAGATTTTCTTCTGATTCTTCATGGCCTTTGTGCCGCCATATATACCAAGCGCTGCGGCACCGGCGATTGGAATCGCGGCAGGTCCAGCTGCAGCCAAGACGCTTCCGGCTGTTGTAATAAGTTTGCCAGCACCGGCAACCAACTTTCCGCCGCCACTGACAAGAGCAGAACCAACATTGCCAAGACCGCCAAGAATTTTCCCACCACCATTGATAATAGCAGAACCAATCTTACTGTTCTTGACTGCATCGCCGATAGCCTTAAATCCATTTACAACAGTAGAAACGATGCCGCCGCCTTCGCCGGAACCGTTAAATAGGCTCTGAGCGCCAAGCTTGATTTTCTCCCAGATACCGCCAAATGTTTCAACAAGTCCGTTTCCAGAAGTTTTAATCTGGTTGATCATTGCATTGATAACATCATTTGCTCCAGTAGTTGCAGTATCTGTAAGCTGTTTTTTACCAGCATTGAATGCCTTTTTAGCGGCATCGAATATATCTTTAAATGATTTATTTACATTCTCTGATTTTCCCTTACCGAAGAATCCTTTTATCGTATCCCACAGACCTTTTATGCCAAGATCTTTGTATTCACCAGTCTTAAGCATGGAATACAGGTTATTTAGTTTCGTGAGCGTATTTATCAGTGATTCAAGGTTTGCAATCAAATTCTGGATGCCGGTGATCGCGCTGCCGGTATTCAAACTTGCAATGATCTTGTTGTGGTAGCTGTCCAGTGATCCCTCCATCTGAGATAGACTCATCTTCTGGATCTGTGCGGTGTACTCAAGTTCCTTCTGGTAATCCTTCCAGCTCTTGCCGATATCATCCATGACTTCAGACAACTTGTCCTTGAACTCATTGTACTTCTTGATTTGGTCATCAATAGCCTTTTCGGCATCCTTCTTATTCCACTCGCGCTGCTTATCAGCAAGATCTTCGCGTGCGGTGCGCACATCTTCGGCATTTGCCTGCCACTCGTAACCATTCTCAGTGTACACACGGGTCGTGCGCTGTTGCTGGGCGCGGGCGAGAGCGTCCTGTGCCTTGGAAAGTTCAATAGCACGCTCGGTGGCTTCGTTGTTTTCTTCCAGAGCTTCCTTCTGCTTATTCAGGGCTTCAATCCGCTTATCAATGACTTTATTCATCACATCGCCCCAAATCTTGAGGTCATTGTTGGATTTGTCATTGAACTTTTCAAATGTTGACAGTACAGAAGAAAGTATTTCCTTCAGGTCAGACATTGCGGATTTAAATTCCTCAGCAGCATCTTTTGCACTTTTAAACCCGGTTTTAGAGTTCAAAAGACCATCACGAAGCTCTCGCAGTCTGTCGGCCAATGCTTTTGTTGCATCTGTCTGCTCATAAGTCGTAATCATATCATTGAGTTTATCAATGAGTAGTTGCTTATAAGCCGCTTCGTTAAACACAAGCTGGTCGCCTTCAATCTTTAAGCAAGAAAGATAATCAGGGGAGAGTGCCATCAGCTTTTGATAATTATCGATACTCAAACCACCATAAAGGTTGTACTCATCTACAATATCAGTAATGTCAGAGAACCCACTCTGGAAGTCGTCAATTTCCTTGGTTGCCTTCTCAAGAGAGTATCCAAGTCCATTGTAGAACTCCTCTACGCTGATTTTTCCATCTGCAATTGCTTTAGCTGCATCACGCCAATTCTTCTCAATGGCTTTTGCACCGGCACCGCCTGTTTGAGCAGCAGCGTCTGCCATACCGTTTAGATATTCAACAACAGAATCCTTAAATGCCTTGCTGTTGAAATCAACTTCTCCGGTTTCAGGATTATATGCCTTGCTCTTGAATACGTTTGTATCCTTAGCAAGTTGCATCAATGCGTCATGTTGCTTTTCAACATCGTCAGAATCAAGCAGACCAAACGGATTGTTCCGGTCAGTCTTGTTATTCATGACTTCTGACAGCCCAGAAAATGCGGATTTTATAGCGTCCGTCTTTTCCTTGGCTTCATCCATCGCAGTGCCGTAACCCTTGATAGCGTCAGTCAGCTGCTCAAAGGAAATGGTTTCGGAATCGACACTAGAGTTCAACCAGTCGAGAATCTTCTTCATCTCGCCAGCAGACTTGCCACCATCATTAGCTGCATTCGCTTCCTCAAGTTGCGCTCTGACAAAAGTGCGGAATTTTGCGGTGTTAAGCTCAAGTTTTCCATTTTGCTCAGTTAAGCAAGCAGTAAACTTATCATCAACACCGATTAACGACTTCATGGTGTCTGCACTAATATAGCCATACTGGTTATATTCTTTCATCGCTTTTGTTAACGTATCAAAAGCAGATGACAGGTCAGCAACAAATTTAGAAGTTGTACTAGATGATTTTCCAGCATTTTTAGAAGATGAGCCAAATCCATTCAACTGATTTGTTAATGCTCGCCCACCCTTTAAAGCGGCATTCATATTAGTGTACAGCAAAGAAAGCTGAGTATTTGTGCGAGTCGTGATTTCCTCTAGTTTTGCAGGATCTACGCCGCGTTCGCCGGCCTTCTCTACTTCATTTGCAAACTCCTGAGCCGCACTATATGTCGCAGTAGCCGCAGTAGCATTTTTCAAGGCAGGAAGAAGATTTTCCAGAGCAGTCTTTTCAGCCTCTGTTTTTTCTTTTAAATCATCAGTGCTTTCAGCCGTATCATCGGCAGTAAGGTTTGCGACCTCATGTTGTGCGTTAGACAGAATTGTTGCCGCAGCTTCTGCGTATTCAGCAGCAAGTAACTCGGCATAACTCTGTTTATTTATCTGGAGTTTATCATTAACAAGCTCAAGGCAATTCAAATACTCAGTGTTCATCGTCAGTAAAGACTGAAGAGAATCGAGACTCATGTAGCCATACTGATTGTACTCTTCCATTGCATTTGTAGAAGCTTTATACGCAGACTGGATTTCATCCATTTTGGAAGAAATATCTTCCATCTTCTGTGCGCCTGCGGCAAGCTCGTCAACCTGACCAGCAGAAGATTGCGCTACAATCCCAACCTGTACGAGAGCCTGAATAAACGCATTCACACCGTTTGTGTCAGCAGAGAAGTCCATGTCAGTCAGAGCTTTACGAAGATTTGCGAGAGCTTGCGCTTGCTCGTCTGATAATCCTTCGTTTGTGCCCCATAAGAGCTCGTTTAACTTACTTGCATCAAATCCATCAATCGTATTTTCCAGAGTTTGAATAGCAGAATTTACCTTGTCAAAAGTAAAACTGACGTCCATACTGTTGTTATTGTCATTCTGCCAAAAATCAACAGCTTGAAGCTTTCTACGAGCATTCGTGTTATTATTGATGGCATCAGTAGAATCATTATAAGAATCTACATCGTCACGCAAAGCGTTTTGCTCATCAAGTAAGAATTGGTAGAGGCTATGGTACGTCCCACCAGCCGCTCGCTCGGCTTCGGTAGTATTGTCAATAATATACTTTAAGGCTTTACCAACCTCGTTGTAATAGTCAACAATAGAATCCGCATCATTTAACTTGTCAGGCCCATAACCACCGAACTTGTTAAAGACATCAATGCCAGCATTTTTAATCTGGTCGCCCATATCCATTTCAGGAGCCGACCAAACAGTAAGGTAATGCGTCCGATTATTTTTCTTGGCTGTATCAACAAGCTTGTCGCCTTGAGCGTCTTTGTTTTGGGCCAACTCATAACGAGATGCCTCCAACTGCTCCGCTGTAATATCCTGAAGCAACCCAAGCTGTTCCTCATACTTGCCGTTTTGAAGGTCAAGTTTACCAAGTTTGTTTTCATCAAGCGTTCCTTGTTCTTTCGCAAGATCAAGAATCTCTGCCTGAATATCTTTTGCTTGGTCAAAGTCCTCGGTATCCCAACCAGACTTATCGCCAAGTTCTTCATATGCACTAACCAAATCCTTTAAAGAGGAAGTGGTGCTCTGCGCAGCATCGGCGGCTTCCTTGGATTTCGTTGCGACGTTTTGCACTCGTTGTGTTGCTTCCGTAATCTTCTTAGTACCCCAAGAGATGAGCAACCCAATACCAACACCCAACGCAGCATTGAGCAATAAAGCTCTTGCGCGAAGGGCAAGTAGTTTAAGGGAAAAACCTTCAGTTGCTTCACCAGCGGCCTCTGTGTTAGCTTTACTTTGCTTCAACGATGTGATAAAATCAGAAATAGAAGGCTTAGTTCCATCAAGAGAACGCTGATAGGAGAGAATTGCATTTCTGAGCTGAAGAATTTTCGCTTTTGTGTCGTTCCAAAACTCATTTTTTACACCATCTTCGTCAGCAGTAAACAAGAAAGATAATATCGAAATTTTAATCATTGAGGAGAGAAGAATGAATAAAATTCTATACTGCCCGTGGTGTGAAAAATATGTTAAGGGTGTTTGGTATTCATGCCCATTTTGTAGCGCACAAACTATCTATATAAAAGCATGGGATAAAAAATCTGACGAAGAAAAGAAAAAATGGTTAAAGAAATTTCCGAAAGTTGACCCACCAAGACCAATCAAAGACAAATCACTACTTCGTGAGGCGGAAAAATTCGACAAACAAGCTCGTGCTGAACTCGCTCAAGAAGAAGCTCGCAAACAATACATACCAAGATGTCCAACTTGCGGATGCCCTGACGTAGAACGTGTTGGCTTCGGAGAAAAAATTGTGGATACGGCTGTATGGGGCTTTCTGGCGAGAAAACCTAAATGCCAATTTAGATGTAAAAACTGCGGATATGAATGGTGATGAATTATGTCTCTTATTATTGCAATCCCTACTAAGCAGGGGATCTTCGTGTCAGGCGATTATAGACGAGAATCTAAATATACCGACAGAGACTCAAACGAAGTCATGTACACCACTCATTCTGATTTTGAGCAAAAGGTTTTCCGAACTAACAATGGTCATGCAATAGCTCTTGCTGGAAATGCAAAGTTAAACGATGGAACTTCGACTAATGATACTGTTTACAAGCTTGTTAAGAGTATCAATCGCCGCAAACTAACCATCAAACAAGAAATCGAGCTTGTAAAGAAAGACATCTCAGCTAAAACAGGAGATAATCCTGTTGCACTTCTTATCGCTGGCTACGAGAATGGAAAACAAGTCATCTTGAAAACAGATACAAGAGAGAATAGTATTCAGGACGTTTCAAACGAAGACATTGCTGTCATCGGTGTGATGGGTGTCGCAGAAAGACTCATTCGCATAGTACCGCCGAGAGATACACTTTGCGAAATCGATGTTGTTGAGTACATCAAGTTTCTGAATAGAACGGTCGCAAAAATGCTGGAATTCTCGGACTATAACCCAATGGTAAGTGAAGACTGTGACGTTCTAGTTATCACAGAGGATAACGCCCGATGGAAAACCTCACTCAGAAGACTCGACTCTCTTAGGTAGTGGACCGTAATCAGCGTAAATTACGATTGTCCCATCTTTTTTTAGGCATGATATCCCAAAATGCGGAACGACTTCTTCGATATCTGGAAGTTGAGCCGCAAATGCTTCAATTTCTTCAAGAGTTGAAAGAGGTTTTCGCTCAAAAGTAGTAGTATCATTCATATGAAAAAACCTCCCAAGAGAGCAAGCTGAAATTGAGGCAGCAAAACCTAAGTATGTTCCCAAATGCCCTATCTGCGGTTCACCAGATATAGAAAAGATCGGAACTGCTTCTAAAGTCTTAGATGTAGCATTCTGGGGCTTCGCCAGTGGAAAAGTAAAAAAGACTTTCCACTGCAATAATTGTGGATATGAGTGGTGAGTTGCAGTTAACTAAAATGACATAAATAAAGCCCTGTCGGACGGCATCCGTCCAACAGGGTAGTTGCATGTTATTTAACTTAGTGTTTTGGCATCTCAATCAATCCGCCAATATTGAACTTTTGATACGGGGAATTATTATCCATATACATGAGTTCAAATCGCTCAACTTCACTCATCTTGATACAAAGGACAGTTCCATCTACACGATGCTCTTTAAGTGCAGTTGGGATATCGTCGGCACTATTTGCCGTACAATGGTGAATCACCACAATGTAATCATCATCAGCACTTGAAAGCTTTCCGTAGATTACCTTCCCATCTTTTGTGAAAACTAGAATCTTTGTGCCACGTTTTGTATCAAAGAATTTAGTCCAAATATTGTCGGCAGTTTCAACACTTAGAAAATGGGCAAAGAATTTTCTTGCCGGAAAACTATTCTTTATTAAATAAAATAAGATACCGCAAATAACACCAAGGGCAACATAAAGTAGGGCTGACGGAACTACTGTAATCAAACATTGTGGCGCGTAACCATCCACAAAATTCTTGAAAAGATATCCAAGCGAAATACTAATAATAACGTATGCCGCATACTCAATCTTTTTCATCGAAAGACGAGTATAAACCCAGACACAAATTGCTCCTGGAACAAAATAAGAAAATAGTGAGTTAAAGTCACTTATCAGTTCCGTTATTTTCACTTTGACCTCCTTCTTTTGGTTTTACAGTTCGGAGACTTTGAAAAAATTTTACATCCGAATCAATATCAAAATCCTTACCTTTGCCATCAACATACGAGAATTGCATATCACGACTCGAAATTTCATAATCCGGCACATGCTTCTTATTGTTTTCCATGATTCAACACTCCTTTTGTAAGAGTGTATCATAGGCTGTCGTAAAAAGCAACATAAATTAAAACGCCCGGCATCCCAGTAGTAAGGAAGTCGGGCTTTTTATTATGATGATACCTTACTTCAGCTTTTCCAAAATCTCGTCCGTGCTCATACCTTCAGCGAGCAGTTTCTTGAGAACGTCTTCCGCCTCAGCTTTCTTGGCAGCTTCTGCGACCTTTGCGTCGGCATCAGCCTTTTTCTTTTCGAGCTTGGTGATCTCTTTGTTGAGTTTTTTCAATTCTGCTTCTTTTGCTTTACGCTGGGCGTTCAGTGTAGCAATATCATCACCAATAGTTGCAATCTCCTGAGCAATAGATTCTGCGGCAGTATTCTTTTCAGCAATCTGTGCCGCATAATCGATACCGTCAAGAACCTTTACTTTGTTCTTACTTCCTTTAGGTCTAGCCATAATAAAACACCTCCGTATATTTTGGATACGCGATTGTACTTTTATTATAGCCAGAATATCGTATATAGTCAACGAATATTTTGTTTTCTCCTATTTATATCGCGCCAGAGAATAGCGCGTCTCCTCGTTTCCACCTACTTCTTTAAGTCGTCTGATTACGTCTGAGATGGACTTCTGAACTTTCGTCCAGAACTGACTATCCTTCCAGTGGTTGCTCACTGACCCTTTTTAGTCGATGAACCTTCCACCCTCCTACATTATATAATAGGGGAGTGGATCGGCTGCTGACCGCCCATTGTAAACGCTACTTAGCGCTCAATTATTACCATATTTTGACAATACGGTAAAAACGAGCTTTTATCTCAGCATATAGCATCCATATCCTTATTTCTATCTTTCGATTCCTACATTATATAAATATAGGTGATATGGCTCTTAGGGTTTCCCAGCACTCTAGGGGCTGTTTTATTTTTACATGGTGCCGCATCCTATATTTTTTATACGCAACAAATATAAGAGGGCATATTAACTTTACCCGCACCATTTTTGAGCTTTCCGCTCATCTGCATTACGGACAACACGCCAGAAATGGCAGCTGTCAAAGTGGGTAATGCACCAGCAAATTTTACAGCGTTATCTGCACCGTCAACAAAAACTGTTGCAAGATCTACGAAAAACTTCGGAATATCAGACTTCATCAAATCCGTACTAAACTTCTGGAATGCAGAATCAAGCTGATTAAGCTTCGCCTGTAAAGAATCCATGTACGTCTGGTTCTCACGCATTGCGCTACCGCTAGAATTAAGTGCCTGCTTCATAGCGTCTTCAGCAACACTAAAATTATTCAGCAGGGCAGATGTACTCTGACCTCCACGCTTACCGGCGATCAATTCGGTAATATTTGCCTGAGTGGTATCAGAAAGGTCTTTCCAAACCTCAGAAAGCTCCTTCATAATCTGATAGGTTGATTTGAAGGTATTATCATCCTTCATGATATCAACCCCAGCAAGTTGCTTCAACTCAGAGCGAAGCTCAGATACGGAACTCGCCATTCCATCCGTAGCAATACCGGCATTTTCTGCATCAGTCTTTGAAGCACGAAGGTACATACTCAAAGTTTTTAGGTAAGTGCCACTCGCTTCACTGTCCTGAAGTACGCCATTTACAGCGGCTGCAAGGCTAAGAGTCTCTTGATATGTATTTCCGGCGGCAGACATCGCAGCAGAACTTTTCTGCATGATAATTCCGAGATCATTCATACTGACAGGCTCTGTATTCGCGATTTGGTTCATGCAGTCCAAAAGATGTTCTGCGTCGTCTGCAACCAGACCAAAGCCTTGCATTGTAGAAATCAGGTAAGAGGAGGCAGTTGTTGCGTTATCAATCTGATCTCCAACGTTAGCCATAAGCGCAGACACACGAGCAAGCTCTTCAGAGTCTTTGTCCGTATATCCGAGTCGTTTCCAGTCAGCAGTACTACTTACAAGGTCAGAAATATTCGCACCAAGCTCACGAGCATTTGTTGCAGTTCTGTCGAGATATTCATTCATCTCGTCGCCAGTCATTTTACTGACCTTTTTGAGTTCAGTTACAGCCGTATCAAGCTCAAGAACGTTATCATAAACCTCTCGCAGACCCTGCTTAACCATAGCAACGCCAGCCATAGCAATTGCAGTCTGAAAATGCTCCTTAAACAAGCGAGAAAGCTTTTGGCTTAAAGTTTCTGTAGTGGCCCCACATCTGCTGGCCTCAACCTCAAGGCTTGATAGTCTTGCACTAAGATCAGTAACATCGCCTTCACAGCCAGCAGCAGAAGCTTTTATTCCGTTTAAACTATCAATTAGCCAAGAATATTTACTTTTATTTGCAATAGAGTCTTCTAACTTCGTTGCACGTTCATAAACACTCTTAAACTTCGTCATATCAACATTGGCTTGATTTAAATCTCTAAAATCAAATCCAAGTTCTTTTAAATGTTGACTTGTAGAATCAATAGTTGTATCAAGAGTCTTGCATTTTTTATCAAAGTCTTGAATCGCTTTTCCTGGTGTAGTGTTCTCAATAGAAGCAAGCTGATCTCGCAACTCTTTTAATTTTCCAGAAGTTTTTCCAGTTCCATCTTCTCCATATAAATATTTTTTGATATTATCATTTTTATAGTTGGAGTTATTCTTGGAATAGTTTTCAAGAGACTGAATCTTTTTTTGATATTTTTCATACTCGGATTCTTGAGATGTGAGAGTCTTTTTTAAATCATCTGCAATTTCTTGATTTTGTTTTTTTAGTTCTTTTGCAGCCGAATCAGCACCTTTTGCAGTATTCCTGTCAGCATTAAACTTTCCGTTTTTTTCGATATCCTCAAGCTTTAACTTCTGAGATTCCGTAATTACATCTTTTGTTTTTGTCTTGAGTTTATCCATCTCATCGTTGATTGCGCTCAGTCTAGTCTGTACCGCTTTCAACTCAGATGATTTGTTTCCATTAGCAATTAACGATGCTTCATCCGCTTTTAACTTTGCTTGACGATTTGCAAGGCTGAAAAGGCGAGAAATATCACTTTTTGAAGTATCTTGTGTTTTTGTAGAACCAGACTTTCCGGTATCAACCTTAACTGTCTGCTTTGCCGCAGATTGCATAGCTTTTTTAAGCTGTGCAGTTACTTTACTCTGGTCGATCTTAACATCAAGTGTAACCTTTGGAGTTCTTAATTTTCCGATCTTGACCACCTTGTCAAGTGCATCATTTATATTACGGATAGTGTCGTTTTGATTTACTCCAAAAGCAATTTTTACTGGTTTTTCTTTATAATGCTCCTTGACAGAATTAAATTGCTGGTCTAATTCTTTTTTATTTGTGTCAATAACAACCTTGACCTTAATGGCCGTTACGGCAGAAGACTCTGCGCCAGTATTTTCTTTTTCATCCATACTGTTGGTCACCTCTCTTTTCCATTTTCAACAATTCCTTTCAAAATAAAAAAGAGAAGCGGCCAGCTTCTTCAAGCCAGCCTCCTCTCATTCAAATTTTCCAAATAAATTGTGGGATTACAATTCATGTAATGCGGTTTTTACGAGCATAGCCGCTTCAACTTGTACTTTTGAAATAAATGGACGCGCAGGACGCTTTGGTTTATTTTCCTTCGGTCGCCCCATTCGATTCCATTCTGCAATATCCATCCACAAGCCATGCTCAATCCAATTAGCAAACATTGTTTCTTCTAATGCTGCATTATCTCCTTCTCGGAATGGTGTTTTGCACCACGATGCCTGCGGTCTTGCAATATCCTTCACTGTCATGGTCACCACATTATTGTCGGTAGTAACGCTACTTACGATATTTTTTTTGCTTTCGATTCCGTCAGACCGCCCACTCTTCGAGTGTACGTTTTCTACAATGCTCGCCTGCAGTCTCGTTTCAATTTCCGGCGCAACACCTTCAAGGATGTCTTGAACGCTGTTAACCACACCGGCCAGTAAATCATCAAAGTTCGTATACGAAGAAGCAAGACTTCCCATTCACTCCACCTCAAATCTCAAACCGATCCTTTGCAGACTGAATCTTTGTCGTATCCTTTTTAATGTAATACTTGTTGGTCACATCCGTGCCAGCATGGTTGAGCAGGGAAGAGACGTCTTCCAGACTCATACCCGCATTCTTCAGCAGGGTAGCACCACTGTGCCGGAAATCGTGCGGATGCAGTGTAGGCTCGTCAATCATCTCACCAATCTTCTTACACCAATCACCGGCAGTGCTTGAAGTAATCGGCATCCATGCGCCATTGATTTTCGTACCAACAAACACATAGCCGCCATCCTCAATATCATGCTCAGTGCGGTATTCCTTCAGCTCTTTCAAAAGCTCAGAAACTTCCTTGCTGAACATCAAATCAACAATTTTTCCTTCCTTTTCCAGAACGTCATGCACCATACGGTTCTCATAGTCGATAGACTTCCAGAGTGTATTCCGCACAGCGTTGACACGAGCCATCGTGGATAGCGAGAACAGTGCATACAGACGCAGCGTCATCGCATTATCCTTCATGTGAACGGTGGTCGCAGATTCAACCAGAGCGTTCAGCTTCTCTCGCATCAACTTAACCTCATCAGGCGTAAGGTATGTCTGCTTCACAACAGCCACATCCTTTGTCGGTCGGTCAATGAACTCCATCGGATTCTCTTTGATGATTTTCTTCTTGCGAAGATACCGGTACAGTGCAGAAATCGTACTCATGCGTCGCTTCATACGAGCAGAGTTATTTCCATGCTTCTTACAGTAGAACAGAAATTCTTCAATATCCTCTTCCTCAAGTTCCGTCACAGGGGCGTTGCCCTGATTGTCCAGAACATAAATCATCCACTGCTTGAAATCTGATTCATAATTGTAAACAGTAGACGGGCTGAGATCACGGATGCCCATATCAGTCTCATATCTATCCCAGTATTTCAAAGACACTGGGTTAACATTCTTGAACTTCTCAGCATCCCATAACTTCAGCGGTTTACTTCTTGTAGCCATATTAAAATTCCCTCCAACCCACCTCTAAAAGTGTTTATTCCTTTTTATCTTTTGCCAGCACAGCAGAGATCTCCTGCTTATTGTCCAGCAGGGCAGAAGTCACTTCAGAAAACTTCTCGACGTCAAAGTCATTCAAGTTGCCCTTCACATCATTCAAATAGTTCTCCATAAAGTCAACGAAATCAGAAATAGGGTCAGGCTTCTTAATAATCTCGTTGAGCTTACCACAGAGACCAAGAACCAACCATTCCTTATGAGAACGGTCAATCTGCTCGTGAACGGCCTTCTCCAGAGAATCATACTGATCCCAGAACGCAGAAGTATCACAACCAGCCTTGTTAATCTTGAAATTGAAAGATTCGTAAGCAATACGAGGCCACTCACTCTGCGGCTCGCTACGATAGTCATAATCTGCAAAATACTTCAGGATAGTCAACCGGAACACAACATCGAGCAGTGCAGGCTGATAATCACCATCGATAGTACATGTCTTGACTACCTCATCAAGAAACTCATTTCGCTCCTGAAAATTTAAAACCTTCATTTTATCTCCCTTTCGTCTGTGCTTGCTTTAATTTCTTTCGCTCTTTCCGAGCTTTTTTTAGGTCGTCATAATCGACCCAGCCTCCATCGATTTTGGAGTATGTGATCCAGCGGTAATCTACATCAGGATACTTGAACCAGAACATCTTGCGCTTCATCAAAGCGACACTATCAGCGAATCCCTTCGTATCAATCACTTGTTTGCTGCCATCTCGATATGTAATTTCATAGTCCGCCACATAGTCAATCTTCCGCACCGCTACGTCCTTGCCGTCCTTATCGACCCGGCGGAACGCTTCTTGCAAAAGAAAGGGGACTTGTTTACGACACTCTACAATTTCGCCGCTTGCCAGTCTTGGCAATACAATATCTCGATAAAACAACATTTCTGCCTTACTATCATAAACCACGCCATCATGTGTTCTGTCTGCTGGATTCTTACTGACATTAAACTTTGTTCTGTTCTTTTTCTCCATAAAATCACCACGAAAAATAAAGGGGCGGTTATGCCCGCCCCTTACGATTTGATGTTTTCTTAACTACCGGCTTCACGGGCGTTTCATCTTTTACATCATCAGATGACTCATTCTCTGCCTTTGCAGGCTCATCCATGATTTCATGGAAAATATCACGAACAGCCGGGATGAAATTTTCCACCTCGGACTCCGTGATATTCTTATACTTGCGCACCAAAAGAGTAGTCAAGTCTGCCTTTGCAGTCTCTCTTGAAATAATTCCTTGACGATACTGATTTACGGCAGTCCACACAAGAAAGTGCGGCTCAGTGTCGCAAATCATCCGCCAAGGATTAAGACGCGCATCCTGCTCGCAATGCGGGCAAACCGGATATTCTTTTCCGCAAGTACGGCACCAATTCAGATTTGCCATTAGGCAGCTGCGGTCTCGATGCGGAACAGACGCTTATCGTCAGAGCAGTACTCCTGAGTAGCGCTGATCTTAACAGGGTGAGTCAGCTCGTTATTCAGGGTCATATCGATAGCGTTATCCATCTTGGCGTTCGGGAAGATGATGCGCATCAGCTTCTTGTTTGCCTTGTCGCAAGGATTGTAGCAGAATGCTTCAATCACAAACTCGCCCTCGGTAGAGAACTTGTCGGCACTATCATTGATAGCAACGCCCTCTTCGCTCTCGTACTTGTACTTCACAACAAAGCGGTCGCCAGCCTTCAGGTTCGCACCAGTAGGCAGAGTAACCTCAGTGCCAGTGACAGAGAACTGAGACTCGGCAGTCTCACCCAGTTCAAAGGTCTTCAGTGCGTTGCCCTGACCATCAATCAGATCGATGTACTTAAAGGGTGCATTTGCAACAGCAGCCTTGGGGGTGTGAGCCAGGGTCAGCTTCTTGCCATCAGTAGAAGTAAGATACTCAACAGTGGTAAAGACCTGCTTTGCCTCAGAAGAAGCAACCTCCTTCTTGGAACCCATCTGCTCTGCCAGAGCACCCAGATGCATCAGAGCATTAGACCAATCAGCCTCGGCAGTCTTGCTCTTATCAAATGCCATGATGTTAACACCCTGTGCATCCTGAGCATAAACGGTCTCGCCACCCAGAGTCAGCTTGAAATCCTTAACCTGATTCATGGTCCACAGGCGCTTGCCGTTCAGGTCATACTCGTGAATGCGATGAACGCGGTCAATAACGACCTCATTGAAATTAAAATCGCTCATAATATTCTTCCTTTCAATTTATTTGGATAAAATAAAAGAGCAAGGCTAATCAGTCAACCTTGCTCGTCCAATCCAGTTGTGCTTTTGGGATTTTCCCAAATTCCACGGTGCCAGCATAAACGCCATGCATCGTATTATCGTAACTTTTTATTTGTTGAATCTTTCTTACATGATTCATAAATACACTCATAGGGTAGTCCATAGCCTTGAAGTAATCCGCTTTAAAGCCGGATGAACACGCCATCGAGAGAACAAGCTCTGCAAGATGTGGTTCATAATGCTTTGTTTTCTGATACTCCAAGTTATCTCTGGCTTCCTCTATCATTGCAATTCTTGTTAGTTCGTCGGCAGCAAATTCAGAGTGCTTTTCAATTCCATTTGCGGCACATAAGTACTGAGAAATTGTTTCATACACTACATGGTCAATACGAGTATCCGTAAGTCTGTTATGCAAGACAATCTCACCACTTATGTTATCTTTCGCCATCATAAAACCAGAAGTGTCCATATCGCCAAGCAAAATAGACATATCCTGATTTTTGTTGCCTATAAAAAGTTGCCGAAACATTTCAAAATCCGAAATTTTTTGCCAATCAACACCAACAGAGTCAAGTTGTGCTTTGTAGTCGCTCGATGTAGAACAGAACAGATAAACCAACTGAAAATACTTTTGCTCGCCATAATCTATAATGTCACCGACAGACGGCATATGAATTGTAATTTTGTCGTTGATTTTAAAATCTCTTCCACGCATCAAACTTGGCTCGTACATCTCTCGAAGTTCCATCAGCCACACCCCACAAGGTCATCCAGATCCTGCGTCTTGAACGTCATAATTCGCACACGATGGTGCAAATCCATATTGTCCTCGATATTAGATGTGATTTTAAGCTGCTTGATTCCAAAAATCGTACTGCCGTGCAGTTCTTTTTCTACAAGACCACTCAGATAGTCAACTCGTGTTGCACCGCCATGACCTTTCATCTTCATTAACGCTTGGTTCACGATAACCCACACAGTAAGCGTGAAGTTCTCATACCAATCGTTGACGTTGCTTCGGTCAGTCATATTTACCTTAAAACAAATATAGCTGTGTGCTGCCTCAATCGTGTCGGGAATATGGAAGTAAGGGAAGATATATGTATAAATTGCCTCATCTGGCTCTTCAATATCATCATTGCCCATCGCTTCAACAAGCCCATCCGTATTGACCAACTTTAAAGCCAATTTGTTTTTGTAGTCAGTAATCAATTCACTCGTTGTCACAGCAAACTCACCACCTTACATTCAATTGATGTATTTGCCGTACCATCTGCATTTGTCAGAGAAATCTTAACAGTTACGCCGTCCATGATACTATTATTCAAAATACGAATTTTGAAAAGACCATCTGTAGCAACCTGTGTTTCAACAAAGCTCTTGAACTCATCAAGACAAATAAAGCTCCACCTTGCAACTTCCGCAACCTCTTCACCCGTAATGCTTGTGAATACCGGAGTGAATTTCTTCCAAGAGCCACCAACACGAACTTCTGGCTTGCCTGCGTACTTAATGGTAGCGGTAATCTGAGAATCCGTATCCGGCACATTACTCTTGTTTGGTTCAAAGTAGTCACAAATCATCTTCTCGGCATTGTCCGTCTTGCTGTTGTACTGATCTTGCCGAATATTCAGCACAAGGAACCCCTGTGTCTTACCGTGCAGTTCATAGCGCTCTGTGCTCTGGTCAACAGAAGTCGTAACATACGTTTTCGGCTCTCCATTGATAATTTCCAGCATAAAGCGCTTATCAAGGTCAATCAGTGCAGTCTCATCATCGAAAGGCATCTGCACCTTATATTCACGCTGGCTCAATGAAGTCATAACAAGTTCCTTATTATTTGCATAATAAGGCTTGCTCAACGTTGCCCAACGAGAGACTATCTCACCAGTAATCGGGTTTTGCCATTGAATCTGACGGTTACACAGTTCCATTTTTCCACGAAGAAAAATCTCATCATTTGGTTCTATTTCAGTTACCAGCCATTTACAGTTGTAACAGTCAACAATATCACCAAGATTCAAAGAATCACCGGGATACGCCCAAATCTTCTTTTCCTTGGCTACACTGTTACTACGGCTGACGACCAGTTTCTGAGGCAAACCATTTACTAAAGTATTATCCTCGTAGTCAACACTATCCTTGAAGTGTGCAGCGAAGTCACGTTTTGCAAAAGCAATTTTGACATCCTTTTTGCTAGACATCTTTGCGGCACCACCAACAGCTCGTGCTCTCGTATAAAAGTCCATCGGTATGCCTCCTTACTCAGAGTAGGAAGCGTATGTATCATAATCGATGGTCTTACGCTTACGGGTCGAGCGGTCTTTTGCCATATAATTGTCCAACATCGTCATATTCTCCTCATGGACGTCTTTCACAAGAGCACGAATACTCGCACGCTCATTAGCAGGGGAGAATACCTGTAAACTTGTAGGAAGGTCTTGTGCACTAAATGCCTTTAGCTTTTCAAACTCTCGTTTGAAATGCTGCTCCAGCATCAGGTGTGCAAGCATATCAATTTCGTCGTATGTAAGGTCTGAATTGAATTCCTCTAGCTCAGAATCATAATCATCAAAGCTAAAATTCTCTTCAGGTTCAATATTTCTGAAAATAACAGAAAGCGACTCCATTAAATAACTCTTTGCACGGTCATGCACAAGGTTTCTTACTTCGTTCTCGTTTAGGTCAAAATACTGAAAGAAATTACTATCAGTTTCAACCAGCTCGTAGAACTTGTCGTATACCTGTGAAAATGCGGTCACATTATCCCTCCAATCTTACTCGGCGGGAACGACCTCCGCCTTTTCTCCATCAGCCTTCTTACGGCTACGCTTAGTATTCTTTTCAACAGGAGCGTCCTGTGCCATAGGCTGTACACCAGCCATCATAGACTGCATCTGTGCCAATGCCGCCTGCATCTGCTTCTGCATTTCAGCAAGCTGGTTCTTTGCGGCCTCAAGCTCTGCCTGAACATCAGCAGGGGCAGACTTGGCTGCAGGCACAACAGACAGCTCACTGTTACGCTTACCAGCACGAAGCTCCTTATAACGCTCGTCAATCAGGCGCTTAACCTTAGTGGACAGGTCTTCACCGGCATTCGTCATGCGATAAAAGCGACCACGAATACGCTCAAACTGAGCACCATCCTTAATATCGATCATCCGCTGAAGATTCTCGACAGTAGGATTCAGAATTGCGTCATCAATGTCCTCGATAAACAGAACGTTATCGCCCTTAATGCCAAGCGCATCAAACAGCTTACTCTGCTCTTCAGGACGGAATCGCAGAACACCGTTCTTGAAAGCGTTACAAACACTATTCATATACTGAATCTCCTCCGGCGGAACGGGAATCACACAAGGATCTTCCACACTACCGGGCTCGAAAGTATAGCCCTTACCGCTCAGTGACGAAATGGTAACCACGTTATCGTCGCAGTTCAGAACGTCAATAAACTTCTTTTCCATCACGGAACTCATAATTTGTCTCCTTTTCTATAAAAGCGGAAGCCGCAAAGCCCCCGCCCAGATTTGCCTTTGGTAAAAATTACTGCAGAACAATCTTAGCAACGCGCTCGATATGATCAATGCTGTAGCCGAAGGTGAAGTCCTTGACCATCAGATGAATCTTCTCGTTATTGTTGTCGTGATCCTCGTAAGTATGAGTCTCACCCTTCATGTCAAGGCGACCGATCTTGCCCGCGATACCATAAATTCTCTTCTGTTATTTTTAAGAAAAATGTTTATCTAAAATTGATTCAATGTTATCAAAATCCGTGTAGGGAATCCTGATAAGCTTAATGCCGTTATTTTGGCAATATTCGGTTTTAATGTTGTCATTCCGTTGCTGTGTCTCAAATTTATACTTGACACGTTCAGCAGATTCGCCGTCTCCAAACTTTACTGGCTCAAAATGTTGTTCTCCATCGTATTCGATGCAAGTTTTTTTGTCCTTGACGTAAAAATCAAATGGTAATGGACGAATATTCCTACAATCATCAAACTTAAATTCACGAGTGTAGTTTATTCCGTTGTCATCAAAATACTTTGCAATACGTAAAGCGCCATGCGATAGGTTGCATTTTGGGCAACCTCTTCCTGCTAAAACAGAACCAACAAGAGTGTGCCACTCATAACCACATTTTTTGCATCGAAAATTCGCATGAGATGTCATATCTTTATAACCATTTATGTATTCAATACGATCATTCGTTTTTGCGATTCTTTCAATAATTTCTGCCTCTGAAACACGAGCCTTTCCAGCACATTTTGGGCAACCAGAATTTCTGTTATTAAGTATCGTATCAGGAATTGCAGTCCAATGATAACCGCAAACATCACATGCAAAGTCCACTTTTACGGCAATGCGAACGTATTTTGAAAGAACGCGGATAGTAGGAAACCGCTCGTGCATTTCTTTCAAAAACTCATCTTCTGTGCGTCTATTTGCAGCACGCCGATAACACTCCATACACCCATGACCTTCAAGCAAAGTGTGTGGAATGCCGTCCCACTCGTATCCGTCAATTTTACACTTACAGCGAACACGAGAATCGTTTTTCTCATACTCCGAAAGTAATTCGATGTTTGGATTTACTTTAAAAAGTTCTTCTTTAAATTGAGTAGGAGACTTTCGGTTAGACTTCCCTCGCTTTGAAGATGCACAAATTTGACACCCATGCCCTTCAAAAAGAATTCTGGCTTGAACTTCTCTAATATCTCCACATACTGTGCATTTTCTAAGAATTGGTTTCCTTGAGCCTTTATACTCAGAAAGCAACTCAATAGTCGGATTTAATTCAAACACTTTCTTTTTAAACTCTTCGTTGGTTATTTTCGAACCCATTCTACACACCTCCTTTCTTGCAAAATAAAAGCCAGATACTCTACACAGCATCTGGTTGAATCAAAATATTAGATAAACACTATAATCGGACGCTACTCCGTTCTTGTTGCATATAGCAACCTCGTACTCTCATACGAGCAAAGACTATATCTTCACCCAGTAAAACTGGGGCACACCACTTCGGATGCCAGACACTTGCATCCTAACCGCTCCCACGCGGATAGTCGTTGAACCTTCTCCTTTTCGGAGCTTGGCTGCTGATTGCCCATTATTTTTAATGTTTAGGTTTTAACCATGCATCATCTACAATTTTCTTTCTACTTTCGCAACCATCCATCTAGGTATATTTCATCCTTCTGTTTTGGTAATTGTAGTTTTAGGGTTTTCCAGCAATTCAATGTGTATTTGTTATCGTGACTTACATCACGACTGGACTATATTACGTAAATTTACATAAATTTAATCCGGGATCAGCAGGGAACCATCACCCAGCTTCTTGGCAGAGCTAATACCAGTAATAGCAACACCATCGTAAGTCTTAACAAGACCATAACGGTTAAACTCGTCCTTAGCTGCGTCAGACAGATACTCAGCGTAGCCGGTCATACGACGCATCTTGGCACAGTACTTCATCAGGCTGACAGTGAAGGGATTACCACCATCGGCGTACTCATTCAGATACAGAGCCAGAGCGTCCATGTCCTGCATAGTGGGCTCCTTACCCTGTGCATCGATCTTCTGCTCGCCACCAGTGATAGCGTCATCAACCATGCTAAAGATGTCATAGAACATCTGGTTCTTCAGAGCCTCAGTCATAAAGGTGGTCAGAGTTGCCACACTCTTCCAAGCATTACGTCTTACTTCCACAAAGCTAAGATCAGCCTCGATCTGCTTATTACGCCAGACGGGCTTAATGGTCTCGTAGTGCAGGTAAGACTTCGGCACGTTGCCGCCCTTGGCTGCATCATAAGCCTTCAGGGTGTTCTTAACAGTACGACCTGCCTCGTAATCATCAAACTCACCAACATTACCACGCTCAAACATGGAGTCCAGCAACTCATCAGGTGCACCATACAGCTCATCAGTCACGGTGCGGTTAACAAACTGAGCAATCTCCTTATTGGGGTCGCCCTTATCAATCAGCTCCTCAACATGAGCGCCAACAACCTCAGCAATCTCCTTGTCCTCGGCATCCATAGCGCGATTGTACTGAGTCTTCTCAGCAACTTCATAAACACGACCAGGCTGCTTCATCAGCTCGGCCACTTCAATATTCAGTGCCATAATTCATTTCCTTTCTCTTCGCGCAAAATAAAAGAGCTACCGTCAAAAGACGATAGCCTTAGATTTCACGTATCATATTCAAGATTTTCCTCTCAATCAAGCAACAGTCTTTGCCTCGGGCAGTACACTAATCATAATCAGCTTGTGGCCGTTATCATCCATCACACCAGCAAACTCAAAACGAGAAGTACCAGTAGTAGCAACCTGCCACTTGCCATCAGTGTTAACCTCCAGCAGCTTGCCGATATTGGCATCCTGTGCATCATCTGCCTTATACTGGTCAGTGCCGTACAGCTCGCCAGCATACAGAGGAACGCGCTTCACAAGCGCACCTGCCTCAATCTTGGTGACCATCTTATCATAGTCATCAAAATTAGTCTGGCTTGCATAAATGCCCTCCGGGATAAACTCATGGGCAACCATCTCGATGCCCTCGGCGGTAGCTGCGTCAGGGAACTTAACCTGACCAGCCTTGTGGTCAACCTGAACACCCATACCGGTGACCATAGCGACCTTTGCGGCATAGTTAGCGGGAATATTCTTCGCGCCGTTCACCATCAGTTCACGAATCATAATATTTTTCCTTTCTCTCAAATGTTATTCCTTACCCAAATATTCCCGCCATGCGTCACGCTTGTTAGCGCTAGTGGTGTTATACTTGGTTTCATTCAAATTCAGCTTGATACTCTCAGGCTTATGTACCTCAGATGTCTCAATCTTCTTTTCGGCAGGAGCCTTCTTAGCGGCTTCAACGCAACGCTCGGCAATCACACTCTTGATGCCGGTCTCGTCCAGATTCTCAATCAGACTTGCGTAGTTACCACCCTCAGAAACTTCAGCTTCAGTAATCATCTTGCTGGAGAGTGCGTACTGACGCAGATCCTCCTTCTTCTGTGCAAGTTCTGCAGCCGCTTTTTCTGCCTCTGCCTTCTCTGCCTGATCCTTATATGGAGCCAGAGAAGCAACCTTTTCCTTTGCACTCTGCAACTCAGTATTCAAGCTTGCAATAGTGTTATTCAGCTCCGCAATCTTTGTGTTGACATCGGAAATAGAAACAGTCAAAGTAATATTCTGCGGCTCGCCAAGAGAAACTTCATCGCCCTCAACAGTGTAAGGGAACATAATGTAATCCAGCTCGTTCATGTATCCCCACTTCTTACACCAAATAGTGTGATCTTCAGGGAACATATCAGTCATGTAGTAATCAGAGCTAATCTTTGACACTGCATCTTCAAGCTTCATATACAGGTCACGATCAGTCAGACTGGAAGTCTCTGGAGCGGGTTCAGGCTCACCAGCAGGCTCAGTACCGGTTTCAGGCTCAGTCGGGGGAGGAGTTTCACCGCCTTCCTCGGAAGTTTGAACATCAGGCTCTGCCGGAGTAGTGGGCTCAGTGGTAGACTCAGTAGCGGTCTGCTCTGCCTGCTCAATCTCGGTGGGATTCTCAATCTGTGCGGTTTGAGTTTCCTTATCCTTATTCAGTTTCAAATTTTTTGCCTCCTTTTCATTAGATTCTATATTTGAAATCTCTTTTGTGTCCTCAATGTAGGCATTTGCCAACTCAAGACCAAAATCGGTTTCAGCGACTTCAAGCAGTTTAGAACACTTATATGCCGGTTCAACATTTGCACCAAGCAGACAATGTGCAGTAAACACGCCATCGTCAATAATTTTTGCCATGCGGCCACCCACGATTCCCTTATGAGCTTTTAGCACATCAATTTCCCAACTGGTATTTAATGTGCCACTCTCAATACGGCGCAGAATCGTCGCACAATCTTTTGGATATCGCTTCCAGATCTTACAAGAGGCAACAATAAAGTCGGTATCGTCAATTTTCTCGATACCGACCGATTGAAAGCTACCGAACGCATCAGTGTCAAATTCGGCAGTCTTGTATTCATTGCCGTCAGCGTCTTTTCTGGTGACGACTTTCATATTGTGACCGGAAAAATCCAGCTCACCCTTTGGAGCTACAACCAACTTACCAACAAGCGGGTTGCCAACCAGTGTACTCATCCAACTTTCAATGGTTTCACGGTTCAAAGCAACCTGATTTCCATTTACTGAGAAATCACAAATGACAAACTTGGCAAGATAGTGGTCTGGATGCTCCGTAATCTCAGAGCAACAGATGTTTCTACTATAGAAATACTCCTTACTCATCGTTCATCACCTCACTTACTATCTTCATTTCTTTGCTGGTCATAAATCTGTTTTTCAGTTTCCTCGCCCTTTGGACGGCCTGTCTTTTTATCACTGTCACCGCCGCTTGAGTTGCCGGTTGATGTATAAGAGGTCTGTCGAGCCACAAACACATCATCATAACCTTCCTCAGTTTCGGCCTGACGTTTACGGAGTTCGTCTTCAGCATGAAGCCCCATGTACTCGTAAGCAGTCTTGTAAGAACAATTCAAAGTGGTAAACAGGAACTGAGCAATCGCCTTCTTCATCTCCATACCCATCATTTCAGTAGTAGAGACCTTTACATCAGGGCAGTACATAGTGTCCACACCTGCATCTTCAAGGCGAATACGATACCATCGCTTTAATACATCCTCAAGCTGTTCCGCAATCTTACCGATATTTTTCATCAGCTGGTCAAGAGACACCTTTGCAGTTGAAACAGTCTGTTGACCATCAGTGTTTAAGAAACTGATACCTAAAGCTGCCATTTCTCGGTTACGATACTGTTTGACAGTCTCGATATTCGTCATCTCAACCTTCGGCTCAACATATTTGATATCCTTGACGTAGGGAGCAGTCGTCACAAGCACGGTATTTTGCTTCCATGCACGCAGCAGGTTATCGTGTGCCGTCACCTGTTCAGAAAAACCCTTCTTGTCTTTGTTTGGACCCATCAATTCAGGGTCAAGCTGTTGCCAGATGATTTTCTTTGCCTTTGCCTTAGCATTCACACGGTCCGAAGTATCAAAAGTCTCAAGCATCAATGCCGGGCGTAAGGCGCGGAATAGGGGAGAAACACCATACTTCTGACCCATATTGCCAATGCGAATTACACCGCAGTGGTCAACATCAAGCTTCGCGTATGTATCACCGTTTTTGAATGCCTGATATACCTCGTCTGGGTAGTTGTTCTGAATCTCAGTCTCCTGATTTTCAAAGAATAGCGCTTTATTCTTCTTATCCTTCAGCATAGACTTGCTTAAAGCGGATTTCAGCTTAGACATATTGATAAGCACAACAGGCTGTCCATTTGATAGGTAATCACTTATCTCAGCAATACCAAGAGGATAGTAGTCTACAATGTAGTTCTCATCTTTCTGACGCAGATATGTAATATAAGTGCCCTCTGCGTAAGTCATCGGAATGGCAGCACGTAACAGACTTCGCACATTGATTTGTGTGTTGAAATCATCAATCACTTCACGGGCGTAATTTACCTGTTTTGTCTTATTACGCTGTTCAGGGAATTGCGCAAAACTGCATTTAAACTCCGTATTAACATTCGCCTCAATCGCATCATAGGTAATACCAATTAGGTCATCTTTATTGATGTAATTACGGATGATTCCATTGACCGTCTGCACATTCGTCAGACTCGACTGTAACCCTCGTGCAAGTTCATCAATTCGGTCAACCGTCAGCGTTTCAGAGGAGGCTGAAATTTTCAGGTATGTACTATATTGCTTGTTTTCAGGATCATAGGACGCGATAGCATGGCGGATAACATTGTCCATTCTTTCTTCCGAAAGCTCGTTTACAGATGTAAGCACAACAGTACCATCATCTGTCTGTGAAGCAGTCACGACATCAAAATCTTCTTTTTTCTTTCTTGCCACATTTTCACCTCCTCTGCTTAGAAGTCAATGTTAGAAATACAAATCGGCGGAGCAGTCATTGTCTCCACCGCAGACTGGCGCACTTTATCCTTACGACGTAATTCGTATAGACGATGAGCAAGCAAAATAGCAACATAGAACCTATCATCGTGAATTTTATTGGCAACATCGGGTGCCAAAGCATATGTTACGGTCGTGTTTTCAGAGTTTGTCGTTTTCTGAATGCTTGTAATCTCGTTCTTCATCAAGTCGATATTAACCCATGCAGTCTGTTCTTCTAAAGTGAGTTCATGCGTCTTCAAAATTTCTTGACCAGTTGATTTATCCACGCCGTCTACTACCTGAACGTAATCTCCGCCGTTATATTCAAGAGGGAAGTGAATGACGCCAAGATTCATCAACTCAATAAATTCCTCAACCATGGCAGTACGGAATTTACGAGGACTAATTAGACGTAGCTTATCAACAGCATCTGGGTAACGGGCATCATATCCTTCATATAATTCATGATTTGCGTCGATAAAACCACGATGTTCCGCACCTGTTTTATCGGTCCAATTATTAAGCAAACCGTCCGCATATGTGGAAGTACCACCGCCGCCAGCGCCTTGGTCAATCATCAATCTATCAATGTACTCGTAATCAGGATTTTGACCATTGTAATGTAGAATCAACTCATGTAACTGCTCAAGCTGACGATTAGAATCGAGCTTGAATTTTTTCTCATTTGCAATATCAACCATGTTCACGCAGTTGATAATATCTCCACACATGCCGTTTTCTGGATCGTTATAAATACGCATAACACCAACAATAGAATTATCCATTGTGCGGGCAGGATCAAACGCAAGAATATACTGATAGTTCTTATCCCAATAAAGCTGTGGGATATACTTTCGCTCATTGCGACGAACTGTGCCCCATTTGATAATCTGGTTTACGCCACCATCACGGCTTGGGCGATTATAATATTCACGCAACGCCTTCATTTTATTTGACTTTAGAGCTGCTTCCACTTTGTCTCTTGTCAACAAAGCCTTGTATGGTTTACCATTCATATAGACCTGAATTGCAACATCGCAAATCATGTCGCAAACAAAATAATCACGGTCACCGGCAATCATACGCTTTGCAAAGTTTTTATAATAACGATAGAATAGTTTATCCATCGTATCCTGACTCGAAGCATACACAAGTTGTGTAGGAACCTTGCGAGGCTGAGTTTCAGGGTTATAAGAATCATCCGTATCAGTCACAAAGTCAGTATTCTGAGTGGCAAAAGCTTCACAGACAACAATCAGTTCGTCAGAGCAAAACGCAGCCTCGTCAAAAAACACAAGAGTTGCACGACGGGATCGGTTGGAATCCGGGTTGGAGTTTAGCGTGTTAATGGAACTACCGTTGTAAAACTCAACAACATACCCGGCGGGATTATGACTAAAGCCACTCTTATTGGTTGCAGACTTTTTTGTTTCTTTTTCTGCAATATCTTGCAGACTACGGATAGACGCAGCTGTTTTACCAACACGAGTGACAATTTCTTCGATTTTATTAAAAGTTTCCTTACTCTGATCACCAACGCTACTTACGATATAAATAGCTTGATTCTCATATAGGATAGCCTTTAGTAGAATGAAAACAGAACCTACAAAAGACTTACCAAAGTTTCGACTACATGCCCAAAGAACATGACTTGCATTCCAGCTTTGTTCTAGCATATATGCCTGAGCGTCAAATAGTTGGATACCCAATAAATCTCTGGCCGCAATAACAGGATTGCGCCGATAGAATGCAATCGTTGCCGCATCACACTCATAAATCTTACGTTTTACGGCTGTAATAATAGGCGCTCTTTGTTTCATTCTCATACGGCATCACCATCCGTATCTTTTGCGTTTGCGTCAATACCAGCATCTTCTAACAATTCTTTGAGCCGTTGATTTTCGATAAGAGACAGCCTGTATTTTTCCTTAGCGTCATCACTTTCTTTCTGGAATTTATCAATCAGTTCTCTTTGTGTATCGAAAATTTCCTGCATATCATTTTCGTCAAAGAAAGCATTTTCCTTGATTGCCTTAACACTCATATCTGCCGCCCATTGAGTGCCCGGAGACCGTAACTGGTCGTAAAAGTTTGCTTCTGCACCAGCAATATCCTTTTCCCGCATATCCTTCATCAAGAATGTAAGCGTATTACGTCCGGCATCCTTGTTGGAACGGTTCTTGACAGAAATCTCGTTTTCCTTGGCAATTTTATCGTTGTTAGAAACCAACTTGACCTTAATATCATTAAGGCTCTTGATAGTGTCTGCTGAATTCATCGGGTCAAGCTGGGCAAGTCGGAAATCAATCTTACGAATCTGGCCGTTATTGATGACAACCTGAATAATCTGTGACAGCTTATAAGGGTCATCTTCAATTCCGTCTTCAAAATATTTAATTAGATCACTAAACAGATATCTTCGATCATTTTCGGCATGACCTTCAAATGGGTCGTAACCAACAATAGCGATAACATCGTCCTTCGCTTGGATTTCAGCTTTAGACCATTTCTGTTCTTTTTCATCTCGAACATCCAGAGCGTTCTTATTCAATTCACCATTCGTAAGTGTATTTGAAAAAGTCTGCATCTGAAATTGTCGTTGATTCAAAACAATTCTTGACATTTTGCCTGGAGTACAAGTTCCTGAACTTTGAACAATAGAATCGTACAGAGAGTTATAAAACGGAATGTCTAAAATATGGCAAAGAATAATGCAAGCAGTCCGGTCTGATTCGTACATTCGAGAGTATTTTTCAAACATTTCTGTTACACACTCTTTGCAAATCGGAGTGTAATTATCATTTGCCTTCCAATTGCCATAACTGTTTTTATAGAAATGCCCGATTGGAGAATCATACTCTTTACCACAACATAAACATTTATAGCTTTTCTTATCAGAAACTATAATATCAGCATCTGCGGTTTTTGGTTTTCTAGGCAAATAAACACCTCCTTTTTCACGAAGCTACCTTCTTGTTTCTTTCTCGTGTTTCAATCATATTTAGATATGGGTGTGGAGGAATCTTTTCTCCTTTGTACGTAAAACTCCACATAAAACCAGATGCCGAAGCTCTTTTCCCGTTACAACAAGCTCCAATCTTCATATTATCACCACCAACTGCTTTGGCTGCTTCAGTCGGAGTCTTGTAGCATTGAACATATTCTCCATTAAGAGTATATTGGAAAACAGTCCGCAATCGTTTTGGTGGTCTTTCCACACTAGCAAATTCGCCTTGATATTCAAAGAACCAACGGCTTCCGTAGGCAGAAAATTGTGTGCCGTTTAAGCACTGAGAAATATGGCATTTAATTCCAGCCAAATCATGTCCATTTTCTTTAACAGAAATTGCCGCATCTAATATCGAAGGATATTTATAAATAAACTTTCCATCTAACCCATCATATCTAAAGATATTGCAGCCATCTCCATATCGTTCATCTAACAATAAGCTCCTTCTTACTGGACCAATATTAGCAACTTTTTTACGCGACCATTGAAAACCTCCAGAACTATGAGTTTTTCCTGTTGAACAAGCGCCAATATTTGATGCAACGATACCAAGCTGACGTTCTACTTCATCCATCGACGGCCACTCGTTTATATAATTTCCTTCCAAATCATATTGATAAATCGGTCTTGAACAACCTTTGTTATAAACTCCAGCGGTTCCAGAATCACCGCCTTTTGATATATTGTATCCGTACTCTGGATTTGTCGTTTGATATTCTTGAATATATTTTTGCTCAAGTTCGCAAGCTTCTTTTTTGCTTACATCAACAGCAAGCAGTTTGTGGTCAAAATTTTCCCATCCGTATTTATTGATTGCTCTTCCAAAAACTTGGTGTTTATATCCACTACCATCAGTTCTCCAACGATACAATGGACGCTGGTTTGTAATACCAATATATCGTTTGCTATTTACCTTGTTGGTGTGCATATAAACGCAAAATAAATTCGGGTTCGTATTATCAAGAGACATGTTGTTCTCCTTTCATTTCAAAATAAAAGGAAAGCTCACTGGGAACATACCCCAGTATTCGTTCAGCTCTCTCGAAAAACCATTTCGGTAGTAAATATCTCATCCGTCGTTTCGACAGGAAATATCAAAAATAAAAGCCGTAGAACGTGCGCACATTCCACGGCAAACAAAAGACACCCTCTGATGTGCTTGCGTAGCAGAGGCCAAGGGTGTTTCATTCACAAAAGACCCACCATGATACGCATCGTTGAGAGGCTTAGTGGGCTCAGGCGGCTCCGCCATTGTACGCTTCCATGAGAGGCGCGGCGGAGTCTTTATCATCTATATAGGTTTACTACGTCAGTAACGTACCTCACCCTGCCACCGAAGTAGCATAATAATCTTCAAATACCTGAGTTATGGAGGGAGTAGTAAAACCATAACTCAGGCTTGCAAAAGGAGAGATGCTGGGTGCAGCGGTTGGATTTGAACCAACGAATACACGGCTTATGAGGCCGGTGCCGTAGACCTGACTGGGCAACGCTGCGCTATATGATGCCTAAGTGTCTCAAGAAGTAGAAAGTCATGTGTACATCATGATTCTAAAACCCAGACTTCGGACTTGCCATATGTCGCGCTCATATAGCCATTTTCTTCGAGCTTGACAGGATTCGAACCTGCGCTGTATCCACGAATAAGCAATCTCGCTTCGTGCAGATGTCTGCTACCATCCGCTACGTTCAACCTCTTCGCATTACAAGCTCACAATAAAACCTACCTTTTAGCCGGTGGTAGGGAACCGGTATAATATAGGCCCTCCGGGAGAAGGACTGGCGCGGTCTCAGAGATTCGAACTCTGGCATCGGATTTACCGACCTAACGGTGTTCAAGACCGTTCTCTTCAACCACTTGAGTAAGACCGCACAATAAAAACAAGCATCCATCAAGCCACCCGAGCTAGTTGAATTGTTCTCGTGTTGATAAAACGCTTGTTTTAAACTTTAATGGTCCGCACTTACGGTGGCGGAACACCTGATGTTTTAAATCGCGCACTGACACGGCGCAATGCGATTGGCTTGGCATTTTGCTCCTCAAAGCTACTCTGCGTCTGACTTTACAGCTTATACACGGTTGCAACCAATGACCGCTTTCGCCATGCCAGAAGTCGGGTATGATCCGACAGTCTGTTGATTACAAATCAACTGCATTATCCATTTATGCTATCCCGGCACAAACCCGTAGACATCCGCCTACGGGCATAGAAAAGGAGACAATAAATGATGTCCCAAAGCAGACCTTGCGGTCGTACTTCTTTTTTAATTACCCACTTATTGGTAGGGTGTCACCGTTTTTAATTCAAACGCACAATATGCGTTTTACTCTCAATCAACTTTCCATCTTTGTCCTGATAGACAACAATGAAACCCTCTCGCTGCGGAGTGGTCAGTTTACCGTCTGCATACTCCATTTTTGAAGTATCACAACAACAGCCCTGCTCGTATAGATTGTACTTTCCAACAGAATAAGAGCCGACACGATGTACATGACTCATAACCAGCGAATCAAAATCAAGTCCAATATCCTGAAAATAGCGTAGCGCTTTTTCGCTTGTTTTCAAAATTCCAGATGAGAATGCCATAGGATGACACAGAACCGTACTTCCTATCTGGCTGTACCAACTGTCGTTGTAAATGATTTCAATACTTTCTGCACTAAACACTTTAACCAAAGGGTCGTAATGAACCTTTGTATGAAGTTCCTTGTTATAATGGTTAAATCCATCAATAAGAATAAGTTCAAGTGCAGTCTTCGGCATTAAGGCAAGAAGATCCTCGTCAATATTCTTGGCAAGATAATTCTGGAAACGAATATCATGATTGCCGTAATTGACCACAACCTTTTTAGGCCGTAGCATTTCAATCAAGTCAATCAAATACTGTCTTGCCAACAAAATTTCATCCATTGGACTTTGCCGATACACACGCGAAAAACGCGACAGGGCAGCCGCGTCTACGCAATCTCCGTTTACCTGAAGAATATCAATCTTACCAGCGTACTCACTAAAAATCTCAATGGGCTTCTGAAATGGAATATGTAGGTCGGAAATAGACAGAATGCAGGTTCCCACATCTCTATTAGATAAGGACTCCTGATACTGCATACCCGCACGGAATGCCTTAAAACGCTTGCGATATGCGCACTCGCCAAAATTCTTACCCAATTCATCATTGAGCACTTTAGATGCGCCATCCCAAGTCAACTCTCTAGCCAGAACAGCATTCCCGATTCTTACAAAGAAGTCATCACTCGTTTCTTCTGGCCGTTTATTATAGCAACCCATTGGCATCAAGCCGGATCGCCCAGCAGCTCATCAGAAGTAGAAATATTGATGGTAACGCCCTCAATACCATCCCACTTTGCCAGAGATTCCTTTAGACTAAAGACATTTTCGCCATCCTTGGTAATCTCGGTGATGGTATCTGCCTCGGTATCGATAATAGCATTCTTAAAAACAACACTCTTCTTAGCAACCATAATTTTATTCCCCTTATATTTTATTTCAAAATTGAAGTATTTTAGCATTCAAATAAGGCCATATTTGCCATAATAGTTTTCCATATTGATTTCTGGGAACTTCACATCAAGCAAACTTGCCCATTGGCTGATCCAACTATGATGTATACCTTCAAATTTTTTGATGGCGTCTTCAACCGTCTTTACCTTGCGCAGATCAATTTCAATATAGCGTCCATGAGAACAGGCGTAATCTTCCTTTATCTCATCACGTACCCAGAGTTCTTTAAATTGACTTTCATCCCGATGAAAATATGGAGTGTATTTATAATGCTGCCCACCCATAACTTCGCAAAAAATCTTTTCAGACGGAATGTAAATATCATATGGCATCCATCGACCAGTCTTTGGATTCTTGACCACTCTGTATTCCGTAATTGTATCAGGATACTTCTTTTTGCAGTATTCTTTCAAACCAGTAGCAACTCGACTATCACTTTTGTGAATTGCACATTCTGGACACCCTTTTCCAGCTCGAAAATTACTCCAGTCGATTTGTTGTTCACCATGTTTAGGGCATAAATAATGCAGTTTCGTTGAAGCGTTGTGGTAATCCTCTTTTTTTGATAAAAGAGTATATCCGCGTTTTGCAAAAGCATCCGATATCACATTGAAATCTTTGCAACGCCGTTTCGCAACGTCTTCATCTGCACATTTTCTACAACCGGCACCATGCGAAAAATTATTCCAACCAATAGTCATTTCTCCATGCTTTGGACAAATAAAATGAATCTTTTTTGTTGACGATGGTTCTTTCGTTAACAGCGTATAACCACGATCTTCAAATAAAGTTTTGACGTTTTCATATTTTAATTTGTTTTTACGAGATGCTATCCGATCTCCTCTTGCACAAATATCGCAACCTTTCCCGACAAGGATATTTTCTGCAAGAGCGTAATATTCTCTACCACAACGATTACATCGCACAAGGATTTTATCTTTTGTACGTGAAAAAGTACCTACAACAGTAACTTTCTTGTTCTTTTCTTTTGCTTTTTCTTGAAATTCTTCGTTTGATAAAGACATTTTTTTTTCACTCCATTAAATCAGCCCATTGGCTGATCCATCCGCGATGATCAATAGTCAAATTACAAATTGCAACACGCTCGTGCTTTGAATAGTGCTCAATACATTTCGTAAAACCAGAAGTGGACGAATCTTCAAGGTCGCACTGTTTGTCATGACCAATCACAATCAGTTTTACTTTTTGTCCATTACTGCCATCACAACGAGAAATAGTTGTACGCAACTCAGGAACAGTGAAATTCTGACTTTCATCGATCAAAATTATACCTTTTAAATTCATACCACGAAGGAATGTATGAGTCATACAATCAATATAACCAGTCCCATTCTTTTGATTTACCATTGTGTCATCATTGATAACTTTATTTGGATCAATGCCACACTTGACAAGTGCCTGATAGAATGGGGCAAAATAGATTTCGCTCTTTTGTGCCAAATCTCCGGGAAGATATCCCTGACGCTTCTCACCATAGCTAGAGACGACATATGTAAGATGGTCAAAATAACCACACTGAACAAGCAAGTTTGCAGTCGCTGTTGCAATAAGCGTTTTGCCAGAACCGGCACAGGCATTCACCAGCACAACATCAATGTTTGGATTCCAGATAGCATCTCGAAATACCCGCTGTTCTTCACAGAGCTGAATGCCGTAAAAACCATACTGATCAGGATCAGTAATCTTCTCCATGGGAATCTCAGTGGGAATCTTTCTCTTAGCCATATATTTACTCTCCCTTAATTGAACTCATCCACGTCATCGCAAATCTTATCTACGATACCAAAGTTGACCTGCTCATTAGCATCCAGATACCAATCCTTAGCCTTATTTTTGGTCATGGTCTTCTTATCAATAGTAGAGTGAGCCATAATATACTCACGCATCTTCACAACTTGCCTCTCATAGTAGTCCATAGCCATCTTAGACTGTTCAAAAGTACCCTGTGCACCGCCAGATCCACTGTGAATCAGCGCGGTAGAGTGAGGCAGGGCAAAACGTTTCTGACCGGACAGAAGCATCACAAGAGCAGCACTCATCGCAATACCTGCATTGATCGTCCAAACAGGAGTCTTACTCAGCGCAACAACATCAATAAAGCTAAACATTGCGTCCAGCTCGCCACCATAGCTGTAAATAAACAGCTTAATAGGCTTACGCTGCTCAACAGGAGTATCCTTATCAATACGGTTGTACTGCAGAATCTTGCGCTCGATTTCAATCAGAGACTGGTCAATCTCAAAGTCAATAAAGAAGATGCGATCCTTCTCATCAACGTAGAAGTTCATCGTCTCAGGAGATGGGAGACAGCCACCATTCATCAGGTTGGTGATCTCTTCTGGTAGTTGAATTTCAAAGTCCAATAGTCTATACCTCGTTCTTTCAAAGATTAGTAACGTGCGTTACGCTGCATCTGCTTCAGCATCTCAACAGCGGCAATATTAAAAGGAAGCAGCTTAAGATATCGAGCAGACTCTTCCAAATACCGCTTGTGACGGGTCTTTGCAATGCAAGCATGAGGGAAGACCTTTCTCACGGCCTTCGCTTCGGACTTAGTAATTTCAATCATTAGGTAAAACACCCTTTCAAAATAAAATAGGTAGGAAGAAAACAAGCGTCCTCGCTCTCTCCCTACCATAACTTTCCGCACTGTGTTTTACTCTATATATGTAAAATTATAACGTATCTACGTTAAAATATTGCACTTTTTTGCATTTCATAAATCAAACATTTTTCTATTCTGTGCGGTTTTCTCAATATTTATGTTTTTAGCGCACTTACGACAGTATTTTTGTCTGCGTCCGGTGCGAGCAACCATCTTTCCGCAACAATCACACTTGATGTATTCTTTCCCACAATACTGGCTCCACAGAATGCCAGCATTCTCAAAATCGTCCACGAAAATCTCATGAGGAGAATCCGGCTCCGCAATCAAAATATGGATATTCAAGTTGTCAATCTTTTTCAAGCTGGCAAACCCAATAAAGCCAAGATTATGTAACTCACAAATCATCTCGTTCTGTTTTTTCTCATTCACAGACACGTTTGCCATCCTGAAAATATCAGCCGTATCTTCCGTAATCCAGTAATTGCATTTTTCATTAACGGCAATATGGTATTTTGCCAAACACAGCATCGTAAACATCAGACGTTGCATCTGCTTGCTTTCAAGTGCTTGAATCTTCTCTACCTCAGCCTTCGTAATGCACACACCATCAAGTTCCACCATAGGACGACCCTTTGCAGAAGCAATTGCTTTATCAATCAGCTCTCTATCTAGAACCTTGTTATACCCTTCAAAATGACGCAGCATATACTCGTTAAGCTTTTCTCTTACGTCATCCTTTGAGTATCCCTTATAGAAATAATACTTCGCTACATAATGCAAAACATGCCCAGCTTTCTTCCAAGGCACATCTTTCTCTAGCCACTCTTCAGCGTAAAGAACTTCATTCAATACAATCATCCGCATCCTCCTTGCTATTCATGTCAACCAACACATCCTTGAAACGCTTACCATCATATTCAATATCGCCATTCTCATCCTGTACAAGAGAATGCACCATACCATTATTGCGTTCCAATAAGCGTTTAATCAAAGTATCGTGGAACAACTCCCAGACGATTGCAATACTGGATGCATTCTTCTTACAAAGATCAAGCAGGATGTCGCAAAGCACATCGTCATTAGAACACTTATCATGAAGATTGCGGAACATACTTTCCTGATACAGCGCGATGCGCTCCTTGCGGTCTGCGCCGGTTTCTTTATTATTGTTTCCGTTGCCAGAATGGATTGCGTTACCACGAGCAAACCTCAAGTAATCCTTAAAAATAGAGCGAATACCATAGTATTGAGAATTGTTGTACTCAACGCCAGACTTGAGCGAGTCGTAATCAAACTTGCGCCTTATCTTGAGTTCTTCTTCAAAATCTTCAAGCTCGTCCTCAACAGTCCAGCACAGGCGGTTCATGGTACAAGAATTGATTCCGACCGGCATCCGATAGAGGTAATACTGGATAACCATTTCATCCACGTCGTCCTTGACGGTCTTTTGCATAATCTCATCCAGACCGGCAAACCCATCCCACTTGATACGCTTGCGAGCTGCGGCCACATACTGCTTGTAATCGCGCATCTGAGCAGGGTAGATGTAGCTCATAAAGTATGGCTTACGCCATGCGCAAATACTACTCCAGAACTTCTTATCCTCGATAATATCAGGATTATCATCGTCTTTAACGGTGCAAGCTTTGTTGTCATACCAGTATTGCGGCATATCTGTCGTAGCTACGCCTTTTATTTTGTCAATCGCGTTCTGCTGATAAAGCTGTCCGCAGATAATGCGATACGTAAGTTCATCGTATTCTTTACTACCTTGCTCAAATTTACTTCGCACATCAAACATCGTTGTAATTCGGTTTGTTGTACGTCCAATATTATCTCCAAATCCGCTGATATTAGATTCAATAAAATCCTTTTCGGTCGGAATTTTTTTCTCGCATTTGCGCTGGACACAAAGAACGACAGGCTCATTTACCCATTTATCAATAAGAACTCTATTGTCTGTAGAAAATGTAAGGTCGGCATCGAAATCTTCACCGTTAAGTGCTGCACACATATTATCCCACGCATTGGTGATAAACACGGACTTCATATAGCGATACCAGTATTGGCAATCATCAGATACATTCAAATTCATGCACCGAATATTTGCCATCTGACTCATAGGAGCTCTAAAACAAGCAACCCTCTTGACGTCTCTATCATTCCAAAAACGACTGTAAACCTCACCGGCCTTCAATAGTCCGGTTACCTCCATCCGAAACATAGACTGGCAAAGCGCATATGGATCGCCACTCGCAACTTGAAAATTCCCTCGTACCTTTACAACACCCGTTTTTGCCTGAGAGATTTGCTTTTTAATAAAGTATCGAATCCGATTCTGCACATAAGGGTCGTTAATCATTTCCGGCTCGATCATAAGAGCCTTAATATAGTCGTTTTCCAGACTGTTTATGTAATTCGGGTCATCACGCATTCCACTACCACGCAAATACAGCAACGCATCACGCCAATCACCGCCCATAACGCCCTTGATCTCGTCTAAGGTTGGTTTCACAAGTTCATGAATCTCATCGTTCGTAAGCTGATAACTTTGGATAAACTGATAATTCAGATTGCGCTCTTCATCAAGCTCCAACTCACAAGTCTTGGTTACAGAGAAGTGATAGTGGTTCTCTCTACAGTTTTCAAGATAGTCCTCACAACTATGGTAACTATCCCAGAGCTTTAGCATAGAAGTGCTAAGAACGACCTGAATTCTATTGATGTCGCGATAATCTCCCCATGCGTCCTTTAACATATTCTGTTTTGCTACCTTCTTAGCAAACTCACGGAAAGGGAATGGAAATAACATACCTTTACAGAACGCATTTCGCACACAGAAGCCAGACGCGGTGGATGGAAGTTTCAGATCATCACTCCACTGTTGTGCAAGATCATAACTAATAAGTCCAAACCCATCATTCGCACAGAGCTCACAATCGTGTTCCTTATCTTCAACTATCGTAGGTTCTCCAGACACTCCATCATCCAGAATAACAATATGGTCTTTAAAGCGCGTGTAGCAATCATCTATAACAAGTACCCCATCAGGGTCAGTGACCGGAATAGAAGCAGAGCAAGCAAGGGCTCTATAAGCCTCTAACTTTGCAGGCACAAATTCCATACCCTTGTTACGGCCATTATCGATTCGCTTGCGGATCTCATCAACAAGACGGTCACTCACAAACACAATCGTACTATTCTTAACGCCACCAGTTGTTCCAACCAAACGGCGATACGTGATTCCATTGATTTTAAACCCCTTGGGAGAACACGCCCGGCGGTAATCATTCTTCTTATCAACCACCAAACACATATAATCCGGCTTGAACTGAACTGCGTCCAGCTCAGTGTATAATCTACGAATCTCCCGGCGGTTCTCTAAGCAAGATGGCTCATTCCGCAGCATCTTAATTCTACGCTTGATACTCCGTGCTTTAGCCTCTGCATCTGTAACACCGTTCAACTCATCAATCCATCGTAGAACAGTGCTATCAGCCAGCGAGATAATCTCGTGATTTCGTCTGGCTTCATCTAATGGTAGGGTTAAATCCCATTTTACTTCAACCAGACGCTTCGTATGGATCTTAAAAACAAACTTCTGGCAAGTTTGCTGCTTTGCCATTCGGCAGTCACCTCCGTATTCTTCTAAAGCGTATCCTGTATTGTATAGCTATAAAGAAAAAAATATAAAATTAGGCTTTTACAGATAGCAACTCTCGCTATCTTCCATAGCCTTTAGCCAAAGTCGTTCACGCTCCTGATAGAGCTCATCCAGCATATCGTCAGCGGTTTCGTACTCACTGCGTGTCAGGCTGGAACTATTCATGTCACGCACAAGCTGCTTAATCTCTGCGTCAACATCCTCGTAAGTACGCATCACTTAACCTCCTCAGCTACCAAACGAATCGTCTCATCAATCTGTTCAAGTTGCGTCAGCAAAACATCCACTGTATCAGCATCACTTTCGGAAATATTCAAATCCTTAATCTTATGTAAAGCCCATTCAAGATTCGGGTAATAGCCGACCGTAACCTCCTTTACGCCGGTGCCCATCTCACCAGTCTTTGGATTCTTGCCAGCTGGCCGCTGTTCAACGATAACGAGATTCCGCTCGTCGCAGTTTTTAATAATGTATTTACCAATTTGCACTCGCATCTCTTAGCCCTCCTTATATAATAGCGCATCCTTTCTTCATCAAATGTTTGAAATATTCAATGAAGAAGTCCTTGCCTCCCTGAGTAATCTTTGTAACATACACAAGACTGTCGCCAACCGGTTCATCTTGATAGTATCGATAAATCAGTTCTCGTCTCTTGAATACTTTGAATAACCCAGAACCTTGATATTTCTTACAAGGAGTGTTATACAACATTCCCTTCTTTTTCATTAAATAGCCTTTGTGCCGTAGAACTGAAAATACATTACTGCTATTTGGAGTAAGCCTACCAATGGATGCCTCGTTTATGTAAATCTCATTTTGGATGAGAACTTCAGCGAGTTCTTCTGCCGTTAAACAACCGTCAGACGGATCTTCTTCATCGAGCATTCTAATTTCAGGAAGAAGTGTTAACTTATCTTTTAACATTTGATAAATAAACTTTTGCCCTTCTTGTGTCCAGACAAGATACTCTTGAGAATAATATCCTGTTTTGCTAGTAAACAATGAAGATTCAGTGTATCCGCTATCTTTATACTGGTCTGTTACAAGCCATGTTTTATGCTCGTCGCTAAAATAAATCACATCATACTTGTAAAGAAAGCTGTTTAATCGTGCGGCGCTCCAACCATATTGAAAGGCAATGGTTGAAATAGAAACTTTTTCTTCTGGTCCAAAACCAAATGGTAAATATTTCTCATCCATTTACGTAACTCTCCTTAAATATTTTTAGCAGCCTCAAATACAGCCACGTCGTTCATGAAATCATTGATATGTAAATACTTGTCAGCCTTCCGCACAGTCTTAGGCTTAAATTCTTGACACTTGCATCGCACCTCATCACAAGCAGTGAAGCACGGGATCTCATACTGGCATTTTGTGCAGACATACTTCTTGTGAAACTCTGGTAAGCGGCCAGCAGCTTGGTAATACTCATAAGTTACCTTTAAATCAATCCAATAGAGATTATCAAAATTCATTTGCGGCTACCTTCTTCCTTATGTATTTAAAAATTATTATGCAATTCGTAGATTGGAGTTCGTAAACCAGATGAAGGAATCTCGCTTTCGTCATCAATAGGTATTCTGGTGCGAATCATATAATCTATAAAAAGTTGAATAGCATCATCTGTTAGTTGCGGACATTCATAAATATATTGTGATTGTCCATTGTCTGGATTGTCACTATCATAGTCTGGATTATCTACTTGAACTGATCTGCCACGTTTTATAGAAGATAGTTTTGGCAGATTTTCACACATTGCTTGATTGATATTTTTGAATTCCTGCACACACGATACATCCTGTATCCGTTTCATAGCTCTTAAAAGAGAAGTTGGCTCCGTAATAATATGATACATTGGACGTGCTTCGTCATACGGGAAAATTTTTTGAAATTCTTCATTCATCCTCTCGTAGTACGCATCACTTTGATTGCTAAGAAATATTTCTTGTTCACTATGGCACGTTTTCCCAGACGCAGTTTTAAATTCTTGAATGACTCGATTTTGCATCTTCATATAAATTGCAATCTGATCTTCAGACGGTGCCTTGTATTCGACAACACCTGCATCAACCATTACTGGTTCTCCATCACAGTATACAGCCCTTCCATTTTCATCACGATAAATGGTTTTTAACTTTTTAATAAGAACAAATGGTTCCTTCCGAAATACAATTTCTTTATTTCGTTGCATTGCATTTAAAGCGGATTTTACATAGCCATCTAAAACAGATTTTGTATTATATCGAAAAGTAATTGCATCGCTTCGCAATTCTTTCTCACAATAATATTGACTCCATCTGTAAAATTGTTTACTTGTCATTCCGCAAGCTTGAAATAAATCGTAAGAGCTCCAAAAATATTCAATTTTATCTTTATTGTATTTTCCCTTCAATAAATGATAAGCTATCATGTTTTGAACTTGTAAAGAAAACTTGTTGTTGCCTCCTGTCGCCCTAGGAGGCAATATCTCATTTTTTGGTCGTATCTTTATAATTGTATAGCTTCTATTCTTGTCATCTATTTGATACTCAACGTATCTGTTTAGCTCTGCTAAAAACTGCTTTTTACTATTGCCACCCAGCGACTTGCCATGCCTATCAAGCACTCCCAGATATTTAGACAGTTCTGTAAAATTCGAGAAGGACAATCCATCTTCTAGCTTATTTACCATCTCTGGCGTAACATCATAACTCTTAGCTCTCATTAAAAACCTCCAATTCTTTAATATTTCATCATCTGACAAAAATAGTTGTACATTAAATTCTGTAAGGTTTTAATAGGAAACAAATAAGCAGAAATGAAAGTACAACTATTCCTCTCACAAAATATCTTTTAATGGTTTACTCGACTTGAAGCTATGGAGCGTAAGCGACATAGATTCAATTTGAGTAAACCTACGAGCGTCCTCAGACGCGAGATCCCTCTCCACGCCCTGTCTGGAAGACTACTATCAATGCCCATCACGGCCATTCTGACACCATCCCTTTGCAGTATCCTGTATTGTATAGCTATCTATGCTCATTATACCATGAGATTGCCAAAAATTCAATAGCTATCTAATACAGGATACTGATATTTCTAGCGCCTATTATAATAAGGTATGTTTCTGGGAGTATTGTTCTCTATGAAGGACATCCAGATATCCTGTGTATTCAGTATAAGCTGCCAGAGGCTACAATCATGCTCCTTAGAAGTCTCTGAAGTTTTTGAGAGTGCCGTTTGGATGCCAGATCAGTCCATTTATAGCGATAGGGGAGTACAGATGGGTACAAATAGGTACTTTATGCTCCGAAGAACGGTCTTTTTCGGTACATTTCGGGTACACATCGGGAAAACCCGCATGAATCCTAGTTTTTTCAGCTTTTATTGGCTCGAAAAGGAATAAAATAAGGGGTAAAAAGGTATAAATAAAAAGAAAAACTAGCCAAAATATAACGAAAATACGTTAAATTCTAGCTAGTTACCGAATGGTCTACCGATTGAAAAATAGCGATTTTAAGCCATTTTTAGGGTATTTTTAGATGGAAATTGATGAATTTGTGAGTGTATGTAGGAGAGGGTATAGTGGTGTATTTTGGAGTGTTTTTGTCAGGGAAAAGTGTACCCGGGGGAGGGGAGAAGAGGGTAGAGAGGGAGTGTCTGGATGGGATAGATAGAAGAAATGGGAAAGGTTGGGATGATGGGAGATGAGATGATTTTTGTGGAAAATATTGGATAAATCGTTGTTTAAAATGTATAAAGAATAAGAGAAAATGAAATTTATAATTGGTGATTATGAATAAGAAAGATGTACTAGGGCTTCGGCCTGCTGCCGGGAACGGCTGAAAAATGAAAAGTGCACCCCATACTTTCCAGTGCTGGAAATGCTCATTTTCCGGCACTAATTTCTAGCAATTTACTAGGAATTTTTTGGTGCAAATTCAATCCATAGTAATTTATTGCTAGGATATTCAATCAAGCGTATAATTCCTAGTAATTTGCTGTTAATTGTTCGATATCAAAATGATATCGAATGTTGCACAGGCAACATTTTGTAAAGTGTTTTTACTTTACGCCTACTCCATTCCGCCTATATTGTAATAATATTATTATTCCATATCGCGCACGCGCACGCACCCATCTGGGACTCTAATAGGTACACAAAAATCCATTTGTTGCACACGCAACATTTTCGCTTAAAGCGTATTGACAAATCACGCTTAAAGCGTTAAAATAAGGCCAGTTCAAGCGAAACACGCCGAACACCGGAAAACATGATGGTTCTGGAAAACCGGAAAATTCCAGTTTCTGATTTTTGACGTTTTACCGCTTGAGCGGTTCAAAAAATAGGGCTTGACAAAACGCTTAAAGCGTGATACAATCTAGTCAAGCTCAAGAGCAACAGCCCAAAAGCAAAACCCAATAGCACATTGACAAGTCAAGACTTCTGATTTTAGCCTGTTTGGTTTAACTCTTGTTTAATTACAAGAAAAATCATGCAACAAAAGTCAAGATTAGAAGTTTACCATGTCGGCAAACATTTACTTGTTTTGTCGGTTTGGTGCGACAAGTTACAAAAAAATCGTACCTTGAATTTTGATAACACTATCTTTGCGGCAGGGGCGGAAACGCATAACCAAAAGCAAGAAAAGCGCATATTGGCAAACAAGATGTTTTAGACGCAAGTCTTTCACTGGTCCCTAGGTAAACTATACCTAAGAGGATCAGCAAGGATGGTCAACAGTATGCACCTTGTATCAAAAGCGTACTGTACCACAACGACAGACAGTAGTTTGTCGCAAATACGATCATACACACAATTATAGCACAACAAAGGAGATAATACTATGTCTAACCTGTCTAACGTCTGTCTGTCCATTCGTAGCTCTAACAACAAGACCTCTACCGCAAGGGGCTATGCAAGCAACGGCAAAGCTCTTGTTAGCTTTACCAATAAGGGCGGTGTTAATACGCTCAAGGCATACCCTAAAGCTGATAAAGTGCCGTCTTATCTGCTGATGGACGAAAAAGAGTATACGGCATACGGCAATGCAATCAAGTACGTTTATAATTCCGCTTGCCATGTCAACGCAAGCACTACCAACAAAGAGGATGAAAGCATTATCAAAGTTTACACTACCGACTTCCATTCTTGCCTGTCCGATCTCGCAAACATCGTTTTTGGTGAAACTTTCTCTATGCAAGAGTATCCATCTTTTGGCACAGAAGTCCTCGCAATGGCAAAGACTTACCTTACCACCACTATGGATGGTGACGTTTCCCCGGCAAATCTTCCGATCAATCGTTTCGTCAAGGCTCTTGAACCTATGCTTTTGAGCGTAGCAGCACACAGCGTTTTCCTGAAAGACTATGAACGGGACTATAACCTTGCTTGCAAGCGTTGCAATTCCCGTATCAACAAGGCAACGGCACAGCTTGATAAAGCACAGGCAGAGTATGATAAGGCACTGTCTGAACTGGATAAGGCAAAAGAGCAAATTGTCAAAGACAAGAGCGACAACACCATCAAAGCGTCTACTAAGAAAACCCATGAAAACAATCTTGACAAGGCTCAGAAAGAATTTGATGCCAAAAAGAGCGTCCTTGACACCATCAAGAACACTATTGACACATGGAAGATTAAGCTGGCTGATGCTGAAAAGACTTACAAGGCAGCAAAAGCGGCAGACTCTGAGAACTCTTAAAGTCAAACCTAAGAAGTTAGTCTAAACATACCAACATGCAATACATAATACGCCTGACGACTAGAGGTACAGGGGAAGAAGTAACCTCTACAAACGGCAAAACGCCGTCACAAGATACCATGAAAGAGGTGAAATATCTTGAAATCCTATCAGAATACGATGGGAGAAGTGCGTCAGAACACTTCTGGGCACTCTATCATCTACAACGGTACAGAAGTCAAAGAGCTTGATCTTTACGGCACATTTGACGGCGTTGTGTTCGTAAGTCGTCCGTTTATCGCAATGAAAACAGGCTTTATGCCTATGTACGTCAAAACGTCTATGGGATGGACTTCTATCCATCCTTGCAAGATTGTTGACTTCCTCAGAGAAGCATACAAGGCAAAAAGTGTTTTCCTTTATGACTGGAATGCCTATCAGCAGAGCAAGAAAGAAAAGCGTCTTGCAATGAAAAAGGTCAAACAACAGCAGAGTGAAACGGCTTATCTCAAAGCGTCACAAGCTAATGCAGAGGGTTCTTTGCGCTACCATAAGAGCAAGAAACGTCTTGACGATCGCTACAATGAAGTGGGTAAACCAGTTCAGAAAAAGCATTCTCAGCATATCGTATTTGGCTCTAGTGAATACGTCACAGTTTCCAACTGGATCTACGGCAGAGAAGTCTTGATGAATAATCATAGCTTCCGCATGGATGAAAGAATGTCGTACTACATGGACGGCACTGGATGCTGTGCCCGTGATTTCGATAACAGAGATATGCGTCCTTTGAATGACGTATTTCCTGTGAAATCTGGCAAGAAAGCAAGGTGATAAAGTTTGAATTTGACAGTAATTCGGCAGAATGATATAATTGTACCACCAAGAAAAGGCGGTGCAATTATGGCAAATCGTGACTATCACAAGGAATATGAGCGCGATAAGAGCAAGAAAAAGAATGTTGGCGTACAGATTACGCCTGATCTCTTTGATGCGTTCACGGCAAAAACAGAGCTGAACGGGACGACGAAAAACGCCGTTTTGAAAGCCTGTGCTGAAGCATACACCTATGGAAATCTCATCATTGATGAGAATGGAAAACCTCAGATTGTTGGCTAACCACAATAACCCAGGCAACAAACGTCTTGTGAATTTATCGCAAGGCGTTTTCTTTTTACCCTAAATTGCATAAATATGCAAATGTTGCGCAGAATATGCAAATAAAAGAGGAGATTTATTATGGCAATTTTGGCTATTGAGTCGGCTCTTGATGTTGCCATAATGTTTGGTGACAAAGAACTGGCGGCAATCTACACCGAAGCTCTTGAAGAGGCGGGCGTCCATTATGAAAGCCTTGCCAAGAGCTGGGCATGACGAAAGAAGCGCAAACAGTATGAAAATATTATTATAGCCTTAACTATGATTGTAGTGTGGGCTGTGGTATAATAAGGGAAGAAAACCCTTAAAGAAAGGAGAGGAATCATCATGGATGCAAGAATGATTAGTTTTTGGGGTTGCGAAACTAACCCATGCGCAAACCCTGATATGGCAAATAACGGAGGTGGATACTCTCAGCCGTCTGGAGGCATTCTTGTCGCCCTCGAAAACGGGGATTACCTTACTGTCACTGTGGACGATATGTCTTGCGGCGATTTCGGCAGCCGAATCGGTTGGGACATCTACAGTTCAGATGGCCGCAGGTGGGGCGGCTGTTACGGCACCATGGACGATGCTATGGTAGATAATGAATGGACGGAGGAATCTCTGGATTCCGTGTCTGGTGTGTACGGAATTGATGCCCGTGCAATGTTGTCGGATGCGATTCATGCGGTACATATTGCCGCATAAGACAACCGAATATCGTCAGAAAGAGTCTTGTGAGTTAATTCTTACAAGGCTCTTTTTATATGCAAAAGAAAGGATGGTCTATCATGAAAAGTCTCTTAATGTTCTTTGGCTACTCCGCATATCAGGCAGGTTGTATTGCACCTATGATGTGGTTTTTCGTTCTGGGTGCCATCGCTATGGGTGTAGCAGAATGGAAAGGGTGGCTGAACTAATGAAACTCGATCCTGTCTACCCTGATATTGTTAATCGCTTTCAGTATGTGAAAACGACTAACGCAGACGCTTGGCAGAAATATGTCAAGAGCGTCATTGCAGAGCATAAGTATAATGATCTGTTGACCCGGATCGCATGGGATTTGCTCAGGTATGTGTACACTTCTGGTACGATTTGTGAGTGGTACGATAAGTACAACGTACATGATTCCCATATCACAACAGCAGTCAAGAAAGCTTATATTGAAGTCTTTGGAATGCCGTCAGAATAAAAGATATGTTTTAGAAAAGGAGATGTTTGTATGGAATGGACTGGTGAACGTAATGAAATCTTCAAAGGTCTGGATGCACTGTATATTCCTTACAACGAAGGTTGGGACTGCCATGGAAGAGCGATGTGGCGTGTATGCAAAGTAAAGAATTTCGACCGTATTCGCCGCATTGGTAGTGATGCGGTGATGTATTATGGAACAATCTATGACGGTCATCAGATTTGCTACACGGAAGAAGATGCTTGGGATTATATCAACAACTGGCGCACGTTTCATAAGCCTGTTTTTCCGCTTGAAAAGATTCCAAATTGCTTTGGTAAAAAGCTGTTTGTCTAAAATCTACATTTTAGTGCTTGACAAAATTAGTAGTATCCTGTATTATGTAGCTAGAAAAGGCAAGTCCGTCATAGGACTTTTATTTTTACCGTATAGCTATATAATACAGGATACGGAAGAAAAGGAGAGTCGATTATGTTAGTTACAAAAGAGAACGAGCGTCTGTACCCCGATAGCTGGAGTTATAACATCGCATTGATTTTGACTGAACTTGCAAAGATTGTTGCAAACAATGGCGGAAAGGTTAAGCCGTTATACAATGCGATTATTAGCAATCGTAGTGTTACAGCTGCAATCCATGATTATCAAAACAAGCTTGATCGCTTGTATACACTTGATAAAACGGAAGAGATTGATAAACTCATCGCAAAATTTACAGCAGAGCTGGAAAAGTATAAGGCGATTAACAACGAACCTATCACAGTAACTCACACAAGCTATATTAGCTTTGTGCTTGATGGAATGTATTACAGCTATTCTACCGATGACAATCCGTTTTTCCCATTTTACGCAATGAAAACACCTGTTAAAGATGGGAAGTATTCTAAGGATGCTTGTTCAGTAGAGGATGAGAAAGAATGGCTTTACGATTGTTTCCTTTATGCTAATTGCAGTGATGCAGACCGTAAAGAAGCAGCAAACTTAATTTTCAATCAACTTGTAAAAATGCCTGTATCTGTCATTCGTCGTGATAGTAAACGATGCAGAGTAAGTAATACATACAACAGTGGTTATCATTACGAAACTATTTATGGGCCTGAACGTTTTGGAACTATTGATTTCTAAGAAGTGAAAGAAAATGACTGATATGCAAGAAAAGATGTGGGACACGCTGGTTGAAATGTCTGGTGAGGATGTCGCAAGAGCATTTACAAACTTCTTTGGCAACCAGCTTTTGAGCGAGGATTTCCATCAGTTTTTGGTGGATGAAGGTTACATAGAAAGCGAGGACGAAGAATGATTATTGATTCTATTCTCGATCGCCGGGATGGCAGACACTACAGTGCATACGACTTCTATCTTGAAGTCAGAAAGTATGAACGCCTGGGTGTTGGAACTCACGGTGAAGATATCTCGTTGGCAATGGACTATGGTGATAACCGTGATGTGCAGCGTATGCTGTGTCAGTATATCCAGCGCAATGGTTATCCGACAGACATTGAGGATTACGTAAGAAGTCAAGTCTGGGTGGTATAAGCAGCAGATGCTAGGTGATTAGCGGTACTAGGGCAGACATAACCGCTACCAGAATGCGAAAGCATGAAAATATTAAAAGGAGTGTTTGACATGAAGAAGTTTAAGAAGAAGTTTAATTCGACCTTAAATAAAGGGTTCAATATGACTTTTGCAAATGGTATTACTGCAAGCGTCCAGTGGGGAGCTGGGAATTATTGCGATAATCATTTTAGCATAGACTTCTCTTTCTCAAAAGAAGCAAGTTCTAATACGGCAGAAGTGGCCGCATGGAATGAAAGCGGCGAATGGGTTACAAATAAGCTCTACGACACCTTGGATGATGTTGCTGGGTATCTTTCACCAAATGAAGTGTTACAGTTTTTGAATAACTGTGCGAATTACAAAACGGCTTAAAATCATGCTTTTATAGGAGATGAAAATATGAAAACTGTATACGTTATTGCCGTAAAGCATTTATTCGACTACGAAGGGAACACTCTTAATCGTTGGGAGTATGTTCAATTTGGTGAGTGTGGGTACACATTTTTTACTGAATCCGTTGATGGTGCGCAGCACTTTTATTCTATTGATAAGGCTCAAAAATGGTTTGATGAAATCGGTCATGGACTTATCTTTTACGGAAATTGTAAAGGTCAGTATGATTTGGAGTCTCTTTGTATTAAGAGCGTTGTTTTCCGAGACCCTATTGTGAATTTTGTAAGAGATTTGGATTTCAAAAACTGCTAAAACAGATATTTTACAATGATTGACGAGTGGAAATATGAAAGTACAAAGAGATAATCCTGTCGAAGAAGGAATAGATGATTTCTTTGAAGAAAAACAAAGACTCGAAAATGAAATTCGAGATTATGAACAGAAATATTTAGATCAATATTATGATCAATTATACGAACAAGAACTTGCCGAACGCTTGGAGTTTTATCGTGAGTTTTGTGACGATTGATTGAGGAGAGTATGGTTGTTCGTAAGAAGATTGAAACATACTGAAAAGAATGCTTTTATTGGAGGTTTGTTTATGACTGTTTCTGAGTTTGTTAAGAAGCTGGAAGAGTTTGGTTATGACGAAAATACTGAACTTGTTTTCGGAGTGTATCCTAATACTGAATTCGGAGATTGGGAAGAGCTTCAGGTCAGAGGAGTGACAAGGGGAGTGTGTTTTTCTGACAAAGAAACGTATCCTGATAAACCTTTGATCGATGTGACGATGGAGCGGAGGTGAATATAATGCTTGTTTACGATCATTTGAAATGCCCTTTTTGTGGCACACTAAATAAGTTTATTCGTGGCAATGGTAGAGAACTTGATAAGTTCAAATGTTTTTACTGCCATAGTTGGTTTGAAAAACAAAATGACAATGAATATATTGCCGTGAATTATAACGGTAAAACAAAAGCAGCAGAAAAGGATTTTATTTATACTCCTGAGTCGTGTGGTATTGTTCTTGCAGTGAAGATTGAAGGTAACAAAGAAAAGCTTCCTGTGGCAACGCTTTCTTTTGCTTTTGGCGGAACTTATAAAACAATATGGTGCAAGAGTACGCTTGACAGATTCAAGGAAGGAATCAATTGGTACACATGGTTCTTTGATGAGCGGCCAACAAAAGAGGACTGTTTTGAAGATTACTGTATTAAGGGGTGATAAAAAATGTATTCGGAAAAAGAATTTATTGAGGCGTTTTGCTGGATGTATAGCGTATCTAAAGCGGAAGCCGATAAAGCATATATGACCAGTAGTGAAAAGCACATTGAAGCAATCATCGATTGTTATAAATCTAATTGTAAGAAAGCATTTTACGAAGATTGAGGTGAGAAAATGACTGAAAAAGATAAGCGTATTTTGAAATACGCAATTGATAACTTGGTTGCAAGAGAGAATAGTTTATGTGAAAGATTTTGTAAAAATAATCCTACGCATAGAGCAGAACGTGAGCGTGACCGGGATTTGATTATCTTTGGTATTCGTGATGTTTTGTGTGAAGTTGAGTGTCTTGAAGAACAAGAGAAAGAGATGCTGGAAAAAGTCAAACATGAAGTGGTTCAGTTTTGATTGGGGTGATAAAAATGAGTAGTTACAAACCGGAAGAAGTCTGGACTGCATTTGATGTTTTATCAAGCAGAATTGCCGATTCTGATGAAATCGGGCAGAAGCGTTTAAGACAAATCAAGATCACTCTTACAGAATACTTTGAAATGATTAGGCATCTAAAGAAAACTCCTTTATGGGATATTTTTGAGTATGAAAAGAAGCTAGAACAGCCGCTTGACCTTTTGGTTTATGAAAATAATCATCTCAAAGAAGAAATCAATAAACTTCATAAAAAGCTGGGTATTAAAGAAAAATATAAAACAAATCCATACGATTATATGTTCCAAGATGAAGCTGGATTTAGAGACAAGGAGTGATTGTATGACCAACACGGAAAAGAATATTGTTCTCGCAGCTCTTTCTTCCTATCGGCGTAAGCTGATGGATCAAAGCATTAGTTTTCTCAAGGCTGGCAACCATGAGGATGCTAAAGTAAGTACGATGGAAGCAGCTAACGTGAATGCGCTGGTGATTAAGTTTACAAGAGAAAAGGAGTTTGCAATATGATTTCAATCACCGAAAATGACATGAAAGTTAAAATTCCAAACGGATATCTCGTGTGTGTTCCTACGGGTAGTGCTGATGAATATCCTGGTGTTGGTGTTTTCTTTTCAAAAGACGGCAAATATGCAAGCTGGGACGATTTAGTATCAATGACAGAATATAATTCAGCGTTTGAAAACATTCAAACAGTTGGATTTAAGAAAGATAGCGACAATTATGTGGCCGCTATTCGATTTGAAGATGGCGATATTAGTACAGATTGAGGAGATTGCAATATGAATAGCGAAAAGATTGTTGTGACCAACAGGAACGGTAAAGTTTGGATGATGACACCTGAACAGATTGAAGCAGCGTATCGTTATCGTGAACGTGAATATCGTAGGATGGATGCGCTCAATATGATTAACGAACGTCTTGAATGGGTCGATGGAGATAAGGACGCATTCAAGAGAGAGTATGGCGTTTCTTACGACGAAACTGTAGGGGATGCTGATTACTTTGTAGATGAATTTCTTGAGAAAATGGATTGTAATGTTCCTGAAAATGAAGCATGGACAGAAATTTTCGATAGCTACTTTGGAGAATAAAGATATGAATAATCCTTGTTATGGTTGTGTGCAGCCTGAACGATATCCTGGTTGCCACGACCACTGTGAAAAGCTGAAAACTTATCTCGCAAGTGATGAATATAAGAAGTTGTGTGATTATAAAGAAAAATATTTCAGAAACAATATGCCAAAGAATACGGTAGCAATCTATTATGATATGCGCCGCAAGAAGCATAAGGGCTTACATATGATGGGCTATAAAGGAATGGGTGTTTGATGTGAAAATTAAAATTTCTTATTCTTGGGGTGAAGAAGAACCTCTTATTACAATTCCAGAAGGGAAAGACCCATGGAAATATATGAGAGAACTTGCTGTAAATGAAGCGGAAGAAAGTTTTCGCACAAGTGATTATTGTGGACCAGTTGGATTGGAATTTTATGCTACAGAAATTATTCTTACATACAATAAACGATACATAAATGATTATGAGGATGATAAGTGTCGCTACGAACTGATCCAGGAGGACTGATAAAATGTGGGATTTAGTTGAAAATGAATATTCTAAAAAATATGGAATTGGGTGCGCAACCTTTTTTCGTGACAAACAATTAAAAACAGCAATGGTTATGTATAAATATAATGGCCGTAGCGTTATGTTTTGCTATTCCGAGTACGATAATAAGATTCTATCTGACGGTGATAAAGACGAAATTGAGATGACAATCAAAAAGAGTCTCAACTTTTGGGAGGATTAACTATGTGGGATTTAATGGGTAACAATTATTCAGAAGTATACGGTATTGGATATGCTTTACTGAATGGAATTTCAGCTGGGTTTTATGTGAGTGTCATGTACAAGGATCTTGGAGATGAAATTTACTTCTATTATCTTGATAATGCTCCTTACGGAGAACTTGATGATAATACCAAAAATAAAATTGAGGATATTATCCGTGATGACCTTAACAAGCGTCATATTTTTGGGGAGGACTGATTATGTGGGATCTGAGGGAAGTTCACGCTTGTTTTGATGGTGAAGGCTGGGTTTGGAATGAATCTTTCCATCACAAGAATGTGTTCGTAGACGCGAATGAAGATCCGAAAGAAATCTTTTGGCAGGAATGTCAGATGTTCTTTCTTCAGGATTATCTAAGCAAGTGTGAAATCGTGGATGATGGCGATATTCTGGAGCTTCAGTTGAAAGATTCCGGTGAACCGGTTCTTGCTATGATGATTGCAGAGTAAAGGAGAATAAATTATGAAAATTCACCCTAAATATATTGATGTTTTGGAATCGCTGGATTGGCGCGTATGTGACTATACAGGTGATGGCAGAGTTGAAATTGAAAATTATTCTCCAGCAGGAGAGGACTTAATCGTTTGTGTGGAGGTTGAAAATTTTCCTGAATCAGTTTATGAGTATGCCTGTGATTTTGATGCTGATGAGCACGCAGAGATGTGGGTGGGGCATCGTGGGGAAAGAGGTTGTCCTTCTAGTGTCAGAGAACTTATTGACGATGCTGATGCTATTAAAGAAATGTTGGAAGAATTAGCTAATAGACTTATGGAGGTGGAATAAATTATGACTCGTTTTTATCTTAATGCGGGTGCTCTTGGCCGTTGGATGCACCAGAATAAAGCACAACACACTGGTGCTTATGTTGAAGGTGTTTTGGTCGATAGCTTTGTTGTCGAAACAAAGCGTGGTGTTGCAGCTATCTATGAACACTACCTGAATGAGTGGACAAGCAACTATTATGTTGAGTTCACCGATTACAAGAACGGTTTTAAGAATGGAGAGGTCGATAAGATTTGGTCTGATTGGCACGCGTTTGAAGAAAAGGCAAGCGCATAAGAGGTGGATTGATATGAATTTGCTTACATTTCTTTCTTTGGTCACTGATGGCACAAGCGTAGCTCTTTGGGATGACTACAAGGAGCAAAAAATTAAAGATTATTGTAAACGTGACCAGATTTCAATTTCAGAAGCCAGTCGGTACGAAGTGTCGTTTTTTACGGCAGATTGCGAAGGTATGATTACAATTTTTGTGCATTAAAAAGATTGATAAAAGGGAGATTTTAGATATGAAAAACCTGTATTGTTACGACAATGAAATCATAAAATGGACTTACGGCGACAATCTGTATTGTTTGCATATCCAGCACGATGACATTGCAGACAATAATCCTCGCTGGTGGGATGACCATGATTCTGTAATGGCCTGTTTTCATCCTCGTTATCATCTTGGTGATAAGATCGATGCGAGTACGGCAGAAGATTTTTGGAATAATCTTGTTTACGAGTATTGCTCCGATGAAGAAGTTTTAGATGCACTTTTTAACATGAAGTTGGAAGATACCTGTGCCATTGTTGATGAAAATTATAGTGACGAAAAACGATACGCCATCTGTGGTATCGGAACTCTTTTTGATGAAAAAGTTTCTGTAAATCCAATGTATGTTGGTCTGAAGTATAACGAAATCGTTATTTATGTCCATGGTGAATTGTCTATTCGTGATTGTCAGATTCTTCTTGATAAGCATATTGCATGGCTTCCTCTTTGGCTGCATGACCATTCTGGCTTGTCTATGGATTGTGATACCCGGTTCAGAGGTTCGTTGGACGATAGCAATGTTGGTTGGATTGTAACCGCTATTGCGGATGGTTCGGATAATACCAAAAATGAAGTAGAGCGAATCATGCGTGATGAGGTGAAGACTTATAGCGATTATCTTTCCGGTGAGAATTATGGCTATACGCTTTATCGAGAAGAACACGGAGAATGGAAGGAGATTGACAAAGCATTCGGATTTATCGGTTCTGACGTGTTTGAAAACGGTATCACATACAGCGCTGGGTGTGGCCTTGAAAAGGCATTAAAGGAAGATCGGTGCCGTATCGGTGACGCAGAGAAGGTTGTTACTATTACTTACAACTTTGATAAATGTTGAATTTTAGGAGGAAAATAAAGATGGATGACAACATGATGGAACGTCAGATTGCTGATTATATGGTAGAGTATGGCACTAAGAATACAAATTATGGCACATGGGTGTTTGAGGTTGATGAACTGGCGAAAAAGTTCAATATTACAGAGAAATGGATTCAGGAACATGAAGACGGTATTATGTCTGAGCTGTATCTCAGAGAAGAAGTGGCTGACGTTGAACGTGAATTAAGCGGCAATGATATGACTATCACACTTTTTGATGTGAATTTTTACACCGACTATTGCCCTAACTATATTGAAGACGAACAGGAAAAAGATGATGGCGTGGATCAATATTGGTTTGCTGAAACACGTTGGTGTACCGATGATATTATCGGTATTGCAAAAGGCAATGGAATTGAAATGACTCCGCAGCAAGCAGAACAGTGGTGGAAAAAGAATGAGAACTGGTTCAAAAATGCTCTTGTTGAATATGGTAACGAAGTGCTGGAAGATGCAGATTTTGATGAGGTGTAATTATGAAATACGAAGTTACTGTGGTTAAAACTGGATATATTTATGTCGAAGCGGATAGTAAAGATGAAGCGATGAGTATTGCCGACAATCAATCCGAAAGTGCTGTAAACTGGTGTGATTATTGGGGAGCAACAGACGCTATCGAGGACGAAGACCCTGATTTTCATGAAGAAGTTTGCGGCTATATAAGAAAATAAAAGGAGAGTTTTATTATGAAATATGACACTCAAGCGATGGCCGAGGTCCTTTGTAAAACAGCAGGCGTTGAATATAGCTCTGATTTGGAAAAATTGCTGTACCATTTAGATGTTCAAGCACAAAATCCTTACAATGCAGATTTTCGGCGTACAGGTTTGGCTATCATTGCAAAAGTGTGTGAGGAGTTGGAAAAACGATAATGTATTACCATCTTGAATACTCTGTCAGACACTTTATGTACGGCGATACATATAGAGGGCATGAAGTCTATCCCACAAAAGAGCTGCGTGATGCAGAACTTGACTGGATGAAAACGTGTTACAGCAAGCCGACAGAGCTTGTCTATACAACGTATGAAACCGAAACGCTTGGTGAAGAGAAGATAATAATATAAAGGAGAAAGATGTATGACTAGTCGTGAGATTGCAGAAGATTTCATTAAACGTATGAATCCATCTAGGTGGGCTGGCGTTGGTAAGAAACCTGATAACTTCGACCACAGAATTAAAACATACACCATTGATGGTTTTCATGAATATGAGCTTGATGTTTCGTATGATGAAGATGAGCTTGGTTACGTTGTTATGCTTGAAATAAGATGGGCAGACGATGGAGAGTTGATTTTCGTTCTCGACACCCAGAGGATAAATTCAGAAGATGCAATCGAATACTCAATCGATTCAATCATTGATAATCTTTAATAGAATAATATAAAGGAAAATAAATATGACAAAATTTGAGAAACAGACGGTCATTAACGCATTGCATTTTTATAGCGAATATTGTTGCAACCACAGTGAAAAATCTGCGAATATGATAGCACAGAAATGTACGGCTGAAGGATTGCTTTATACGTTTCAATCTATTCTGGATGAAAAGGCAGGAAGTGTAAAAATCTAAATAGAATCGAGGTTTTAAAAATGTGGACTTTTACTAGGTTTTATCTTCGGGAAAGTTGTATTTTGCTTGTTGATGAGGACGGAGAAAAGAGTGCAATCACAACAAGTGCATATGACTTAATAAGAATGTACAATAACGGCGAGAGTGAATGTCCTAGTGATAACGCAAAGGTTATTTATTGCTCGATTTTTAATGTAAAAATGAAATGCAAAACGTTCAAAGAACTTATGGATATGCTTGAGAAAATTGTAGCTGATTGTTGTTGAGGTTTTAGATATGAAAAATAAAGCAGTGGTTGTTGTTTATGACGATACGATGTGTAATGGTCCTTACCGTGTAGAGCACAAAACAATGGAAGATGCGGTAGAGTCTGTTAATAATGATTTTGAGAGCTTGATGAAAGAATTGCGAGATGAAGGTTATGAACCTGAATGGATTCGTGACGGTCATCATATGCTTGAGGTTTATGTTCCGAATACGTCTATTAACGCATGGTGGGATTTTGAGTAAGGAGAATTGAAATGGACATTAACGAAATCAAAATGTTTGAACAGAAGATGGTTGATAGCGCGTTTATTGACGCTGTTGATTATGATCCGAAGGTGGTTGCACGAGCTGTGGGAGCACGTAAGATGAAAATGAAGGGTGTGTGCTCCTTTAACGAATACATTGGTTATTTGCAGACGATTACCGGCAACGCAAAGTTGTTCTGGAAGTATCAGTTTTGAGGTGATGATATGGTTTTGAAGCTTGAATTTACCGATGGTCACGAGCCATGGATATCATTTCCAATGAATAGAGAAGAGGCTTTAAACCTGTGGAATAAGCTGAGTAAGATGCCAACGGTACGACCGGAGTTCAGGTTTGGCAAATTGAAGTGTCGCTGTGATTGTCTTGGCAACTGGTATGTTGCTCAGTGGTTTGATGGAATGCACAAGAGTAAGGAGTTCAGATATCTCGCCAACGCTTTGAAATACATGGAAAAAGAAATGGCTTGAGGTAATAGTATGAGTGAATTTGAAAATAAAGTTTTTGATATTTGGAATCGTTTTGTGAGGAATTTGCCTTGTTATCCAGAAGAAGGTTGTGACCGCTGGTGTGACGGTGAGAACATTCTATGTGAAACAAACGAAGATGCTCAGAGTGTTGCTGATTATATTGATGAAAAGGCTGGAGCGTCAGTATCTGCTACTGGTTTTTATGACCCAGAAGAAGATAAACGAATGGGGTGTGTAGATAGGTACACCGGCTGGTATTACGTCACGATTTGATAAAACAGTTCTTCTAGGAGGGAAGATAAAATGAATGAAAAGCAATTTGCAATTGATACACCTATCGGAAAGATTATCGCAGAAGGACTTACAGAGCCATATCCTGAGATTGTGATTTACCTTAAAAGAAATGATGGCGAAACAATTAACCTGTCCAGTATCAATTACGAAAGTGGTGGTGATATTGAAAATTATCTTTGGATGGATGTGTTCAGTGATGAGTACACGAATCATAAGAGCTGGCCGTTTGAAGATTTGACCGCAGATTTTTCTTAATAAATAAAAAGGAGTAAAACAAAATGACTACTAACAATTCTATGACTGTAATAACCTCTAAGCCCTTCGGTGCACTGAATGTGGATGTGTACCAGAATGATAAGCACCAGTATTACATGACCCGTGAACAAATTGGGCGAGCACTGGAATGTAAATAACCTCGGAAGTACATTGCGAAGATTCATGAGCGTAATGCAGACCGTCTTGACCCGTTGAGCTCGGTCGTCAATTTGACGACTGAGGTCGGAAATTATACGCAAGAACGTCAAACATATATGTACAGTTTGCGTGGCGTGATGGAAATCTGCCGCCTTTCTCGTCAGCCGAAAGCAGATGCGTTTATGGATTTCTGCTGGGACATTATGGAATCTTTGATGCGTGGTGATTCCGTTCTTGCTACTCCTCAGATGGATGCCGCACTGAGTAAGGAGTTCATTGATGTAAGACTTCATGCTCTGTTTGATAGTATGAAGAATCTTCAGAGTGAGCTTGATTCTACCCGGAAGAATCTTAGTGACCAGATCGAGGAGGCTCGTGCCACAAGTAATGAGGCACTGAATGTGATTAGCAGCGTATCTCAGTGTGTCCATCAAATCAAGGACAAGCAGATGGATGATGCGATTCGTTCTACCAGAAACTTCACTCCTCGTAAGGATGTGATGAGCGACTGGCGTAAGAAGATGTATGAACGTATCAATGTGATTGCCGCAATCAATGAAATGAAGGTTCAGGATGTATTCCGTGATATTTACGAATATATGAATCGTGTCTATACCTTCGTTATTGAGGAAGAACGCAGAAAGTATTGTGCAAGAACCGGTCGCACTGGTCACATTCCTACGATTGATATTGTTGAAGCAAGTACGATGTATAAGTCCATCTTTGGTGCCTTGGTTGAAGATTCGTATACTGAAGCAATCAATAAGAAGAAGGAAGAGACCGCTGAGCAGAAAGCTCTGCCTGAAGCTAAGGCTGTTGATGCAGCTCCTGAAGTAGATGTCTGTGTTGCTCCTGTGATTGATGTTGAAGCTAAGGAAGTTGAGCCTGAACCGGTTGTGGAGGAAAAGCCCAAGAAGCAGAGCGAAACGGCAAAGATTCTTATCCCGATTCTGTTACCTTTGGCAGAAAAGCTTAATGATAAGCCTCAGTACAAGCACACTTACACTTTGATTTACGAGCGTATTGGCTATAAGAAAATGAATAATTTGTTTGTGGCTTACGAAAAGGCACATGGTAAGGCACCTCATCCGAAGACTAAGGTGTTTATCGAAAATGAAAAGAATCTCGCGCTGTTTAAGAAGACTGTGAAGCAGCTGATGAAAGAACAAGAGGATAAGTAAATGTATGTAATATCAAATGGTCACAACTATATTATGAAACGGAAGGGAGGTCGAATCTGTGCCACCTGTGATATCAATCTGGCATTGCAGTTTGAATCAAAGGGGCTGGCGATTTGTGAAATCAACAAGCTTCCCGCCGGGTACAAAAACGGACACTACGCACCGAAGTCTATGGATGAAGCTACCATCGCAGGCAAGAGTCCGAACATAACGGCTCCGGCTGTAAAGTCAAATACATACGCATTTCACATGGAAGATTCTGAATGGCTGGCAGAACTTAAAAAGAATTTGGTTATCACGGATAAAACCATGTGCGATTTGAAAGAGATGTATTCAAAAGTGTACGGTGATTTAACTGCCGCAAGTGATGAGATTGATGATCTTGAACACGCTATTGAATTTAAAACCGTGAATGCAGCGCAAGGCTATCAGCTTATGGCAGAACTTAAAAGGGCTCGCCGGAAGCGTAGAGAAGCTAAGGATGCAAAGCTTTTGCTTGAAATCGTTATGAATACAGAAACCAGAGAATGGGGAGATGGCAAGCTAGAGACTGCTATTGAGCAGCTTGGCACTCGTCAGTTTACTCCGAAAGTTCGCAATGATCTATTTGAAAAGAATTGAGGTACATAAAAATGAAGGTCTATATTTTGCATGAATGCATTGATTCTAGCGATTTTTACGCAGAAGATAATGTGATTATGGTCACAAAGGATAGAGTCAAAGCAATTGATAAAATGGTATTCCTATTTAATGAAAGCAAGAATGACCTACAGCCTGTGAGTAATGATGAGACATGGTGCGAAGCTGCGGAAGCATCTGTTGTTTGTAGTGGTGAAAGTTATTATCGTCACCACTGGAAGATTGATGAGTTTGAGGTATAAGAAAATGATGAAATACGGAAATATAACGTGTAAGCGTTGTGGTATTACGTGGTATGGACCAAAATGCGGAAAGCTTTACTGTGAAGAGTGTCGTAAGGTTGTAAATAACGAGAAGAGTCTCAAGTGGTATAGAAGTAATAGAGAGCTTGTTGCGAGGAATCGTGCAGAGAGAAAGGCAATGAGGTGAATGTAATGAGCGCAGCTGTTGAAAGAAAAGAAGAACAGATATCTAAATTGATTTATTTTAATCCGAAGCCTTCTGTTCCGGCTAAAAAACGTGGTGTTACAAAAAGTAAGCAGAAGCGTAAACGTAATATTTCTCCAATTAGAAGCTTGGATGATGTTCAAATAATTTCGGAATACTTCTGGGATAAAAAGCAATATCGCAATTGGTGTCTATTTAATGTCGGTATTGCAACTGGGTTACGTGCTAGTGACTTGCTTAAATTGAAAGTTTCCGATATGTCTTACTGTCTTTATAATGGAAAAATTGAGGTAGTTGAAGACGCTGGAGTATGCATCGTTGAAGAAAAAACTTCTAAATATCGTGAAATTATTCTTACTCCAGAAGCGAGAGACATCGTTGAAACGTACATTAAGATTGCAAATCTTGGATATGATGATTGGATGTTTCCATCTCGACAGGGGAGTTGGAAAAAGTCGTTGAGGACAAATGGTGGAGATGGGAAAACTGGTATTCCTCATATTGCAGAACCCAAAAAGGCCGGTGATCCTATTGATGTTGATTCTTTTGCTCGTATTCTTCGTAATGCTGGTAAGGATTTAGGTCTTAATTATAAGATTGCATCTCATTCTTGCCGTAAGACATTTGGTTATCGTGAGATGTGTCTTAATAAGGATGATAACCAGGCATTGTCTTGGATTCAGGGTCAGTTGAATCATAGTAGTCAGGATATTACATTACGGTATGTTGGTTTTGATGAGGATAAGGCAAAAGAATATTATAAGAAGACTTTTTATGGTGTGAATACACACAGCTTGGAAGACTGAGGTGTATGATGGCTGATACTTATATTAAAATCTGGGATACCTACGAGAGCTACTTTGAACCCCTTAGTGCTGCTGAGGTGGGGCGTTTGGTACTGGCGATGATGAAATATAAATCGTCTGGAACGGAGCCTGAACTCAACGGAAATGAGCGGTATGTGTGGCCTGCTGTGAAGAGAGATTTGGATAAAGATGCCGAATACATCGAAGGCAAGAGGATTTCTGGTAAAGCTGGTGGCTCATCAAGCAAGCGTAAGCAAAACGAAGCAAACGCAAGCAAGAGTAAGCTAGAAAAAGAGAAAGAGAAAGAAAAAGATAAGATATCGTCTTCGTCTTGTGATGAAACGACAACGACGAAACCTATCGAAGATGTTTTCCGAGAGAATATCGGGAAGCTTGGTGCTACTGGTCAAAAGGCTTTAGCAGAATATGTTGAGCGCATGGGTGACGAACTTGTGCTTGCCGTGATTGGTAAGTGTTCTGATCTCGGCGGTAGCACATGGGCTTATGTGCGAAAAGCTCTGGATGAAGCAGAATCTCTTGGTTGCAAGACTGCTGATGACTATCGCCGAGCTTGTCCGATAGGGAGTTGTCGTAATCTTAGAGTGAGCAGGGACACTCAATGTGGAACCGATTGGCTAAAAAACGCAACTTTGGATAAAAGTCTTCGCAGAATGAAAATGATAAAAGAGTGATTTTAGGAGCGTGACTATGATGAATGAAGATATCGTTTTGCGAGGCGATGAAGTAAAGCAATTTGTGTATAATCTGCATCATCCAAATGTTGCTAAAATAGTGGGAGAGAATAGACGACGGGATAAGGCACTTGACGAAGTAAACTATCAGGAAACAGAGGATGGTTTTACGTTTGACATTGATAAAAGTAAACTGGAGGTTTAAATTATGGGACTGTTACTTGGCTTGGGTTTGCTTGGAGCGGCATTTGGCATTGATGCAGCAAAGCAAGCACCGTTTGATAGAGCGTATCGTCGTCTGGAAAATGAGTGGGGAACTTGTACATCGGAAGAGAGTAAGCGATGTGATGCTCTGAAATATGCCGTACAGAACGGTTTGTGCTTCGAGAATGAAAAAAAGCCTGTGATTGAGTGGCAGAAGCTGAGGGATCTTCAGTGGAAATATCAGCTGGCTGGTATTTCTTGGCCGAGAGAATCTGCGATTCGAGATGTGTGCCGTCTGGCGGCTCGTGACCGTGGATTTGAGTACAAAGGGTATCTGCGAAACACGTTGACGTTTGGCTACATCACTGATCCGAAAAACATTTGCAAGCTTGGTATTGTAGATTGAGAGGAGATTTGAAAATGAATAACACTCGTAGAAAAGCTATTAAGCAGACCATTGACCGTTTTGATTCCATCCGTAAGAAGCTGGATGAGCTTGTATCTGAGGTCGAAAGTGTAAAATCCGATGTTGAGGACGTCCAGTGGGAAGAAGAAGAGTATCGTGATAATATGCCTGAAAATCTGCAGGGGAGTGAGCGGTACGATAAAGCAGATGATGCTTGTACGAATCTGTCTGATGCTGTGGATGCTCTAGATGATATGATTGGTGCTTTGGATTTTGACTTTGGTGACGTGACCACATCTCTGGAGGAAGCGATGGAATGATTAAGACCACAAACCCGTTAAAGAGAAGCGCATGGGCTGTGTTCTTATACAGAGGTAGGCAAGTTTGTTCGTATCTTTTGCGTAATAGCAATCTTGGGGACAAGGAACGCATGGTAGAGCTGCTGGCACGAAGGTACATGACAGAGCCTGAGAATATTGTTGTAGACATTGAATTTAGAGACTGGGGTGATAAAGAATGACCGCGTTTGTAATGTTTACTTTCAATGTGGCACTGATAATAGCAGTGAATAGTAATCCGTTTGCGTTTTAAGTGGAGGCATGAATATGAAAGAACTGGAAGAAATTTACAATCGATTATATGATGAGTACATTGACGCTAGACGAGAGCATTTTGAGTCTGCTCTTGATATGAAAAAGAATGGTGGCAGAATATATCTACATGGTAAAGTGCATGGGTTAGAAATTGCTATTAACATCGTCGATGAAGTGCTCGAAAGGGTTAAGGAAGAATATACCAAAGAAGCTTTTGACGTAGACCCATATAAAACCTAAATTCTTTGGAGGAAAATATGAGATATACAAAGCGTGAAATTATTAGCGCATATCGAATTCTCACGAAGAATATTCAGCAGAATGACCTCGGCTGGCGTGGGAAGATGATTTTGAGTGATGTACTTGATGACTATTTCAGCCGTATTGAGGGTGAAAAGGTTGTCGTAGATCAAAAGTATGGAAGCTTTCGCTGTCCAAAATGCAATACTGTAATCACAAGTAGGTATGACCATTATTGTAGAGATTGTGGTCAGAAGTTTGATTGGAGGATTTAAAAATGGCAAACAACAATAAGAAAATTAGTGCGCTGCGTGAAGGTATTTGTAAGCTGGAGTGCCACCTAGATAACGTTTGGAAAGATTTAGAACTAAATCATTTTCAAAACAAGATGCAAGAGTTCCGAGCATATGATTACTACAACACAATTCTTATGACAATTGACATTCTTGGTGGTGACCATCAGCGTAACGAGAATGGTAAGCACAAGGTTTTTATTGCTGGTGTGACAGATGATACTGAGGTAGACCACAATGAAGATTGAGTTAACTCTTAATGAAGCGCGAGTAATTCAAGACGCACTTGATGCGACAAGCCTGTGCCGGTCTGGATGCTATATGGGGTATAAGAGCGGTGGCAAGGATTTGTGTTTCAAACTTGGTAAGGATGGAGATTGGTTCTGTAAGCTAATGCGTGAAATTGATTCTATCAATAACAAGCTTGAAGATGCAATGGACAAGGGTTGATAAAATCCGGGTTCTTGTGGATATTTAACAAAAGGATGTGAAGACCGATGATATAACTATTGATGACGTAGGATTATTAGTAAAATTTTGGTAATTTTGATAATTGTATTGTATTTGATCTTTGTGCGGTGTATGCTTGAGACAACCTCAATACAAACGATCAAATCAAAAGACATGTGAGGTTAATATAATGTGGATTATAATAATATCGTTTATTGCATTTTACTTTATACTGCTTGTTCCTTTTGGGATTTTTGTAATGGGACTACTGAAAGTGGCATCTATTGCAGACGATCAGAGTGAGCAGTGGGCAGTGAGACATGGAAAGTGTGGGCGAAATGAATGATTTGAAACCGTGTCCGTTCTGTGGTGGGGAAGTTACCATTGCAGAGGGCGGTTATCACCAAACAAGATGGATGTATGTTACGAGAGGAAATAAAGAAAATAGGTGCAACTGTTATGTTATCATGGAAAGTAAAACTTACGACTTTGATTCCTCTGAAAGTGAAAAAGCAAAAATTAAAGCCAACCTTATCGAAGCGTGGAATAAACGAGTTTATAAAAGTTAAGATTTAATGGAGGAAAATATTATGAGCGAAATAATTCATGAAAAGAACAAACATGAAGTGACTCGACTTGACGCAATTAGAAAGATAGACATTATGGGGCTTGAAAAGTTTCTTGAGAACATTCAGAAGTATCCAGATCGTTATCCAAAGAATAAATTTGAATGGATTGTATGGTTACAGGAGCCAGTTGAAGATAGAGTACATTTTGATAATAAGGTGTTTTAAAATGATTTATACCGTAACAATGATTGACTCGTTTAAGAACGAGCAGAATGCGAAATTCAGTTCGCCAGTGTCAAACACCAAAGGAATCTACTGGATGCCAGATGATAGTTGGATTGCCGGATACTTCACAGATTTGAAAGAAGCTGTCCAGTCTGTGATTGATAATGTGGCCGATGTCTTTGAACATTGCTATAACTATGCAGTGATTGAAGGGTACGAAGAAGGATTCTATCCTGTGGCCGAGCTGACGAAGTGGTTCAAATATGATGCTAAAAGCGACAAGGCATTTGAGATTGAACCGCCGTTGCATAATAATGTGCGTGGGTATGCTTTTTGAAGAAGGAGAATAAGACTATGAGTAGTGTACTTATTGATCGGAACGCAGCTAAGAAGGTAGAATCCATCTTCGAGCATCCTGATAAGGTCTATTCGGTGTATTTGAAGGCTGGCGGAGATGTCGTTTGGCTGCAAGGTGAAATTGAACTGTATGAGTTTTTGCGCAGCTTATAAAACCAATATTTTTGAAAGGAAGGGATTCTTATTAACTCTAATTTGTTAATGAATCGTGAGCAAAGTATTGCTATTGTGTGTATAATGTGCTTGCTGGCAGGGAATTTGATATCGAAGATTAGCCCGGTGAATCAGAACAATTCGTACCTTTATAATAGTAGTCCTCCGGCAGTTAGTATTGTGCAACAAGAGGAAAAGGAACCAGAAGTCATTGTAGAGACTGTTATTGAAACGAAGGTGGTGAACTTTAGTCAGGGTAAACATGAGCTCACTGACGATGAGCGTGCTCTTGCGGAGCAGATTGTTGCTTGTGAAGCAGGTGCTGATAGTTTGGAAGGCCAAATGGCTGTGGCCCAATGTCTTTATGATTCCGCTGTGCTTGATGGTTTAACCATTCGGCAGGTCTTTAAGAAGTATGGTTATAGCTCCTTATATAATAGGAAGGTGACGGCAGAGAACGAACTGGCTGTGTCTATGGTATTTGATTACGGCGCTAAGATTTCAGACAAACCAATTCAATGGTTTGTGACCCCGGCGGCAGCTCCCGGCAGTTGGCACGAGCGTGGAGCAACCTTTGCTGGACAATTTGGCGCACACAGGTTTTATTATGACGCGAAGCTGGTTGTGGATGATGCTGAGTAAATGGCATCATCTAAAATTTCGATAAATAATACAACAAAAAGATGTGTAATATATTGACGAAAACAAAAAGATGTGTATAATATATCTTGAAAGTTGTTTATGTGAGCGGAAGGCGGTATTTCAATGAGTGAGAAAAAGGTTTTGGAAATTATACAGGTTGAGAACTTTTTGAAGTACATAAGAAAAAAGCGAGTGTGGGTTTGTTTTATTTGCAATGGTGTGGATGTTCACATGATCTGCAAGAAGATGGACGACATTGGTGTAGAGACACATGGGATTGTCAAAGGCATTGGATTTTTTGGAAACGAAAGTCATGTTGAGTTGCGGCAAGAATGCTACGAAGTAAGGAGGATAGAGTTTAGGCCGGGTGATAAAGAGAGAGCGTATGAGATGATCTTCGATAATACCAGTGTGTTCGTATCAGAGAATCCCGAGTTGTACGGGCACTAAAAATATTTTCAAAAACCTCTTGACTTATATGGTTGTATCCTGTATAATATAGCTATGGAACGGAGCTACACTATTATAGAGGAGAAAGATTATGGATAACAATATTGACCCAAAGGTCGGAGAGGTTTGGTTGGTCGATTTGTCAAATGCGACAGGTCATCAGCAGCGCGGTATTCGACCGTTCGTTGTGACGAGCAACAATAAGCGCAACTTCTTTAGCCCCACAATCAAAGGGAATCCATTGTCTTCCAGAATATACAAGCGCTCTCCGGTTCATGTTCTACTTTCAAAGGAAGACTGTGATTTCTTAGAGGTTGACAGTATCGTTCTTTGTGAAGAGACTGACACGCTTAACAAAGGACAGTTCATCAAAAAACTTGGTGTCTTGTCGGAACGTCAGATGAATATGATTGCAATGGCAAGATGTAAGGATGAACCGTTTTTGCTCGCAGCATTCCTGAGCGGCGTACAACATACTATGGAATTTCAGAATTTTGCCGCATTTGCTTGATTTTTTATAATGTTTAATGGTACACTACATATAATAAGAAGGAGTGTGCCACTATGCTTACTGAAGAAAAAATCAACGCTTTTGCCGAAAGGTATTCTGATAAAAGCGGTAAGTTTGTTGTATCGACACTTAACAATGTTATGATCTATGAGGCCGAGTGTGGGTATGAGTTGTTTGATTTTACAAAAAATGATTTTGTAAAGATGTTTGCAAAATACAATTGGGTGAACTCAAGCCGTTCATTTAGAAATGTGAAATCAATAATCACTGGCTACATCAAAAGTGAAAATCGTACAAGTTTGTATGACTTGGCTGAATTTTCGGAAAATGACGTAAGTTCAGACGATATGTATGCAGACAAGTATTTTGCATCGGTTGATGAATTTGTTGACTTATTAAATAAATACGAAGAGCCATATCAGATTCGTATGAACGTGATTGCTGTATTGTACTGGATCGGACTTACCTCTGGTGAAGTTGTTAATCTAACAATCAATGATGTTGATTTTGAATCTCGTACTGTTCTCAATAGGACTGGTATTGATGCGAGGTTAATGGATATCATCAAACAGTGTTATGAAATGAAACAATATGATGCCCCCAATATGGGAGGATATAGAACGTTTTATGTCATGAGCGGTGATTACATCCTTCGTAAAACAGTGGATAGAACTGGTGAAAACAGTGATCAAAAGATGACTACAAATACAATTCACACCTATTTTATGCGATTGAATGATATTCTCGAAAAAAGAGGTTGTTCTAAGATTTTGGACCAAAGACATTTAACAAGAAACAACGAGTATATCAAGGTTTATGACTATTGCAAAACTCATCCAGAATTTAATCTTGTAGAACTTAGCTTCGGAAATGGTAAAGATCCTCTTGCAGACATTATCGGAAGAAAGTGTAGCAAGGTAGCCTATATTAGCTTCCGGCAAGGATACAATGGCTGGATTGAGTATTTCCATAAAAATTAAAAATAGGGGCTTCGGCCCCTTAATTTTAACACGTTAGCTATATAATACAGGATACTCATTAGAAAGGGAAATGTAGATGAGAACGCTTTTGCTGTTCCGTGGAGCACCGGGTTGTGGGAAGTCCACCTATATTAAAGAGCATAATCTTGAGCAATACGTATTGAGTGCTGATACACTTCGCCTTATGTGCCAGAGCGCACAGGAAACACCTGCCGGGCAGATGGAGATTTCTCCACAGAATGATGATGTTGTATGGGAGATGCTTTTCAAACTGCTTGAGGTGCGTATGAGTCATGGCGAGTTTACCGTGATTGATGCAACGAATTCCAAGACGGTCGAAATGAACCAATATAAGAATCTTGCAAAACAGTATCGTTATCGGATGTATGTTATTGACATGACGGACCTTCCGATCGAGGAATGCAAACGAAGAAACGCTCAGAGAGAATGGTTGAAGCGAGTTCCTGAAGCGGCCATTGATAAGATGTACGCTCGGTTTGCTACTCAAAAAGTTCCTTCTGGCGTGACAGTTCTTCCTTCTACTACGGATGTGATGTCCGATTTGAACTACTATCCGAATGACTTCAACCAGTGGGAAAAGATACATATCATCGGTGATGTTCATGGCTGTTATACTTGTTTAAGTGAATACCTTGGTGAGATGAAGGACGACGAACTTTATATCTTTGTTGGTGATTATCTCGATCGTGGCGTCGAAAACGTTGAGGTATTCAAGTTCTTGTGTGATGTTGTAAATAACAACCGCAAGAATGTGATCCTTTTGGAAGGAAATCACGAGCGTTGGCTGAACAAGTGGGGGCATGATGAACCGGTTCAGAGTGAAGAGTTTGCAAACTACACTCGTCCGCAGCTCTTTAAAGCCGGTATTGACAAGAACACTGCTCGTAAGATCTATTCCAGAGTCGGCCAGTGTGCCTACTTTGAATATGATGGGAAGCGGTATTTCGTGAGCCACGGTGGTTTGAGTTATTTGCCTTATTTTCTTCCTTTTGTATCTGCTGATCAGATGATTAAAGGTGTAGGTCGCTATCCTGATATGCTAACCGTGGCTGAGTCTTGGGAAAAATCGATGCCGGATAGATACATTCAGATCTTCGGTCATCGAAATGTGCAGGATGTTCCTATTGATATGGGTCATCGGTGCTACAACCTAGAAGGAAAAATCGAGTTTGGTGGATATCTCCGTTGCGTTGAACTTGAACACGGTCAGTCAATTAAATGTGTAGAAACCAAGAACGATGTGTTCCGAAAAGAGGAGCCAAAGACCGAATCTGCCATTGAAATGAAAACTGAGTTCGATAACGCAGAACTTGTTAGTAAGATGCGTCAAAGCAAATATGTGTTTGAGAAGCGATTCGGAGATATTTCTTCTTTCAACTTCTCTCATGAAGCATTTTATAAGAAGCACTGGGATGAGGTTTCTACCAAGGCAAGGGGATTGTTCATTAACACAAAGACGAATAAGATTGTAGCCAGAAGCTATGATAAGTTCTTTGCGGTTAATGAGCGGAATGAAACGAGAATTGGAAACCTACAGAACACTTTGAAGTTCCCGGTGACTGCATATCTGAAGGAAAACGGATTTCTTGGCATTGTCTCGTATGATGCAAAACAGGAAGGTCTGTTCATTGCAAGTAAATCCACTCCTGAAGGGCCTTTTGCAGATATGTTCCGAAAGATTCTCATGGATACGACTTCTGATGAAGACCGTAAGAATCTGAAGGAAGTTGCAAAAGAAAATGGTTCCATCATTTTTGAGGTGATTGATCCTGTGAATGATGCTCATATCATCGAATACAAGAAACCGCACATTGTTTTGCTGGATATTGTTGCGAATGATATGAACTTCAGTGTGATGGATTACGATGATTTGAAGCGTGTTGCTGAAAAGTGTCATTTACAGATTAAGGAGAAGGTTAAGATCTTTGAGAGCTGGAGTGAATTCTATCCTTGGTACGAGGAAGTAATGAACGAGAACTATCTGCATCATGGCTTTGAACACGTTGAGGGCTTTGTTTTGCGAGACAGCAACAATTTCATGTTTAAGATGAAGCTTCCTTATTATAAGCACTGGAAGTTCTTGCGTGGTGTTATGCAGAGCGTTCAGAAACGTGGCTATTACGAAAATACTGCAAAGTTGTTTACTGCTGAGGATAACCTATTCTATGGTTGGATGCGTGAGCAACGAGAGAAAGACCAGGAGTCTTTTTGCAAGAAGGGTATTATTCAGCTGCGGAATGAGTTCTACGCAAGTCAGCAGAAGAACTGAATTAAAATAGACATTTTATCGTGATTTTCGTTAAAATAATTAACGAAGTATCGTGATATTTCTTCCTCCGAAAACGCCCTGCGTGGGGCTGACAGCCGGGAAAGACCGGCGATATATGCCAAGGTGCTGCAAATGGGAGACAGGGCGAGCCCAAACCTCGCTGTGGAAACACATGCGGTTTCGAATACCGTCCTTGGCACCAGATAATTTTATGAAGAAAGGATGATTGCATGGTTAATAGGGCAGAAGATCATATTGGTGATGTCTTTGATTTGTTTGAGGTGATTGATGTTATTCGAGATGAAAATAATATTCCATCTTACAAATGTCGATGTAAAGAATGTGGATGGACAGGGCTAAAAAATATAGCTCAGGCGAGAGCGGTTAAAGTGTGTCGGCATAAACAATCGAGTGGCGATTATAGAAATTTTTCTACACGGTGGAAAAACAAAAGAATCGGACGAATCTTTCATGGAATGAAAGCAAGATGCTATGATGTTGATGATAAAAACTATATAACGTATGGCATGAAAGGAATTTGTGTTTATCAAGAATGGTTGGATAATCCAAAGTCATTTGAAGAGTGGTCGTTGAAAAATGGATACAAAGATAGTTTGACAATCGATAGAATTGATTCGACAAAAGATTACTGTCCTGATAATTGCAGATGGATATCATTGGAAGATAATTCAAAATATAAATCCACAACTCGAATGTTAGAAGTAGATGGTGAAATACATACGGGACGTGATTGGGCGGCAGAATTAGGGCTTGGAACAAACACGATAAATAAATATGTAAGAAGATACGGAGAAGATAATACAAAACAATTTATAAGAAGAGTATTAAAGGACCCGGATAAAGTGAATTCTCGACAAGGGAAACAAACTATCTATAATCTTTACATGAACTAAATTGAAATGGCCCAGTGTAAAAACTGAGTACATTGGGCCAAATATTTATATGAGCACCCGTGGTGAAATTGGCAACCACGATGGACTTAAAATCCATTCCCGGTAACGGGTTGCGAGTCCGAGTCTCGCCGGGTGCATATTTCTGGGCGTAGCGAAGTTGGCATCGCACCTGTTTTGGGAACAGGGGACCGCAAGTTCAAATCTTGTCGCTCAGACCACTACGAGGATTCGCCAAGTTGGTAAGGCAGCGGAATTTGACTCCGCCAGCGCTGAACAAGCGGTCACAGGTTCGAGTCCTGTATCCTCGGCTTATATGCGGGTATGGTGTAACTGGCAGCCACGTCAGATTTAGGATCTGATGCCGAAAGGCGTGAGGGATCGTGCCCCTCTACCCGTACCACGGTCATAGAATGGTTGCGTACCGTTTGTTGATCTCCTTTACTATTATTCCCAGCTCGCCAGTGATGGTGCAGTAGTGCTTTGTAAGCTGGGTGATTGTGCAGCTATGGTGTTAGTGGTTAGCACATCTGCCTTCCAAGCAGAGAGGGCGGGTTCGAGTCCCGTTGGTTGCTCCAATCTCGTATGGGTAGGATTTTTAGCGGTCAAATCCGGCTGCGCCTGTGCGAGATACCACCCCGAAAGGGGCGAGATATAGGAAATGTGCATCACTGTTATTCCTTCCTCGTCTATATGATATAGATGCAATAGTGTTTTATAAGGAAGGTGCCCAGTTGAATAGTTGCAGCTGTTTAACTGGTTTTTATGGGATAGTAGCTCAGCTGGTCAGAGCTGGCGGCTCATAACCGCTTGGTCGCGGGTTCAAATCTTGCCTGTCCCACCAACCCGATAGGGTGAATACATAGAAGGAGTTTTGTAAAATGGCGGATAAATATCTAAGCATTATTACAAATTTTGGGTGCCATTATAAGTGCCCAGAATGTATTGTTCGTAATAATAATCTTAAAATGTCACCAACAGATGAACGTTCATCTTGGGGACGGTTAGAAAGTGTCCTTCAAAATATGCCTGACACAAATTGGGTTTCGGTTTCTGGTGGTGGAGATCCGCTGTTTCATTGGTGGGAACATCAGTTTTGGTGGAAAGGTTTCTTCCATATGTGTCAGCAAGAGAATAGAAAAACGGAATTACATACAAGTTATTACGATACCGCCTATAATTCTCAGATGCTAATGTTTCCGCTTTATATCTTTGATCGTGTTGTTTACCACTGCCATCATCCAGAAGATCTTGATGATGTTGGGCGAGTCGGAAGCGAAATCGTTCGTGTTGTTTTCGTTGTTGATGATAGTATGACAGAAGAAATTATCAATGACATTGCAAACTTTGTGAAAACGTCTGATCAGATTGACGAATTATCTTTTCGACAGAGAATCGATGACCATTATCAGCCGACCTATCATCTGCACGATTTTTTGAAGGCCGGTCATCAGAAGCGCTGGTGGTATATCGAGCAGTGTGATTACAACACCTACTATCATAACGGTGATTTGTTTACAAAGTACACTGATATCTTTGATAAGTACCAGTAAATAATTCATCTAAATCTTTTGTTTTATAGGCGAATGAATAATATGACGTTAATACGTCTATTATTTTTCGCTCATTTTTAAAGTTTTAGCTATATAATACAGGATACGAAAAGGAGGGATGAACTCTGAAGCACTACGGAGATATTACGCAACTCCATGGCAATAAAATCGAGCCAGTTTCATGTATTACAGGAGGCTCTCCTTGCCAAGATTTGAGTCAGGCCGGAAAACGTGAAGGTTTGGCTGGTGAACGCTCTTGATTGTTCCTTGAAATGATTCGTGTGATTACAGAAATGAGGGAGGCCACCAATGGAGAATATCCAAAGTTTGCAATCTGGGAAAATGTCAGAGGAGCTTTTAGCTCAAGCAAAGGTGAAGACTTCAGATGTGTGTTGGAAAGATTTGCACGCATTGTCGAGCCAGACGTTTCAATTCCTCGACCTTCAGGAAAGAACGGAAAGTGGGCAAAATCTGGAGCGATTTCCGGTAATGGATGGTCTCTTGCATGGAGATTGTTCGACGCTAAATACTGGGGAGTCGCCCAGCGCCGCCAGAGAATCGCGCTTGTCATGGATTTTGGAGGACAACGTGCCTCAGAAATTCTATTTGAGCGCACGAGCATGTCAGGGGATTCTTGTGAGAGCATCCCGGCGTGGAAAACCTTTGCCCGAACTTCTGAAGCAAGCGTTGCTGGATATGATCGAATGGTGGAATCCAGGAACTCTGTCACAGGTGGTGCAGAAAGTGAAGGAACAAGAAGGTCTGGAAGAGAAGGAATTGGACGAGTATTGGAGTCAAACCATCGAGAGACTTCGACTCGATGCACAGAACCTGCAGCCTACACTCTAAAAATCCGTTCTGGATGTGAAGGTGGCGGTAAAAGCGCTCTGGTTCAAACTGAATTGAGCGCAACGATTTCTACGTTGCAAGACCAGACGCTAATTTGCTTGGTAGAAAATCCCTCCTTACATAATTTAAAACAAAAGATTTCGCCGGTAGTATTTGAGAGTCACAGCCAGGACGCTCGATACACTCAACAGGGCGACACAAGTCCGACTTGTACTGCTCAGTGGGGAACGGGCGGTAATAATATGCCGCTGGTCGTTGAAAAGAAAGCCTTTGCAATGCAGCGCATTGGTGAGTACAAGGAAAGCGAACACGCCAGCACGATGAAATCTCGTGACTACAAAGATGCAACTGACCTGATTACAGAGAAAGAAACGAAGAATCTACGATGGATTGTTCGCCGTTTGACTCCTTTGGAGGATGAACGGCTTCAGGGCTTCCCTGATGGATGGACCGATATCGGGGACTGGATTGATGAGAATGGGAAGAAGCACAAAACTTCTGACGCAGCTCGTTATAAGGCACTCGGTAATTCAATCGCTTTGCCTCAGTGGTATTGGATTTTTCAGAAAATGAAGCCGTATATCGGTGAAAATCCTACGCTTGGCAGTCTTTTCGATGGAATTGGTGGCTTTCCGCTTGTCTTTGAAAGTACGTATGGTGATGGTACTGCTATCTGGGGATCTGAAATCGATAGCTTTTGCGTTGCAGTAACTAAGAAGCATTTTCCAGAAAAGCAAAGAGGATAAAAATGGGAGCTTTTATTGCAAGACAGCCTAACGGTTTGCTGTGTCGGTTTTCTTCGGTAGTCGATTGTGTCACCGATTACAACATGACCGAAGAAGAATATATCGAGATGTGTGCTGAAAAGGCACGAAAGGAAGCACGAGATGTTCTTGACCATTATATTAAGCCGTTTGAAATGGTTGACAGGTGTTTCTTCCCGAACAACATGACAATCGAAGAACACAAGCGGATTATGAAGGAAATGGAAAAGCCCGTTGACAAAGCAACTCATATTCCGTAATAAGAAAATCTCATAAAAGGCTAATTCAAATAAGAGGCGACACAATGAACAACAAAATTTCTGTCAAAGCAACCATCGATCCCGGTTCTTTGAGTATTCCGGCAAGTCCTATCTTCCAAAAGGAAAAGAATACATATCTTTGTCCGTTTTGTGTGACGAAGCTGGAGAAGTTCGAGCGTGAATGTTCTGATTGTCATCGCAAGATGGATTGGAGTAGGTTTACTGAAAAGAAGGAGGAGATGTTCACTTGAATATAGATTTCTTCCAACGGCGCAAGACTCAGCTTGAGGATACTCTTCTTTTGAAAAATCAGGCGGTCGATATGCTTGATTATCTAAAGACGCATTGTATCAATAGCGACCAGTATTGTACCATTCGGGATTACATTGAAGAAGCTGCTAAGATTCTGGAGAGTGACCTCGAATACGCAAACAACAAGTTGCAATCCGCATTCAGACCTAAGTATGGTCGGAACAACAGACTGACTCGTGTTCAATCTAAAATGTTCCGTGATAGAGAATATTAAAAATGGGGTGATGCCGCTATGGTGATAAGTAAACATGTTTGTAACTGGTGTGGCAAGGAATATTCCAAGAATCCTTGTGGAGATACAATCTCTATGTATCACGAATTTGGTTATGAAAGCCCGATATGGGATGGTGCGAAGCTACAGTTCTCTTTGTGCCAGGAGTGCTCCGATAAGTTTGCAGGAGTACTCCGAGCGATGTTTACATACGATCCCATTGAAGATTCTCAGTGTTAACGACCCGAAGGGTTGTTAAATATAAGCCATCAATAAACCAGACGGAGGATAATACATAAAATGAATAGTGCATGAATTGATTCAAGACAATAAAAAGAGACATAAGTGATTACGGATGAAACAAAATTACATAAAGGAGACTTGATATGGCAGATAGAATTTTTAATCTTCCTCAGACCCGTGGTTCTTTTGAGATGGCTGGTAAGGTCACCGGCACCCAGCGTAGCAATTTCTATAACGAGAAGGAGACTAAGAGTGGTGTTACGCGCCGTGTCCTGAGTTTTGGTATTCAGACTTCCAATGAAAACACTTTCTATGTTGATCTGGCTGGGATGCCTCGTGATAAGGTTTACTTCTTCCGCCGTGCCGATAAGGACAAAGGCATTGAGAAAGATAAGAAGGAAGTCGCTTGGAAGGATCGTCTGACTTATGTTGCACCGGAAGGCTACGACATGATTGGCGTTAAGGTCGGTGTTACCAAGAAGACGAATGAGTCTGGCAAGGTTGTCAACGATAACAAGACTCTGACCGATTTCGATGCAGCTAAGGAGATTTCTGAGAATCTGCATGACGGTGACAATGTGTATGTCCGTGGCAACATCGAGTATAGCACTTACAACGGTAAGCATCAGATTCGCTTTGTTCCTACTCAGGTTTCTCTGAGCTCTAAGGAAATCGACTTTGATGCAGAGGGTTTCGAGGAGCTGGCTCTGTTCACTCAGACCATTGTTTATACTGGTTGCCGCAAGAGCGATGAGTGTGATGAGGTAGTTGTCGATGCAAAGATCGTGAACTACAATACCATCGAGGATGCAGAGTTCTTCATTGACTATAAGGCAAACACTCAGAATAAGGTTCTGGCTGATTCTATTCGTAAGCGTCTGAAGTCTTATACTAGCTTTGAGTGTTTTGGTCCCATCGTTAATCAGCAGAAGGTCGAGGAAGTTGAGACTGAGAATATCTGGGGTGGTCCTAACAAGATGAAGCGCCAGAGCACTCCGGCAGTTCGCAAGCTGTATATCGAGGGTGTTAATCCTGATTCCTTTGATCCGAATCCCGGCGATAAGGATGCAAAGCCAACTTACACTGAGGACAATATCTCTGAGGCACGGGCAAAAATTGCTGCCAACGCTCAGGCAAAGAAGGACTTTGATGGCAAGGCTGCTGAGAACGACACTTCTTGGTGGGGTGGTTCTAATAAGTCTACTGTAACTCCTGAAGATGAGGAAGATATCAACTGGGGCTAAAATTTTTTAACCGTTAGCTAAGTAATACAGGATATCAATAAGAGAAAAGATTTAGAGAGGAATTTACATATATGGCTATGATTCGTAAAGCATCTGCTGTTCGTAAAAAGCTTCATATGCTGATTTATGGTGAGCAGGGAACTGGTAAGTCTCGTACTGCAATGCAGTTGTGTTATCTGAAGAATGCAGACGGTAAGCCGTTCCGTGTTCTGTATCTGGATACCGAGAATGGTTCTATTGATAACTATACTGAGGAACTGGAAGCCAATGGTGTGAACCCTGACAATTTGCTGATTGTTTACACTCAGTCTCTGGCAGAAGTTCAGGATTATATCAAGATGGTTACCAACGATGAGGATATCGAGGATGAGAATGGTGATGCTTGTCTGGACGCAGATGGCAAGCCGTTCCGTGCAGATGCTCTGGTTGTTGACTCCGCATCCATTCTCAAAATGACAGCTACTCAGGGCCTCACCGCCTTCTCGCAGAAGCGTGCCAAGGTTAAGGCTGCATCTCAGGGTCTGACTGGTGATGAAAAGGCAGTTAAGATTGAGGGTGCTGGGATGGAGCTCAAGGATTTCAATACCCTGAACTTCAAGGGCCAGTCTCTGATTTTGGATCTGAATGCATCTGGCGTGAATTACATTGTTATCTGCCGTGAGAAGGATGAGAAACATACCAAGGTTGTGAATGGTTCTATTGTAAGTGAGCCGACTGGTCGCAAGATTCCTGATGGCTTTGCTGGTCAGGAGTACAACGTTGATACTGAGTTCCGCCTGTATTTTCAGGATGGTCAGCAGCTCGCTTTCTTCGATAAGGATCGTACCGGTATGCATAAGGGCGGTGAGGTTGTTGAGGATCTGACCCTGCTTGAGTATCAGGATATTATTTCCAGCAGCGCAAAAAACCGAGAGAATGTCATCAAAAACGGCTTAAACGATGCTGTTAAGACTGAGGTTAAGCTGAGTATGCGTGACCTTGGTATCGAAAACGATGAGCCGGATGATGTTCCGGCAGATAAGAGTTCCGATAGTAAAGAGCCTTCTATGGATGACATCAAGGCAAAGCTGAATGACCTGATTGCTTCCGCTTCTCCCATGAAGAAGAGTGCCGCACAGAAGGCTGTTAAGGCGGCTGGCCTGTCTACCGCATTCCGTTCCATGACCGACATCGAGGAACTGAAGAAGGTTGCCGCAATTATGGAGAAGGAACTGGCTTAATGGAACTTACCCGTAAATGCAAAATTTGCGGGAAGAACATTTTCATCGAGCGAGACCGTAGCACTTTTTTCTACGACAAGACTGGTTTTTACCATAAGGATTGTTTTGTAGAAAAAAAGAAAAATCAAAAACGCCCTTGGACAGATGACCTGCTAAGGGCATTTTTTGACAAAGTAAGTGACACTACGGACAAAAAGGTCGATGATCTTCTTTCCAAAAAGAGAGAGCAGGACAAAAATCGTGAGCTTGCTCATATCAAACAGGAAGAGAAAAAGATTCTTTTCGACCATATTCGAGATACATACGCCCCGGCGGTTGTTCCTGGTAGCTTCTACTCGAAACTTACGCAACTGATTTCCGGTAATTATTACAAATATAGAGGTTCGATTCCTCCGCTAGAACTTTACGATATGTGGGTTCTAGCGAAACCCCGACTAGATAAGATAATTGCCGAGAAAGAAGCAAAGGGTTGCGATATGAGCCAGCGATGGAATTACGACTTGGCTGTTTTATTGGCTCAATATCCTAGTTATCTCGAACGAAAAGAAAGACTAGCTTCGATTCGCAGTGAAAGCGAAGGCAAAACGAAGGAAAATTTGACTGAAACGGTACTGAAACGGATGAAAACAGTACCAAAACAGAGCAAAAACGAGAACGAAATTGATATAAATGCAATTCTCGATGAGATATAAAAGAGGTTGGTAAATGGATAATACAGTTCATGACGCTCAAAGATTGAAGGAGCTTCAGGCACTCCCTCTTGAGCGAAAGATTCAAATCACTCAAAATCGCATCCAGGAATGGTATATGCACTATGATGGTGGTGTGTACGTCAGCTTCTCCGGCGGTAAGGATTCTACTGTACTTGCTCATTTGACAAAGCAGCTGTTCCCAGATGTCCCGCTTGTGTTTAGTAATACAGGCTTGGAATACTCGTCAATCCAGAAATTTGCACGAAACGCAGATGCTGTTTTTGTTTATCCCAAGATGGGATTTAGTGATGTGGTCTCTACATATGGTTATCCTCTTATCTCTAAAGAAGTGGCTGAAGCGATTTACTACGCTAGACGAATCAGAAATAGCGGCGCAGCCACCATGAGAGAGAGAGAGAGAGTAAGAACAACTCTCAGGAAAAGACAAGAACTTCTGGGTTTAAGGACGAACTGTCTGGGAGGTGTCTTTAGCAACCCGTGGCTTTACGATGAAACAGGAGTTTTTCAAGGAAACAGACGGACGATTCTACTTGGTAATGAACCGGGAGCTGAAATGAAGGCCGGAACAAAATCCATGTTCAATAAGGAAAAATGGTTGCCAGCAGCACAAGAACTTCCGTTTGCAATTTCTCATTACTGCTGTTCAGTTATGAAAAAAGGTCCGATGAAGAAATATGCAAGGGCAACCAAGCGTAAACCTATTATTGGAACGTTGACTGATGAAAGTCGTGTTCGCAAGCAAGCTTGGATTCGACATGGGTGTAATGCTTTTGATAGCAAGTCTCCAACAAGTCAGCCTATGAGTTTTTGGACTGAGCAGAACGTGCTCACTTTCATCAAACAGTCAGAAATTCAAATTGCAGATGTCTATGGCGATATTGTTCCTACGAGTGATAAGCCGGATGCGCCATTGTGTTGTACTGGGTGTGATCGTACCGGATGCACGTTTTGTGGATTTGGAGCTCACAACAAGAACGATAATAGATTCCTGACACTTGCCGAACTTGACCCAAAGAAGTACGAGTATAGTATGAACGGCGGTCAATGGGTAGACAATCCAAAATATGATGCTACTGCACCTGAGTATGACGGAGTTTGGAAGAACTGGAACCCGAAGAAAATTTGGGTGCCCAGCAAAGAAGGTCTTGGACTGAGAAAAGTTTTCGATATGTTCAATGAACTGTACCCAAACAACAAAATTCAATATTAAAAAATATAAAGGGAGGTGGATGAGTGGAACTCATTTCAAATATCCCGAACGAAATTCTATTTGTTGGCGCAATTTACAAACATCCTGACTATTTGGTCGAGTATGGGCACTATGTCAAGAGCAAGTACGATTTTGCTGATGAAGCAACAAAATTTTTCTACGATGCAGCGTTAATTATTTACGAAACTCGGACTCAAGAATTTAATAAAACGTCTGTTTTAACGTTTATGGCTGAAGACGAGTCCAGACTGTCCCAATATAAGCGGCTGAAGGGCTGGTCAACCATTGAATACTACATGAGCCTTGCGAATGACGATGACATCAAGGGATACTTCAATATCCTGAAGAAATATTCGCTGCTTCGTGAGTACCAGAGAAATGGATTTAACATTGAAGGAATCTTAAAACATCGTCAGTTTGAAATGTTTGGTGCTCAGGACATTTACAAATTGATTCGTGGCAAGGCCGACAAGATCAATACGGTTATTATCACAAATGATGATGCTGAGATTTTGAACAATGGTCTGCTGCCAATGGTCAATGAACGTCTGAGCGTTCCCGATATGGGCTTGCCGTTTCAGTATCCTATCATGAATGATTTATTCAGAGGATTGAAGCTTGGCACTGTAATGTTCAATGGTATGCCATCTAACGCTGGTAAGACTAGATACATGATGGCGATCGTTGCCTACGTCACATTGGTTCAAAAGCAGAAAGCTCTTCTGCTGCTGAACGAGATGGATCTTGAGTCCGTCCGGTACTGCTTACTGGTCACCGCCATCAATAATCCTGAGTTTCAGGAGTTGCATGGTCATCGTTTCCATAAGGATGAGCGAGAGATCACCCTTGGAATGTATCGGGATGCAAATGGAAACTTCATCTTCAGAAAACAAAACGAAGATGGAGAATACATAGAAAGCATTGATGAGTTCACCGCTCGTGTCTACGAGGAGAGCGAAGAGTATCGCAACGTGCTTGATATCTGCCAGTGGATCGAGAATGAATCACAGGGGTTGATTATTGCAAAGGATGTCTCCGCCGATTATAGTGATAAGTCTCTGCGATTCGAAATCCAGAAAGCTGCTCTCACCCAGGGAGTCAAGTATGTGTTCTATGATACTCTAAAGAACGATATTGCTTCGATTGGTGAATGGGCAGCATTTAAGGTCACAGCCACCGAACTTGAAGAGATTGCAAAGAATCTGAAAATCTTTATCTACGGTAGCATCCAGTTGGCTGAAAATGCTCATGAGTACCTTCCTGATGAGCTGAATTCAAACAACATTGCTGAGTCAAAGATGATTAAGCATGTTGCTTGGACGATGGTTCTATTCAAGGAGATTCCAAAAGATAAGTTTGTGAAGTATCAGTATATCTCTCATGACCCTGAGTGGGGCGGTGACTGTGCCCATCGGCTGAATCCAGATAAGCGGTATTACGTTGGAAACATCGACAAAAACCGCTTTGGTGAGAAAAAGAAAATCATGTTTGAAGTGAATTTGAACCAGAATATCTGGAAAGAGGTCGGTATCTGCACCAGAAAGTAAGGAACTACAATGGTAAATATCGCAGATTTGAAAAATTATATTCTTGAAGAACGGCAGATTGAGCCGATCCTAGAGGAGCTTGGTTGTCATCATATTAGTCACAAAGCTGGATATTACCAGTGTGCGAATCCAGATGGCGACAATAGAACGGCACTCTGTATTTACGAGAATGAAAATCTTACTGCGGTAGATTACACACGAGACATTGCCAATGGAAAGACCAGCTATGATTTGATTTCTGTCGTCCAGTTTTTTCTGGAACTGTCTTTCCCAAAAGCCATCAAGCAAATCTGCGAATGGGTTGGACTTGACTACTATCACAACTTTGAGGAAGACCTTCCTAAAAGTATGCTGATTTTAAAAGAGCTTATCGCCATGCAAAATGAAGGTGAAGAACACGAGGATGACCGTCCGATAGTCCCAATCTCTGAAGCTATCCTCGGTTATTATAAACCTCATGTTAACCAAATTTTTGCTGACGATGGAATATCTTACGAGACGCAGCAAGAGTTCGAGATTGGCTTTGATGAGCTGACAAATAGAATCACGATTCCAATCAGAGATGAAATTGGTACTCTGGTTGGTGTAAAGGGAAGATATTTCGGTAAGCCGCCCGAAGGTGAGTTGAAGTATCTGTATCTTGAGCCGTGTGCCAGAAACCGTATTCTGTATGGCCTGTACAAAACAGAGCCTTATATCAAGAATAAAGGTCTGGTATATGTTGGTGAGGCTGAAAAGTCTGTCATGCAGATGTGGAATATGGATGTCTGCAACTGCGTGGCGACTGGCGGCAAGAAGGTTTCACAAAATCAAATTGAAATTTTAACACGTCTTTGCGTTGATATTTGTTTTGTCTTTGATAAAGACGTTCGGATTAGTGAGCTTATGGTTCTCGCCAATCGATTTGTCGATGGCGTAAGTGTGTATGCTGTAGTAGACGATAAGGGGATTCTGGATGAAAAGGAAGCCCCGACTGACAATCCTGAAAAATTTAAGGCATTGATTGAGAATTGTGTTAGGAGAATTAAATGAATGTAAAACTCTGGAAGGGGAGTAGGAACGACCTATCAGATCCAATTGGAACGATTATGGAGAATAGAGGAGTCAAGGATTATAAGACCTACATGGATCTGGATGATTCTTGCTTGAGTTCTCCGTGGGAACTGGACAACATGGAAGATGCTGTCAGGCTGTTGAACAAACATATCTGGAATAAGTCTATTATCTCTATCCTTGTAGACTGTGATGTGGATGGATTCACAAGTGCTGCAATGATGTTTCAGTATTTGAAGACGATTGGTTATTTTGGAAAAATCAATGTTCTGTATCATAGTGGCAAGGAACATGGACTCTCTAAAGAAATTGAGGTTCCACCTGAAACTACCTTGCTGATTATTCCTGATGCTGGCAGCAACGACGTTGAGCAGTGTAAGGAACTCCGTGAAAAGGGCATTGATATTTTAATTCTTGACCATCATATCTGTGATAGAGAAAACCCTTACGCAGTAATTGTCAACAACCAGAACGGTACATATCCTAATAAGGAATTATCTGGCGCTGGCGTGGTGTATAAGTTTCTTCAGGCTGTTGATGAATATAATTGGACTGATGTTGCAGACCGATATCTTGATCTGGTGGCTGTCGGAAACATTGGTGATGTCATGGATATGCACTCGTATGAGACAAAGCGCCTTTGCACGAAAGGTCTGGCACGAATTGTAAATCCGATGATTTGTGCTTTGATTGAAGCGAATAGTTTCAACATCAAGGGTGACCCGACTATCAATGACGTTCAATTCTACGTCGTTCCGATGATGAACGCACTGATTCGCGTTGGCTCGTCCGAGCAAAAGAAGCGGATGTTCCGTGCGATGGTTGGTGAGGAACAGACGTTCCAGTACACTCCGACTCGTGGCAAGAATGCTGGTGTTACGATTGATGAAACTCTGGCGCAGCATGTGGCTCGCGAGTGCTCCTCTTGTAAGTATCAGCAGAATAAAATGAGGGACAAAGCAATCCCGGAACTTCAAGAGGCCATCAAGAGAAACGGAGCAGACAAGAGCAAGGTTCTTTTTTGTGACTCTACAGGAGTATTGGATAGCCGATTGACTGGCGTGGTGGCTATTAAGTTGGCAGAAATGTATAGTCGCCCGTGTGTGTTACTTCGAGATTTTGCTGATGAGCCTGATGTTTATGGCGGTTCAATGCGAAATCCAGATGGATCTCCGATTGAGGATTTCAAAAAATTTCTAACAAATACCGGAGATTTTGAATCCGTTTCTGGGCATGAAAATGCAGCTGGCGTAAGAATCAAAAAAGAAAATATCTTTAAAGCTATTACAGATTGTGATGAATTGCTAAAGGATACTGTGATGGATAATGCCACGGTATGTGATTTTGTATTTGATTACGACCAGCTTGGTATTGTACTTATTAAGAAAATGCATGAAATGCAGAAGGTTTGGGCACCAGGTATTCCTGAACCACTGTTTCTTATTCAGAAGATTCCGCTTACTCAGGATAATTGTAAGCCGATGGGAAAGAACGGAAATATGTGGCGGTTCAGCGACGAAGAAAAAGGCATTGATTTTGTGTGTTTTAATGACAATGGCCGGATGATTGGCTGGATTAACAATGACTTCTATGGTGATCAGGAAGAAAAGTATATCAATGCCGTGTGCCGGTTGTCTTTGAATCAGTATGGGAACAAGGTGACTCCGCAGGCACAGATTGTTGATTTTGAGGTGATTTGATATGGGAAATCGGAAGCGTGCTATTGCCATCGACTTTGATGGCACTCTCTGTGAGAATAATTATCCCGATATTGGTGAGCCAAACTGGAATGTCATTTATCAAGCAATTCAGGAACAGAAGCACGGTGCTGGTCTGATTCTCTGGACTTGCCGGGAAGGAAAGCTCTTGTATGACGCAATGGAAGCTTGCTTCGATTGGGGCATTCAGTTTGATGCCATCAATGATAGCCTGCCAGAGTGGAAGGAACATTTTGGCACTTCTCCTCGCAAAATTGGCGCCGATGAGTATTGGGATGATAAGGCTAAGGTTGTAAAAAATGGAGAGTTGATTGACAATGTTGATGCCTGAACAGTTTGAGGCAGACGTTAAAGAATTTATCGCAGAATGCCAAAGTCATCCAGTGATAGATTTATCAAAAGATGATCCATGCGAAGGATGTCGCTTTGAGGACTTTTGCGATAGGTTTTATCCGGGCGATGGTAGCACATGGCATTGGCGAGTTTACGAGAGTGGTGAATGAATGGTTTACATTACAGGCGATATTCATGGCGACTTTAATCGTCTCTTAAAGATAAATAAATTTTGCATTAAACATAGGCTTGGAAAGAACGACTGGATCATCTGTCTTGGTGATGTTGGTCTAAACTATTATGGTAAGGATAATATCAACGAATGGAGAGTTAAGACCATTGTTGCGGACATCCCTGCGAATTTATTCTGTATTCATGGAAATCACGAACGCCGCCCGTCTCGTAAGGATGGCTATAAGACAAAGGAAATCAGTGGAGATATTTGCGGCAAAGTGTGGCATGACCCACATTATCCCAATCAGTATTTTGCTATTGATGGAGAAGTTTACCAGATTCTTGCTGATAGGGAAATTCTGAACTGTCTTGTTTGCGGCGGAGCCTATTCTGTAGATAAATATTACAGGTTGGAACGTGGATGGCATTGGTTTCCTGATGAGCAGCCTAATGAGAAGACAAAGAAAAAGATCTGGAATATTACACACGACCCTCAAATCGATGATATTGATGTTATGCTCACGCATACATGTCCATTCCGGTTCATTCCAACTGAATTGTTTATCGGTGGTATTGATCAAAGCACAGTAGACCAGTCAACTGAAATATTCTTTGATAATATATACGAATGCTATCCTAACGATTGTAAACCATTCTGGTACTTCGGCCATTTCCATGGTAACAAGTACACTGACGACTATGTGATGCTTTTTGATGACATTATTAAGTTTGGAGATAAGAGGAAGGAGTAAGAATGTCAAGTAGTTTACACACGCACTCGAATTACAGTCTGCTAGATGGGTACTCTTCTCCTGAAGAAAATCTAAAAAGAGCATCAGAACTTGGTTTGAAAGCCATTGCCATTACGGAGCATGGTGAGGTGACAAGCTGGCCGTACTATTCAGAACTAAAAGACAAGTATCCTGATGTAAAACTTCTTTATGGTATTGAGGCATACGAGTGCGAGGACAGGGAAGTCAAGGATAAGAATAGTAAATACTGGCACCTAATTATCATCGCAAAAAATGAGGCTGGTCGTCAGGCAGTCAATCGCTTATCTACACTCGGTCATCTTCATGGCTTTTACAGCCGTCCTCGTATCACAAAAGAGGATATCGTTAAGGAAGATACGAATAATTTGATTATCCTGTCTGCTTGTTTGGCGAGTAGGCTGTCCAAAACGGATGATTATGACACTTGTGTTAAGCTGGTTCAAGAGTATAAGAGCTTATTCCCTCACTATTATCTTGAGGTTCAGGCTCATGCAAACAGTGAACAAGCAAAATACAACCAGAAAATCATGCGGTTGGCAAACGATACTCACACAAAAGTAGTTGTCACAAACGATGTTCATGCTGCTACCAAAGAGGATCTTTATTATCAAGACTACTTCCTTCGTATCGCACATGATACGGAAACCGCCGCAGAAATCTATGAAGGATGCTACTTCATGTCTCGTGATGAACAGCATAGAATTATTGATAGTCAGATTGGATACGAAGCAGCAGAATGGTGTATCAATAATACTGACGAGGTTGCCGACCTGTGTGATGATGTGGATATGCCTTGGCATGAACCGGAACTTCCCAAAATTGAGATTCCGCCACAGTATTCTAATTCGGCAGCTTACCTGAAAGACCTTGTAAAAGAGGGATGGAAGAAACGCGGTATTGACAAGTTTGATGTAGAAAAGCAGAGGATCTATCGTAAGCGTGTTGATGACGAGTTGTTTGTCATTGAGAAGAAAGACTTCTGTGACTACTTTTTGATTCTGGTCGATTACATCAACTGGTGTAAGAAAAATGATGTCATTGTTGGCCCAGGGCGAGGTTCTGCTGCCGGTTCCCTTGTATGTTATTTGATTGGTATCACACAGCTTGATTCAATTAAATATGAACTTGACTTCGGACGATTCCTTACCATTGAACGAAAAGACCTTCCTGACGTTGATGTGGACGTTAGCGACCGTGCGAAGGTTGTTGAGTATTTGACACAGAAGTATGGAGAAGATCGAGTAGTTCAGGTTATGAACATCGTGTACACTACTCCGGTCACTTCGATTCAAGACGTTGGCAAGGTTCTCGGTTTTCCGTATGCTGAGATTAGAAAAATCAGCGAGAAATTCGTTCAAAAGACATGGAATGATTGCCTTGAGGCTAACCAGGAAGTGGCTGAAAATCCGAAGTATAAGGAACTACTTGATATCGCAAGTCATATCAATGGTCGCCCACGAGGATATGGTATCCATGCTGGCGGTGTTATTGTTTGCCGACATCCTTATTATGAGTATATCGGAATTCGGCATGGCACTGACGGAGAACACGTTATCTCTGTTGATAAAGTGATGGACGAGAAAATCGGACTCGTCAAATTTGATATCCTTGGTGTTGCGTCACTGGTTGCCATCGATGAGGCAAAACGTGAAGACAATATTCCAGACTGGGAAATTGATATTAACAACCCAGAGTTTGAAAATGATAGTGCAACTTACGATTTGATTTGCTCTGGGCGGACAGACAATCTATTCCAGATTGAATCGTCTGGCATGAAAGATCTGGTTGCGCAGCTTCAGCCTAGGTCGATTGAAGAGTTGTCTGCTCTGATTGCTCTTTATCGTCCTGATGCAATGCCGTCGATTCCTACATACGTTGATTGCAAGTATCATCCTGAACATATTCACTACTTCCATCCTGATATGGAACCAATTTTCCGCAGTACCTATGGCGTGAATATCTATCAGGAACAGAGCATGAAGCTCACGAAGGTCTTTGGCGGTAGAAACGATGCCGGTGCTGATAGAATGCGTAAGTGTTTGGCAAAGAAGAAACCTGAGAAAGTCAAGGAAGAAGTAGAACTTCTTCATGATGAGATTATTGCGAATGGATACGACAAAGCGACCGCCGAGTACATTTGTAACGAGTTGTCAACGAAGGGTGGCTATGGTTTCAACGCCAGCCATTCTCAGGCGTATGCCGTTATCTGCCTTCAAACGGCATACTTAAAAGCACATCATCCACTTGCGTTCTTTAAGGCTATGCTGAACCTAAATAAAGCAAAGGTTGGCAAGGTCAACAAGATTATGGTGGATGCACGCAGCTTTGATATTCAGATTCTTCCGCCGAGTATCAATCGTTCCGGTATGGATTTCACTGTGTCAAATGGCAAAATTCTGTTTGGCTTATCTGCTATCGGTGGTATTGGCAATACACTTGCTGAAACTATCATTGCAGAACGAGATAGAAATGGAAAATTTAAGGGACTTGATGATTTTACGAGTCGTGTTCGTGCAACGAAAGCGCAGATCATTGCGTTGGTCAAATCCGGTGCGATTCCTACAAAGAACAAACGAATATTTTTGGAAAAGTACATTGCCAGCGGTTTGGAACAATCTGAGTTTAAACCAGTCAGTACACTTCCTACCAAGGCAGTTTTGCTGAGTAAGTGGGATATTGATACGGAGCATTATAAGGTTGGTAAGAAGGTTGACAAAGAAACCGTCCTACGAATCTATAATGAAAAGCGTCGTGTCGTACATGAAACCGAGAAGCTGAAAAAGAAAGAAGCATATATGGTCGAGCAGACCACGAAATATCTACAAGATGAAGAACTTTGGGAGTTCCAGACTTTGCAGACCTTTATCAGTGACCCGAATCCTTTCGAGAAGGCATTTGCTTACATCAAGGATTTCTCTGAAATTGAGGAAGGTGATTCTTGTGTGCTTGTTGGTATTATCGCAAAGATCCAAAAGAAGAAAACAAAGACTGGTATGCAGTTTGCATTTGTAAATCTGTATTCTGGCGATGGTATCATTGAGCTGACCGTATGGCCGAGAGTCTTGTCAGATTATCAGGATTTGATTGTAAAGGGAAGTCAGGTAGCTGTGCTCGGAAAGAAGGAAGATGAATCGCACGTTATTGTAAGCGACTTCAAACCTTACAAGCAGTGGCTGCATGATAGAGAGATAGCGTAAGAGGATTATAAAGTGGCAGATAAGAAATTTAATGAAAATATGATCCGTTGTTACATCAGGATAAAACGAGTCTTTTATCCGAAAGATGGGAAGGAGGTGGAGCCCGGCGGCTTCGCCACTTTCTCTGCCGAGGTGGTAAAAGTCAAGCAGGGGAACCCCATTATGAGTCGATATGGTGACCTCCGACTGAAAGGCAACGTCCCTAGCCTTGATATGGATAAGACTTATTCGTTCTGTGGTGAGTATGTTCACCATGAAAAGTTTGGGGACCAGTATAAAATCGTCTATATGAACGAGTTCCAAGAGATTACTGACCCGGAAGAACAAAAAAGCTTTCTCCGTTTTATTTTGACCGACCATCAGTTTGAGATGCTTTATGAAGCATTCGACAATCCGTATGAGATTATCAAGAATGGTGACATCAAATCTCTTTGTACTGTTAGCGGAATCACGGAGGGTCGAGCACAAAAGATCATTGACTCTTTTGAATGCAACATTGATAATAGTGAAGCGTACACGAAACTGATTGAGTACGGTTTGACTCCAAGTGCTATTGAAAAGCTTGTTCGTCAGTATCACGGTGCAGACATTCTGGTAAAAAAAATTGAGGAGAATCCTTACGTCCTGATTGATGATGTGTATGGCATCGGCTGGAAAAAAGCTGACGCTCTTGCTTTAAATATGGGCTTAAAGCACAATTCGCAATTCAGAATCGAAGCTTACGTCATGCATTTTCTTGCCGCCCGTGCCGAAGAAGGCAACTCTATCATCCCAGCAAATCAGACAATCAATAGCTGTATTAAGGAACTTGATTTGAACGAGGGTGATCAAGAAGTCATCAAAAGGGCACTTTTCCATCTGCATGATGTCCGTGAAACGCTTTGGTGGAGTGATGACCGTCAGGAATTTGCTTTAACTAGAGTGTGGAATCTTGAAGATGAAATCGCAAAGGAAATCAAGCGACTGGCGGATGCACCTGTTGAACCGATTGGTCGAAACATGGATACAGCAATCAATGAAGCCGAGGATGTGCTTGGCATCGAGTATACCGAAGAGCAGAGAGATGCCATTAAAAAGGTATGCTCTAGCAACGTCTGTATCTTAACAGGCTACGGCGGAACTGGCAAAAGTACCGTTGTCGCTGGTGTCTTAAAAGTTCTTCGTGGTAAGTCTTTTGCACAGACTGCACTCTCTGGCCGTGCCGCAGCTCGTATGCAGGAGATTACTGGTCAGGATGGAAAGACCATTCACCGTCTTCTTGGCTACGACATCGAGAATGGTGGGTTCATCCATAATAAGGGCAATCCTCTTGAAGAAGACATTATCATTCTGGATGAGACCTCTATGGTTGGAGCTCAGTTATTCTATGACTTGATTCAGGCAATCGAGACCGGCAAACGATTCGTCATGATTGGTGATGACGGCCAGCTTGAGAGTATCGGTATGTGTAACATCTTCAAGGATATGCTTGCATCTAAGGTTGTTCCTGTGGCTCGTTTGACTAAGATTCATCGTCAAGCAGCTAAGTCTGCAATTATCACGGAGAGCATCAAGGTTCGTAATGCTACACAATTGGTGCCTTATGGCTGGGCTGGTAGTGAGATTCGTGGTGAACTTCGTGATTTGGAGCTTGATATCTATAAGGATGCAAGTGAGTCGTTCAACCATATCATCAATCAGTACCGTACCTTATATAATAAGGTAGGAAATGATAGTGCGAAGATTCAGATTGTACTTCCACAGAAGCTCCGTGGTAGCATCTGCACCTACGAGGTGAATAACGCTATTCAGGAGATTGTGAATCCGAGTCGTGGTCAGACCGAAGCGAAGATCTCCATCTATGGTGATGGGAAGGACAGAGTGTACACTCTGCGCGAGGGAGATCAGGTCATTATCAACAAGAATAACTATGAACTTCATACATACAATCTCAAGACAAAGAAAAAAGAAGAGAAGTGTCCGGTGTTTAACGGCAACCGTGGCATCATTCGAAAGATTGAAGGCAGTTTTATTCTGGTTGATTTTGACCAGTGGGGCACAATCTTCATTCCTCATTATTTTGGTGGGAACAACATCTGGGCAACGCTTGAACTCGCTTATGCTTTGAGTTGTCATAAACTGCAGGGCAGCGAAGCTCCGTATGTGATTGTCGGCATGGATAACTCTGCATATTTGATGTTGACAAGAGAATGGCTTTACACGGCCATCACTCGTGCTAAGAAGTATTGTGTGATTTGCGCTGAAACCCATGCTCTTGATCGGGCGGTAAAGACTTCGAGAGTTCCATACAAGCGGACGTTCCTGAAGGAATTTTTACGGAAAGAATTTTCGGAAAAGCATTGACAATTATGTGCGTATCCTGTATAATATAGCTATGAAAAGTCTCCGTCTCGGAGGCTTAAAATTCTCCCTTTGACTATATAATACAGGATACGGGAAAGGAATGGCTTGCTCGTAATGGCAAGCCTTTCTTTATTCATTATAACTATATAACACAGGATACGCAAGGAGGCTTTATGACAGATAAAGAGTTCATAGGTAAGCTCGATGCGATGGTAAAGGCATTGCAGAGCACGAAGAAAAAGACAGATAAGACCCGCATTTTGCTGGATGAACGAAAGGATTTTGGGGCTGAAGCTGACGAGTTGATGGCCTTCTTCCGATTCTTGCTTGATCCAGCAATCGTAACTGGACTGTCAGATGCAAAAATCAATAAGCAGGTGAGCGCCAAGCCTGAAATTGATATCCAGTATCTCAGTTGTGGATACCTTTATATTATGGGTGCTGGTCACAACACTGGCTCTGATGCATCTATTGCAACAATCCAGAATTATTTACATAAAAATCCTGAGCACGAAGAGTTTCTAAAGCGGCTGTTTACCAAGAATCTTCCGATTGGTGTAGAAGCTGCTACCATCAACAAGGTATATGGCGAGGAAATTATTCCTGTCTGGGAGGTTCAGCAGGGATATCCAATCGATAAGGTGAAACTGAAACCCGGCATCTGGTTTAGTCTGAGCCAGAAGATGAATGGAAATAGGGGCACCATGTATAAAGGCGAGCTCATTTCTCGGCAGGCTCAGAAGTTTAAAGGACTCGACCATATAAAGAATGACCTGCTTTCTCTATACGATGGAGACGCCTCAAGGCGAGATGCGTGGGTGTTTGATGGTGAGCTAATCTACAAGAACCCAGAAAGAATGTCGGACGGAGAGGCTTTTCGTTATGGCACTGGCCTACTTAATTCTGACAACAAGGACAAGACTGGAATCAAATTTGTGATTTTTGATGTGATTCCTGTTGTAGAGTTCGACCGTGGAAAGTGTACTATCCCATATAAAATTCGCCGTATTGGGTTAAATTGTCTTCGCGCAAAGATTACTCGCAAGCACCTTGAAAATATTGAGATTGTGCCGATGGTCTATGAGGGCACTGACCAGAGTGTGATTTCGAAGTGGCTTGATTATGCGGTTGAGAACGATTGGGAAGGTCTTATGTTGAACACGGACGTCCCTTATCGCCGGGCTCGTCACAACGGATGTCTCAAAATCAAGCGATTTTACACTGTTGATCTACGAATCACAGCGATTGAGGAAGGTCAGAACCGTCTAGCTGGTACGATGGGCGCTCTGGTTGTTGATTACAAGGGTAACGAGCTTCGGGTTGGTTCTGGCTTTGATGACTCCACGAGAGCTGCTGTGTGGGCAAATTCTGATGATTACATCGGCAAGATTGTGGAATGCAAGTACAAAGAGGTCACAATGGACAAAAAGACCGGCCTTGAGTCCCTGCAATTCCCGATATTTGTGAGATTCCGAAATGATAAAAATGAGGTGTCTTATGGCTGATATGAGGCTGATTGGTGCAAATGCTTTGCTTGACAAAAATAATTGGACAATCAAGCAATACAGTGAAGAAGAAGCTAATGCTTGGAGAGATGGCATTGCCCTTATGAAGAAGAACATTGAAAACGCTCCGACCATAGATCCTGAAACGCTACGGCCTGTGGCACACTGGGAGGAAATTCCAGGCTCCTATGTGAGCTGTGCTGGGAAAAACTCATGGTGCGAACCAGCAACCCGTTGCTCGAACCCAGAATGTAGAGAGGTGAACCCGTGTGGCCTCAAAACGCCATTTTGCCCGATGTGTGGTGCAAAGATGGAGTGAATCATGACTAAAAACAAGTTAAAAGATTCCTTTTATTGGATGGGCAAAAATGGTAATGAATGTGATGTGAACTTGCTTGATAAGTCTGTTGCGAAAAGAATTAAGGAAGTAAAAGAACACCTCAAAAAAGTTCCTTCTGGCAAGGCTGACTTTATGTATATCTCTGCAAAAGAATCGCTTATCGCCGGTTTTGTAAACGAAGAAGGAGAACGTTCAATCTTTGTTGCAAAAGATTACTGGGAAGCTGATTACGTTCCGGGATGTGGGTGGATAAAAGTGGAGGATGAAGATGAGATCTCTTAAAGAGATAGATGATGAGATTAAAATGATAGAACATCAAAAGAATCTGGATGAAGAGAACCATTTTTTTTTGCTTCTTCCCTCAGCATATAGCAAATCTTATCAGGCTACAAAAAGAAAGAGAAGAAACAGTTGCGTTTATCAAGGAGAACATTTTATATGAACTTATCCAAGAAAACGATTAAACATATTCTTCGGATTCTTGATAATAAATGTATTGAGGTTCCTACAAAGGCATTCGCTTATAGCAGTAGTGGACGCAGAATTTTGACTCGTGATTTTGAGCCAAAGGAGTCACACGGAATGAATGGCTGGCAACGAATCGTCTACGTACCGTCCGAAGGATATTTTTACGGAATTTATAATGGGCAGACAAAGGAAGGTTGGGATATTCCTGATATCTGGTCGCCTGAACAACTTGCTGATTTATGAGGTGTTAAAATGCTACTTTTAACGCAAGACGGAGAAATTATAAATCTTGACCGTATGGCAATCATTGATACCGCAAGCCTTAATGTTTATGCAAGGCAGGGCATGGGTGAGCGTGGAATTATCCTTGGTAGTTATGATGACGAAGGAAGATGCTACGATATCATTTCTGAGATTTATGAGGAGTATTCAAAGGGAATGCCTACGTACACGATGCCGAGGGACGGAGAATGAACGACTTCCGCAAACTAGCCATCCCAAAGAAAGAACGACTTGAAGTTCAACTTACGGATGGCACAGAAGAACACAATATATTGTACATAATCACATCTCTAGCCACTATTAAAGGTGCTGAGATTTTTAAAAATTTTCGTTTGTATTCTGTAGGCTCCGCCGGGGAGCTCAACTTATTAGAGAAGCAAGACGGCGATCCCTACTTTGATAAGCTGAAAGGAACAGAATATGAGTAATTCAATGAATCGAGAAGACCGGCGCAGAGAGCAGCGTAAGGCGCGAATCCTCGCCCGGCGAATCAAGAAGGCCGGTGGTCCCGACTTTCTGGCTGGAATACCAGTTGAAGAGTGGGAACCAAAGATTGGTGATGAGGTCACTATTAAGGTAAAGAGGATTCAGGGTAAGAAAGATTTCTTTAAGATGAGTCCTCAGTATCAGGACTTTATCAATAGCCTTGAAGACGGAAAACCTTACAAGATTACCAGTACCGGTATGAAGGGTCAGGTCTACGGTATTGATGCACATCCTTATTTTCAGATTTGGAAGGGTGATATGGAGCCCTACAAGGAGCCCTAATGAGGATGTACTTCAGGACGGACTATTATGCCGATATTGGCATAGATGAAGTCGTTCGGCTTCAAAGAGGAACTATATACGAAGTAGTTTTAGAAACTGAATTTTTTTATTTTATCGTAACTGATAATAAATCATTCAGAAAAATGCTAAACATTGTCATGATTCCAAAAGAAGATCTCGAAGATGATGTATATGTTGTGACCGGTAAAAGTGAAGAATTTGAGGAAGGAGGTGGGGCGATATGATTGGTATTGACCATCGTGAACAGGGTCGTAAGGAACGAGCCCTTGCAGAGTATTATAGAACCTTAGCTCGATATCCTGTCGAGTGTGGAGAGCCGATTACATATCAGTTGTCAGAAGAGCAGCTTAAACAGGTTCTCTGTGGAGAGGTTACTGTGGATGAGTTGATTGAAAGAGGTGAGGTAAGTGGCAGTTGACCAATACGGGAATTCATTTAGTGTTGGAGATTATGTGTTGATTACAGAGGTTCCATCTGGCCTCCCTTATTTTGCAATGATTTCGGTTGTAAGGGTCGAAAAAATCGAAAAGGATAATCATCAAAAAGATATAGTTTATTTCGAACGATGGTATCCGATTGAACAACGTGGCGAACTTATTTACCGGGAAGCAGATGATTGTGTTGTGACAACTGAACATAACTATCTTGTTTCACTAAAACGTAGAGATGAATGGGATAAAGAGGTGAGGTAAGTGAAAGATACGATTAAGATGTGGATCGCTTTCATTAAGATTTTTAAGGATTATCTTATTGCGGTCGGAATTATGATTGCGTTGTGGCTGTTGTCTTGCCTTGTCAAGTATGAGATCTCAGTATCCAACTTCCCAGATTGGTTTAAGTTTGCACTTCTAAAATAAAGGAGGATTAAATGGTAACCGATATTCTTAATAGAGAGATTCATGTTGGCGACACAGTTCTTAGAGCTAGAACTCGAAATGGTCGCGGAGTTCTTTGGAGCATTCGTAAAGTTGTCTCAATTATGAACGTAATGATTAAAGTTCAAGACGGAAAGTACACAACGAATGTTGCACCCAGGAATTGTATCGTAATTGACGAGAGTGACATTCCTGAAAACTGGCAGGACGAATATTAAGGAGAGTTGAATGACTGTTGATTTGATCGCGTACACACAGCGAGTTGTTCCTACAAGTGATAAGAATCCTTTAGATATTGTGGAGGAAGCTGCGAGTATTTGTTACGATTCTTCAATGACTGACGATTATAAGATTGCCAAGGGATGTAAGGCAAGCGGTCACTATTCTGTGCTTGAGCACATCAATTTTACGTTTTACGTCAAAGATGTAAGCCGAGCACTTCTAGCGCAGATTAGTCGTCATCGACATATTAGCATGAGCTGCCGCAGCCAGCGTTATTGCAGCGAGGATGGATTCAAGTATGTGAACCCGTTTACCGGTGAAGATGCTGATGTTTTCGATAATATGATGTCGGACATTGATACCGATTATCAGATTCTCAAGAAGTATCACAACGCCAAAAACGAAGATGCCCGTGCAGTTCTGCCAAATGCTTGCTGTACAGAGTTTTACATTACGATGAACGCTCGTGCTTTGATTGAAATGAGTCATCTTCGACTTTGTTCTAGGGCTCAAAAAGAAATCCGCGAGATGTTTACAGAAATGAAGAAGGAAGTTACACAGGTTTGTCCTGAAGTAGCAAACTGGATGGTTCCTTCCTGCGAGGCTAATCCGAAGTATCCGTTCTGCCCAGAGGGTCGTGGTTGCTGTGGCCGTCATCCTCGGTTGGCAGATGTTTATAAGCCTATTGAAAAAAACAAGGAGGTTATTGATGCAAACACTTGACGAAATTAAGAAGAACGTAGACCATCCAGTCCATTACGGCGGTGCAGACAATCCCTACGAAGCCATTAAAGTGTTGCGAGAGTGGCAGCTGGATAAAGATGCTTACCTTTGGAATGTTGGTAAGTATCTGAGCCGTGCAGGTCACAAAGATGGCAATTCTCAGCTTCAAGATTTGACGAAGGCACGTTGGTATTTGGACTATAAAATCCGGCTTTTAGAGGAACAGCAGAAGATTACTGAAAGTGTCGTAGATACGCTCAAGAAGATTCCTGATGAGGCCAATGATAAGCTGGCTACGATGCCGAAAAAAGACAGCCAAGGAAATTTTTACGATCCTAGACTTAATTGTTGGGTAAACGATTGCGTTTATCGTCCTGATGATTCATTCAAAGAAAAGCTGGCAAAAGCAGAGTCGATGTGCAGAATCGAGACTGCCGTGGTTCCTGATTGTGCCGATGAGGTCAAGTTTTAAGAGGTTTACATAAATGAGATACAACTGGGAATATCCACTGGTGGCAGTGATGCTCCTAGTGATGATAATGACATTTTGGTTTTCTAAGGTTGTCCTTAGAATTTAAAGGAGTGATTGCATGGAATATGTGATTAAACGCGATGGAACGAAAGTTCCTTTTGATAAGAGTAAGATTGCAAATGCGATTGAGAAGGCGATGACTAATACGACTGGAGGAGTTGATTCTCGCGTATCTAACGCTATTGCAGACTACATCGCAGACATCCCTGATACGATGTCTGTAGAGCAGATTCAGGATGTGGTTATTGACCAGTTGAAAAATAGCCCTCTTTCAGATGTGGCTGACGCTTATAGTCACTGGCGTATTCTTCGACAGGAGATTCGTGAGAAGCAGCGAGCATATGGCGAAATTCTTTCCATCTGTGATGTAGATAATGAAAAGGTCAAGCAGGAGAACAGCAACAAAAATCCTGTTGTGAATAGCGTACAGCGTGACTATATGGCTGGCGAAGTCTCCAAAGATCTGAGCTTTAATCTGCTTCTTCCAAAAGATATTGTGGACGCTCACTATGATGGTCGAATTCACTTCCACGATTCCGACTACTTTGCCCAGCATATGTTTAACTGCTCGTTAGTCAATCTGGAAGATATGTTGCAGAACGGCACTGTTATTTCTGGTACAGGAATCGACAAACCACATAGTTTCTCTACAGCGTGCAATATTGCAACCCAGATCATTGCACAGGTGGCGTCCAACCAGTATGGTGGTCAGAGTATTACTCTGTCTCATCTGGCTCCCTTCGTGGATGTCTCTCGAAAAAAGATTGCGGGTGAAGTCCATGAGGAGTTTTACGACATGATTCAAAACAATGAGATTGACAAGATGCCAAATCAGGAGACTATCAATCGAATTGTAGAGAAGCGTTTACATAAAGAAATCGTTGCAGGTGTTCAAACCATTCAGTATCAGGTTATTACTTTGATGACCACCAACGGACAGGCTCCTTTTATTACCGTTTTTATGTACCTGGATGAAGTTCCTGAAGGCCAGACCCGTGATGACCTTGCAATTATCATTGAAGAAGTCCTTCGTCAGCGCATTAAAGGCGTGAAGAATGAGACTGGAGCATGGATTACTCCGGCTTTCCCAAAGTTGATTTATGTGCTGGAAGAGGACAACATCCGAGATAATTCTAAGTATTATTATCTGACTGAACTGGCAGCTAAATGTACGGCCAAGAGATTCGTACCCGACTACATTTCTGAGAAGAAGATGTTTGAGTACAAAGGTGCTTGCTACCCCTGTATGGGATGTCGCAGCTTCCTGACTCCTGATCGAACCACCGAGAATATTTCTGGTGCCCTGAATTGGGAGAAGGGTCACAAGTATTATGGTCGCTTTAATGCCGGTGTTGTCACCATCAATCTGGTAGATGTTGCTTGTAGCTCTAAAAAAGATGTTTCTGAGTTTTGGAAAATTTTTGATGAGCGTCTTGAACTATGCCATCGAGCACTTCAGATTCGGTATAAGCGATTGATGGGTACGCCTTCTGATGTGAGTCCAATTCATTTTCAGCATGGTGCAATCGCACGTTTGAAGAAGGGCGAGAAGATTGATAAATTGCTGTTTGACGGATATGCAACCATCAGTTTAGGCTACGCAGGTCTGTATGAATGTGTAAAGTACATGACCGGTAAAAGCCATACTGATGATGAAGCAAAACCTTTTGCTCTTGAGATTATGCAACACATGAATGACAAGTGCAGCGAGTGGAAGACAGCAGAGAATATTGATTATAGTCTCTACGGCACTCCTCTGGAGTCCACCACCTACAAGTTTGCCAAGTGCCTGCAGAAGCGGTTCGGCATCATTCCAGATGTAACCGACCATGATTACATCACCAATAGCTATCATGTCGTGGTTCGTGAGCATATTGATGCATTCAAGAAGCTGAAGTTTGAGTCTGAGTTTCAGCAGTTGTCTCCCGGAGGAGCGATTTCTTATATTGAATGCCCGAACATGACCAACAACATTCCCGCTGTGATGAGTGTCATCAAATACATCTACGACACTATTATCTACGCAGAGCTGAACATCAAGTCTGATTATTGTCAGGTTTGTGGTTATGACGGCGAGATTAAGATTGTTGAAGATAACGGCAAGCTCGTTTGGGAATGCCCAAACTGTGGTAATCGTGACCAGAATAAACTGAATGTTGCACGACGTACCTGCGGTTTTATTGGGACTCAGTTTTGGAATCAGGGGCGTACTCAGGAAATTCGAGATCGAGTAGTTCATCTGAGCGATAACTAAGCAAAGGATGAAATATGGATACTACACAACAGATTTTAGAGCGAGATTGGGATAGTGGTTTTGTTAAAAAGATGCAGAATCGTATTTTGGTATCTCATTATAAATATGGTTGGATGAATCAAACATATCCAGACTTAGCTCAAGCTGTAAAGGAAATTTATCCAAGAGTCAAAAAGTATTTAGAGACAGGAAATACAGAATGGCTCATTGATGTTGCTAATTTTGCAATGATTGAATATTTGCATCCTAGTGTTGTTGGAGCGCATTTCAAAGGAACGGATAGTAAAGAGTCTCCGGGACTGACGAGTGGAATTAGCTACAAAGAACTCGAAGAGAGTATGAAATAAAATTTGAATATAAGTGGTGGGTTGGTGGGATTATTTATGAAAGAAATCATTGTTTTCTTTGTGATTGTATGGGTTATCGCCTATTACATTTTAAAAGATAACTATAAAGATTAAGGAGATACTTATGAAGAAATTTATGGCAATTTTCGTTGCATTCCTCATTGCAGTCGGTGCGGTGCTTTGTACCGAGCGGGTACATACTGGTTATGTCGGTGTTGTTTATTCCGCAAAGGGTGTTGAGCAGCAGACTATTTCTCAGGGCTGGCATTTTATGAGTCCACTGAAGCATGTGTCTGAGTTCCCGATTACTCAGCAGCGAGTGGTATTTTCTAATGCTCCGTCCGACTATGGCGTAAAGGAACACGCAGATTGGCACATTGACGCTCCTGCTAATGGCGGTACGATTGCAATCAATCTGACTGTAAACTACAATTTCCTGCCTGAGCATGTCGTTGAACTGTATACCAAGTTTGGTGGCATGGACGGCGAGAGCCTTATGGAGAGCAAGATTCAGAATGACATTATTGCTTATGTCAAGGAAGTGACTCCTCAGTTTAGTGTCATGCAGATTTACTCCGATGATCGAGCAGGTGTTAATACTGCAATCACCAACTATCTGAATGAGAAGCTGACCGCAGAGTATGGTATCAATGTTTCTTCTGCATTGATTGTTGACGCACAGCCTGACGATACACTGATGCAGAAGATTCGCGCAAAGGAACAGGCAAAGCAGGACGCAGAGATTGCAGAACTGAATAAGCAGACCGCTCTGGCTCAGGCAGAGACTGATAAGGTTAAGGCACAGACGGAAGCTGACGTTAAGATGATTGAAGCACAGGCTGAGGCTGATGCAAATAAAGTGCTTTCCGAGTCTATCACTCCTGAACTGATTCAGATGAAGGAAGCAGAAGCTCGTCTGAAGCATGGTTGGGTCACCGTTCAGGGTGCAGATACAGTCGTTACAAAGGGTGAGTAAACAACATCTATTGGATTATATTCGTGTTCAAAAAGGAGGTTTAATTATGATTATTACAGGTATGGTACATTACGAGAGCGTTTGTAAGAACGCACTGGTTAAGTGGTACAACGAGCATATGTCCAATAAAATCACTTTGGAGAACGTCTTTGTGGTTTGGAGTTGCAAGACGCTCCAGAACTATAAGGCGCTGCTGTCTACCACCGTCAGTGGTGACGGTATCTACGCCGAGTATACCTACAACGGCGATAAACAGGAGCTGTACGAGGACGTGTACAAAAAGCTGACCAACCAGTGTATCAAAGAGGAACTATAAAATGAAAATTTTTGAAAGGATGTAATTGGTATAGAAGCGTGGAAAAATTTCTTTAAGGCACTTGGTTCTTTTCTTAGAATCCTTTTGATTTTGGCGGCTACATATTTTATTTCGTGGATTACCACGATTGGTATTATCTGGCTGATTTTTAAGCTGTTAAACATCACGTTCACAGTCAAGGTCGCAACAGGTATTTGGTTGGCTCTTATTTTGCTTGAATGCTTCATTAAAGGAAATCGAGGCAAGTAAATTAACTAGCAGGGTGGGTGTGGTGGCATGAAAGGAACTATATGAATTATTGGTCGGTAGAAGTCCTGTTTTATGAAGATGGAATTCAGGCAACTAATACATATATGGTCAAAGCGCAGGATCAAAATGATGCTATGAACAAAGCACATCATCGTTTTGAAAAATCTCATCCCGGTACGAGCTGTATGGTTCAGAATGTAGAAAAGGCTGGTGGCTGAGGTGGACTTTAAATGCAAGTGTGGCAGTGAATCTTTCTTTATCCAGAACAAAGGAAATCAGATTGGATTGTATTGTTCTGTTTGTGGCAAGTGGCAAAAATGGCTCACTAAGAATGAAGTGAGACAGTTTGAGTACGAGACGAATATGTTGGACTCAAAAGGAAACAATCCTGATGATGATTTTTATGAAAAATTCGCCTTGACTCCATGGGGCTGCCTACACTGTGCTTTTAGAGATTTTGGACTAGATCTTCCTGAAATACCTGGTAAGATGGCTGATGCCATTATGGAGGATTTCTTCGAGACTATGGAAAGAGCTGATATTATTGAGAAGAAAGAGTAAAGATGATTAAGTTCTTGAAACGTCTACTCCGTTGGTTTCTTCCCGAATGCAGCCGATGTGGTGGCGTTATGCTTTACGATAACACTCATAGCTGGCATGATAAATGGCACTTTGTATGTGATACATGTGGTAGAGAAAAGTGGGGTGCATTATGAAAAAAATCACAGGAGTTCTAAAAGCAAAAGGATTTGAAGACTGTAATTTTGAATTCTATGTTGATGACAATATGACAGAAAAACAAATTGAGATGGAAGTCTACCAACGTGCTGGTTTTAGTTTGGACTGGACGGAAGAAGGTGGTTATGAACCGTATACTGTTACAATGTATCGTAAAAAGAGGGACGAGTAATGAATTACGGGCAAACACATGTATATGGCGTAAGCTTGTCGTACATCAAGGCTGATGGTAAACGTGGTTTTTCATACTATGAGGTGCCCGCCGACAGCGAGTATGAAGCAATCCAGTATGTACGCGGTCAATGGCATCGTGAGCATCTGTTTGCTACTTACGAACCAGATGTGAGCGCTCGACTTTTATATACTGATTATTGGAGTGCTTTATAAAAGTGCCGTTTTACCGTAGAATTTCATTAAAATTATAGCGTAGATACGCTAAATAACAGGAGGCAAAATGAAGAAGTGGACAGAAAAGCTGCTTGAAGCCGAAGGATATGAGATCCGAAATGCGCAAATCAAGAATATTAGCCTTAGCATGGCCGATCATGGAGTTTTGACTTCTAATTTGACGTTAGATGGTCATGGATGGGGCGTTTGCTATGGAGGATATGTTCTTGGTAAAGGATATGTAGGAGCAAAAAACTTTAAAGGTTATGCTTCTGGTATGGAAGCCATCATGAGAATCATGGATACGGTTGGCTGCAGTACGTATGAGGGTATGAAGGGGAAATATGTCCGTGTTGCAACTAAAGGTTGGGGCAGTACAGTAAAGATTATCGGCAATATTCTTGAGGATAAGTGGTTTGATTATGGATCTTTTTTTGATGATATGAAAAACGACACTTACGATGATAAGGGTACTGAGGTAAATTGATGACAGTTGAAGAAAAACTCGATTTATACCATAGACTTTTCAAAAGAATGAAAGCAAGAGCTTTATTGATGTCTACGGCAGAAAAGCGTACTTACATGAGAGCCGTTGGAACAAACGAGCTAAAATGGATTCTTAAAAAGGAACTTGAATTATCAAAGGAGGATTTAAAACATGATTAACGATCCTTTTGCAGAAGATGGTATTATCGCTTGCCAGTATTGTGGTAGCGGCGAGTACCTTTATAATGAAGACGGGAATAGAAATAGCTACTGCGGTCAGTGTGGCACTCGAATTGACTGGCCGGAAACTAAGTTGGATGACTGGAATGCCCCGATGATAAATCTTCCGAAGCCTTGTAGCACTGTCATAGCAAAATACGGAGAACGAGAAACTAGAGTGTGGTATTCAAAGCAAGGAAATTGGATGCCGGACGGTGTGCTTGATTATTTAAAAGCGCCTGATGCATGGCGGTATTTAAAGGAGAATGAACGTGAAAAAAGTGGTTCTTGAACTTTTGGTTGATGAAAACGGAGACGAAGATATCAATCCCATTAAAAGTGAGATTGAAGGCGCTCTTCAACGTTGTTATCACAATATGAAATTGGTTTCATATGAAGAAGATAAGTTCGATGTACGATGGTTTTATGCGAAAGACATAACTCCGCCTATTCCAGAGCACGGGATGTGTTCTAAAAATGTCATTGTAAAATATAAGGATGGTACAGAAAGCGTTGCGTGCATCTTTCCGAATGGAGAATGGTACGATATTGACTGTTATAAGGTTGCAGATACAATAGTGTATTGGCGATACATGACGGATGATGAGAAAAATTCCTGATTTTTGCTAAAATTATTTAACGCATTATCGCAATAAATTCTTGACAAATTTTGATAGAATTCCGCTTTTATTAGAAAGGAAAAGTATGTTTAAGACTTTCAAAAATACTGCCGTATGCGTACTTTTAGCAGCGATTATGCTAACTGGATGTTCAGATACTGATACATATGGGAATAAAACAGTTGATGAGTATAAATATTTCTACAGACTTGGAAATTCCCCAATCGTGTATGAGCGAGATACAAGGATTATGTACTACATGATATATAATGGCTATATGTCTCCTTATTATAATAAGCACGGTCAGATGTGCTACTACGTTGATGGTCAGATTATTCCTGTCGAGGAGGTGTTAATCGATGTGGATTGATTTTACGATTGCTGTCTTAGCAACTCTAATTATGATGGGTTGTTGCATCCGATGTGAGCAGCTTATCGTTGAAGTGTCCAAGGCAAGTTTTGATGACGAAAGAACACAGAAGTTCTTTTGTGGAGTTGTGAACGTTGCCATTGTCGTGTTTGCAGCATTACAGACGTTTAAGCATTGAGGTGACTTAATGGGATATTTTGAAGATTATAGCTGGTGCGAACCAGAAGCAGAGTCGCAGGCTGACCAAATTGTATCTAGCGCAATCGAGCAACTAAAAGATCTTGTTTCTGATAGCACTAAGGTTACCATGAAAGAGTATCAAGATTTAGAAGCGAGAAAACTCAAACTGCAAGATGAAGTTAATGAGCTTGAATACAAAAAACATAAGTCCGAAGAAGAACTTAAAAACCAGATTGCTCTATATAAGCGAATGGACGAACATGATTTACCAAAAGACTTTGTAAATAAAATCGTTGGTGCGTTGATTGGTGATTTCAAAATTGGAGACGATGCTTGGACGATAGAATCTAAGTATAAGAGTTCCGAGTGTCCATTATGTCATGGAAAAGGAGTTGTCTCTGCAAAAATCAATGGAAGCATAGACTGTGATATCCAATGTCCTAAATGTAACGGATATAAAATAGTCTCAAATCTTTCTTACTATGCACAAAAAAGAAAGATTGTAAGATTTGATATAAGGCTTAATTTTAATAATCTTAACCAAATGTGGGTGTCTGACGAAGATCATATTGTCTTTTATGACGGATATTATCGCAGATGTAAAAACGGCCTTTACAAAACTGAACAGGATGCTATTGACGCAGCTGCCAAGAAGAATGCAGAGGTGGTCAAATGAACTACGCAAAAATCGTTCCATGTGATATAGCGAATGGAGAAGGGGTGCGCGTCACACTTTTCGTGCAGGGTTGTACACATCATTGCCCCGGCTGTCAGAATCCTACTACATGGGACCCGAATGGTGGTCAGCCATTCACAGATGAAACGCTTGATAAAATTGTAGATTTACTTCGACCTGATTATATTCAAGGGCTTACGCTCACTGGTGGAGATCCACTGCTGCCAGAAAATAGAACTACAATCTTTCGTATCTGCAAATGTGTTTACAAAGAGTTTGGACGGAAAAAAGATATCTGGTTGTGGACGGGGTACACATATGAAGAATTGCGACAAGAATGGATGGAATCATGGGATAGCATCATTCTTGTCAACATTTTTTCATACACAACAGTTCTCGTTGATGGCCCTTTTATTGAGGCGCAAAAAGATATTTCTCTTCCATATATGGGAAGCTCAAATCAGAGGGTGATTGATATTTGGAAGAGTGCAGGAAAAGATAATCCAGTCCTTTGGTGGGCTCCAGAAGAGAAAGGAAAATAATATGGATTTAGGAAATTACGAAAAGTTCCCAGATAGCAATGTTTTTACCACTATTTATCATCCGAATATTAAGATCAATAAACTACACGATGATGCTCGTCTGCCGACTTATGGTTCTAAAAATGCTGCTTGTGCAGACCTGTACGCCTATATCGGTTTTGATGACGCAACGATTGTAAACAAGAATGGTGATCGCTGCATTATGATTCAGCCGCATGAGACCGTTAAGGTACATACTGGTCTGCGAATGGCTCCGCCGGAAGGCTGGTATGTGGCTATCTACGCCCGCAGCGGTCTGGCAACCAAGCTGGGACTTGCTCCTGCGAACAAAACAGGGATTTGTGATCAGGATTATCGTGGAGAGTATATTGTGGCACTACATAATCATTCCAATATCCCTCAAATGATTACTCATGGCGACCGCATTGCTCAGATGGCAGTTGTTCCGTTCTGGCAGGCTGATTTTGAAGAAGTTTCCGAATTGGACGAAACGGAGCGTGGAGCGGGCGGTTTTGGTTCTACTGGAAAACAGTAATGGAGAGAATTATGGGAAAAACAATTGATACATCCGAGCTTCTGTATCGGATGGGCAAGTACGCAGAAATCGATGTTGGAGAAGAAAAACATGATGCGTTTATGCATTTCATGCTTCTTTTAACTCGCACAATTGAGAAGATGCCGAATGCTGCGCTAACGCATAAGAATCCAATTGATGATGAGATTATGGAGAATCAGTACAAGCTAGTGAACGCAATCTCACTGGTAACCGGTCGCACTCGAAACGATGGCTGGTATCCCACTTGGATTGGCATGGTCATGAAGATTGTGCGTCTGAAGAGTGGAGAATCAGCTGGTTTCCTGTACATCAGAGATAATGAGGGACACGACTATCCGGGTGCAATGCATACATCTTGTGTTGTTGATTACTACATCTCAAGTGACAAGAAAAATGTTATTGTCCAGACCGAAAACACAATTTATAAGTTTGAAAAAATTGAGGAGAACTAAATTATGGCTAAGTATTTTTATGTTTATAATATCGCTGGTGTCGAGGATTCTATTGTAAAGATGTTCAACACTGATACTGGTGCAATGGGTGAGAAGAGTGTCAAAAAGGATCGCATGGATGGTTTTATTGATGGTATCAAGACGAGCGGCTTTGTTTTAAACAAGGAGCTGGCAGAGGCTGACGTTGCAGAGGCCGAAGCAAAGCGTGTTCTTGCAGAGAAGATGACCGCTTATCAGGCAGCTCGCGATGATTATCACAATAAGAGTGAGACTCTGAAGAAGGTTAAAGCAAAGTACGGTATTAAGTAAAAGGTAAATTTTACGGAGGATTTATGGAAGGAAATAAAATCGGTTTTCTGCAAGCGACAGACGGAATTTACAACGTAGATATTGGCGTAATAGTCTCAAATGGTGCTGTTGAACTTGCTTATTATAGTGATGCTCCCGATATGGAATTAAGTTCTGCAACGCTCACAAAAGAGAAGACAAAGACTTTAATTTTGTATTTGATATATGCACTTGAACAATTAGAGTAAATAGGTTTTATGGGTGGGTGGGAGGAATAAATCATATGAAACGAAACATCACAATAAATCAGACTTGCAATTGTAATGGTGATAACTGTACTCAAATTGGAATTATTCGCAATGATGAAGTATATGTCATGCAAACAAGTTCTCCGAAAAGAAAAGGCCCTGCAGAATTTACATGCAGTATGCCTGAACAAAAACCTCATTTGAAGGATTTCCTTTATAAAATTGTAGAAAAACTAAATAGTCTTATTGGATGGATTATAGATACGTTTAACGATATTTGATTAAGGTGATTGTATGAAAGCGCATCTTCGAGAAGAAAATAAAACAACTTCATTAAACCTTGGTGAAGGAACGTTATTCGCAAAGAAGAATGGCGAATATCATAAGGTCTGCGACACGGCAGAATATAATGAAACGTATACCGACGATGAAATTATCAAGGTCGCTTTATCTGAAGAAAATATGATTGTTGGATCGAACTTTTTTAATACATCGTTTGTGTTCACAGATTGAGGTGTAGATATGCACAAAACTGATAGTTTGAAAAATCCAGTAATCGTATTCCATTGTAAGAACTGTGGTTGCATAACTAAGATTCGAGTGGCTTCTTTTGAAAATCCTGATTTGGACATTCCTGAGAATAATGTGATTGCGTGCTATAGATGTAGAGCGGAAGTTGCTGGATCTGGGTTTATTTCTTGGAAAGAAGCAACTAAAACTATTTTTACCGTGGAGGTGCCCGATGGCGATTAAGATTATTCAACACAAGCAGACTCCGAAAGAATTTGCATATCACTTTAAATGCAACTGTGGTTGTGAATTTTGGTCTGATTCAGAAGGCGTTTCTGTTGCAAAGGCACTGGATGTGGATTTGTTTTATTTGACAAAATGCCCAGAATGCGGTAATCGCGTAGAGAGTAATAATGAACCGGTTCTACGAGAAGAAATTTTTGACGATTAAAATGTATGTTTTAGAAAGAGGTGAGAAAAATGGCTATTTGCAGTAAATGTCTACATAAAGAAGTATGCGCTTATAGAAAGCAAACAAGAGATAGTTGCGCCGAATCTTGCGGAGACTTTCTCGGTTGGGTTAAGGTTATGGATGAGCGTCCGATTCTTTTAAAAGACAACGTTGTAATAAGCGATTGTGGTCTGTCATTTATTGGATATTACGCTTACAATAAGCGAGATCGAGAGCACTTTTACGATGTAAATGCCCTCGAAAAAATTTATGAATGTCCATCTTACTGGCTGAAAGGACTTGATTTGCATGAGCAAGAACGAATCGCAAACAAAGAATATGAACAACGATTGGTGGCTCGCAAAGAAGCGAAGAACGTACTTCAAATTGTTTCTGATGCAAACGAAGGTTGACTTCTGTGATGCGATTTGTAGAGCGTGTGAGAGAATCGAAGGATGGTGTAAGAGGTGAAAGTTGTAGAGCTTATTAACAAACTAAACGAAATCGGATACGACGAGGATACTGAACTGACATTTGGATTCGCAGACGGTAATACTGGAGAATGGTACAAAGCTCCATTTGATGAGATCACCTATGGTATTGATTTGACCGGAGAGCCATACCATAATGATGTAATCAATATTGACATTGATGTTGATTCTGTAAAAGAATATCAAAAAGATAAAGCAGAGTGCGCTGTTATTGATATTGTAGAAGAAATGCAATATGTTTTAAATAAATATCAGCGTAAGCTTATTTTTTAAGAACTAGACTTTTATGAGGTAGATTGAATGGACGATAGATTTTCAATCGAAAAGAATCACTGGGAAATACAAAATCCAGAATGGGAAAGCTATTCTCATTTCATCTGCACTAAAGACCATTATTGGACTGGTGTACACGGTATCAGCAACTATTTTCTTCAATATAAGAATTTTAGCAGAAGTAAACCAGTCGAACGATTTTCTGTAGAATGGCCGAACTTCGTAGAGCACATGTGGTTTATCCATTGGCGTGGCCCATGGGATTATATTTTTGCTTCATATAAATTATCCGAGATCAAACGATTTTTAGAACTTGATATTGAAGCCATTAAAAAGAACCATTGGCCGGATGGCCGTTGCACTTGCTACAGTATTTATGACTACGTGACGAAAAAATGGTACTATTTTAAAATCGAAAATTTGGGAACATTTTATGGATGCACGTGGCCGTTGGGTGATGATACGTGGGAGGTGATTAGTTGTGACTAAACAAATAGGCTATTATAAATCCGACTGGTACATTATGGGCATTGATGGAAAATATAACAATGCCTGTATCTCGCATACAGAATCGCAGCTTCGATATACAGTTCCAAGGTCGCCAGAATGGACAATCAACGGATTGGGTTTTGCTTACCTTAGAGAACATGGATTTGAAGATTATCCTGAACTCTATGGTATTGTATTCTATGATATGGAGTGGTGGAGACGAAAACGCTATCCGGGTGACTTTTATGTAGAGATACCAATTTGCGATTCATGTGCGGATACCTTTCATTTAAAATGGCGTTGTAAGGAATTTCGTGTACATCAGTGGTCTAACTTGAGAAAAGAAACAAAGTGGGTGAAAGGCAGAAGTAACTACACTATTTGTGAGCTCGCCCATAAATTACCACATGAAGAGTTTATTGAGTATTTGAAAGACAACGGCATCTATATTGTAAACGAAAGTGGTGTTGAACTTGGATGGTAAAGATGTAAAGCTTTCTCTTGGCGAGAAAATCTTGTTATCAATCATTGTTATATTCGCAACTTTCTTCATTGGATATTTTGTATGGGCGATTGGCGACGGTATCTATCGTCATTATAATCCGATTGAGTGGACTGCCACTATTGAAGAACTGGAACCCGGCATCTACGGATATACATCTACTATGGTATCTAATATCCCAGCAGAAAATTATGAGATGCTTACGGTTCTTTGTGATGGTACTTATGTAAATATTAAAGGACATGTAAAAATTGTATATGATAGCAACGCTCCATATATCGAATATAAGTCAACCAATACTGTCAATGCTGACTCTGTAATAATTCATGTTCAAAAAGGACAGATTAAAAATAATGGAGTTAGTACAGTAACGAGGTGATTTTTATGGAAGAATTAGGGTTTTATAAAGGAGAATGTTAATGAAGGATTTTGACTTTTATAGAGCAAAGTATATTCGTGATGGGAAATGGCGAATTGAGTTTTTTGATAAAGACAAAAAGTACGTTGGCTCTATTTATAAAGTAGGGTCAGACGGCGTTCGTGGGTATTGCCAGTGTCTAAAAGATCTTGGCTATAAAACAATTTTATAAAACTTGGATTCTTTATAGGATGGTGATTTGATGAGACAGGACTGTATAAATATCACGTGCGATAATTGCGGTGAAGAAATAGTTGTAATGACGTACAATGGAGAACCAGACGCTTCCCAAGCAAAAGACTGGAATTTAAACGGGCTCAGTTATACGGGAATTAAACATGACTTCTGTCCTGAGTGTACTCGTAAATGGAAGGGTATGATGTGGAACTTCTGGGGCGAAAAGAAATACGACTAAAGAATCGATGGTGAATAATTATGGTGTATATGTGTACTTCGACAAACTGCCCTGTATCTGGTAGCAATAAAACTGGATTTTGTCCATTTGAAGACTGCAAAGAATTCAAGACAGGTAACTGCGGACACTGTAAATATTATGCACGACATGAATCCGTTTGTTGTAATCGTAAATCAGAATATTATGGAATAGAAATGGGAAGCGATAACGGATGTGAAGAATGGGTTCTTAATATAAAGGAGGTTCACAATGATTATTGATTGCAAATCTATTGCACAAGATATCAAAAATAAAATCAAGAATATCATCGCAGAAGCCGACTACGCTCCTGTTTTATATATTTATCAAGTAGGGGACAACCCTGCGTCCAACGCCTATATTCGCGGCAAGTTGCGTGACTGTGAAGAAGTGGGAATCGAAGCAGAACTTATCAAACTGCCGGAAGACATCACTGAAGACGAATTAAACAACAAGATACTAGAAGATTATAACTGGGAAGATGTGGACGGTATCATTGTCCAACTTCCGCTTCCAAAACATATCAATCCCGAAAATATCTACATTCCAGACGCAGTTGATGTCGATGGATTTAATTCTACATCCAAATTTCAGCCTTGCACTCCGCTGGGCGTTATGAAGATTTTTGACTCCATCGGTTACGATCTGGATGGCAAGAATGTGCTTGTGTGTGGTCAATCTGATATCGTAGGTCGTCCGTTGGTCAATATGCTGATTAAGCGGCACTGTAATGTAATCTCTGTGAATAGTACGGGTTCCGCCATGAAAGCCACTGCCATCGGATTTGGAATAGTCAATGTTATTATTTCCGCCGTTGGTAAGCGTGACTTTATTTCGACGTTTGATTTATTTGATACGGATGTTTGCATCGACGTTGGTATCAACTATGACGAGAACGGAAGGCAGCACGGCGACTGCACTGATGATGTCTATAAGATGGAAGATATCAAAGTGACTCCTCGTATCGGTGGGGTCGGCCTTATGACCCGTGCCATGCTCTTATATAATGTGTGCGTGGCTAAATATGGTGAAGAGAAGATGGAGGAGGTGATTGGATGAATGAAGTCCCAATTTGGGAAAAGACAACTCTGACAATCGAGGAAGCAGCGGCGTATTCTAATATCGGCCAATGCAAAATACGTGAACTTCTCCAAGATAGAAATTGCCCGTTTATAATGTTTGTTGGTAAAAAGCAACTTGTTAAACGAAAAGCATTTGAAAGATACATAGAACAAACATATTCCATTTGAATGTATGGCTCTGATGTGATATAATCAAATTGTCACATCGGAGCTCTTTATTTAACGTAAGGAGCTTATTATGGAAAGACGTAAAGATAATAAAGGCCGTGTTTTGAAAGAGGGTGAGTCGCAACGCAAAGATGGTCTATACCAGTATCGTTGGACAGATAAGTTTGGAAAGCGCCGCACTATTTATTCTGGCGACTTGAAAGAATTAAGAGTAAGGATTGAAAATTTAACAGAGTCTGAAATACAAGGAATCGACCCAATAGCAAACTCAATGACGGTGAAAGAGCTCGTAAAAAAATATTCCGATCTTCACAAGCCGTCTTTAAAGGAGACAACAACAAAGAATATAGACACTTTTATGAAAATACTTTCTGGGTGTACTTTTGCCAATAAAACAATCGCATCAATAACACCGACAGAAGCAAAAGTGTTCATGAAAGAACTGTATGATAAGGGGTACTGTTATGGTACAATAAATAACTATAAAGGAATACTACGACCGGCTTTTGAACTTGCCTGCGATGATAAAATTTTGTCAAGGAATCCTTTTGGCTTTCAACTGTCAAAAGTTGTGCCAAAAGAAAACAAGACAAAAACTATTCTGTCGAATGAACAATTTTCAAGCCTTGTTGATTTCTGCAAAAAAGATATCTATCTCAGTCAACACGTTGATGAACTTATAATTTTATATGAGACCGGACTTCGTGTTAGTGAGTTTTGTGGATTAACCGTAAGTGACATTGATTTAGAGCAGGGAATTGTAAATGTGAACCACCAGCTTGTATACCTTCATGGAGAGTTCTCAATCCAATCTCCAAAAACAAAAAGTGGTGTACGCATCATACCAATGTCGCGAAAAGCCAGAGAAGCATTTTCACACATTATAAGTACAAGACCACAGCTGGATGAAGAGCCGAGCGTAAGTGGATATAGTGGTTTTCTACAAGTCAGTTACAAAAACAGCCCTCGTTCAGCAGTTAGTGTTGAATCAAATGTGCGACAAGCTATACAGAGGTACAATAAGGTTAATCCGCAAGAGCAACTGCCAACCGCAATCACACCTCATACTTTAAGGCATATGTTCTGCACCAGAATGGTAGAGTCTGGAATGAACATTAAAGCCGTCCAGTATGTGATGGGGCACAGTAAAGTCAATATGACATTAGATGTTTATAGTCATGTGGATGCTGAAAAAGTAGTTGCGGAATTCCGAAAGATGATTCAGTAATTTTATGTACTTTATAAGAATGAATTGTCAACTTCCTATAAATTGGACGATTTTTACTACACCAGTTACTACACCACTTTTTCAAATCTGGTATGATATAATATAACGGAATATAAACTAGACGAGCGTGCAATAAAGAGCGGTAGAAAAGCAAGAAGAAGAAAAATAACGAATTATCGTTACGAATACAAAAACAAACAATAACTCGAGCAAAAATATGTGCAAAGTGTAAAAATTACAAAAAAATTACAAAACTCTATTGCAAAATGGTTTCAAAAGAGTTACAATATGGTTACAGCAAGGGCAAAGCCCCAAGGCTGTGTGTGAAATCTTTTTCTTCTTGTTTTTTGGGATACTGGGCGCGGGTCCTCCTCCTCCGGCTGTTCTCCTTCACAGCTATGACCCATGCGCC